ACTATTTCAAAATTTACACTTCTACTGGCCACAGTCTTGGTAAACGAGAACAAAGGTACATCTGTGCCCACAGTTCGGAATCTATATTGCTCTGTGGGAATTCCTTGGATGGTAGCAGAACCTTGGCTGCGACCAAATTCTGTGTTGTCGGCCATAGCACTGTTCAACACAGTGAGAAATTGTTCTAACCAGTTGGTATTGGTAGGGTCGTTCCAGGTTATCAACTGTTGGGCAAGATTCTTGCCATTACTGTCGACGATAGTATCAGTGGTAGATACTGAAACAAATTTTAAAAGTCCGCTGGCGGCTGCTGTGCGTTTGGCATTGTAACTGAGCATGCGAGCAATACGCAGCACACTTTCTTTGGTCTCCGCTAGTTCAATAAAGTTTTCACGGCTGGCAAGATCTATGCGGAATGCTAGGCTCTGGCCCAAGAACGCTACGGCATCTATCAATGCCATGTATTCTGATGATTCTATATAGTCGTTGAAATCTTCTGGGTAGTTTTCACGTAGGTATGTGATAATAACCCTGCGCAGATTTTCAAAGTCGTAGCTGCGGAAATCCGCGTTTTTAAAGGTCTGATATATCCTGGTCCAATCTTGATTCAGTATGAGATTGTTTTGTCTGCTAGTTGTAGTCATACCAATATTTACCCTTAAAAATAAACTGCTTAGTTAATCACACTGTTGTTTTTGTCAAAGTTCAAGGTCATACGTTCATTGATGTTAAACGGAATATACACCAAATCTGCTTGAATACGCATGCCTTGATCTGTGCTGTCTATGTTGATTTCAGTGACTGCAAATCTCGGATCATAGTTGATGATGGCTTCTACGTCCTTGGCTATGATTTCTTTGACATCAGGAGTAAATGGTTCAAACAGCATGTCCCAGATCACTGTGCCGAATTCCGGATTTTCCAGTTTTTCGCCTTTGCGAATATAAAAATGATTGATCAAATCCTGCTTGACAAGATTGATATCGTATAGCTTAAAGTTCTTATTAGCTTCAGTAGAGCTGAATCCTTTATAGGTGAACTGACCTTGATTCTGCGTTACCGTAGCAGAACGCTGCGCTGCTGTTTGTTGGTTGTATAGTCTTGTGGCCATGTTTTAGGTGTCCCTGTCAGTTTTATCTGGAGTTAATAATTGCGGTGCTCTATGTTCATGCAAGGCCCAAGGCTCATGCATGGGTATGCGTTTCATGAAGCTTTTTACAATGCCAGCTTGGTAACGCTTGTCCCAACCTGCTGTAGTGCTAGTGGCTAAATTGTCTCTGAGATCATAGGGTCTTACAAAGTCAGCAGCCTCGGCAGTTTCTGCGTTTGTAGGACCGTTAAAAAATATTTTAGTACCGTTGACTTTGACTTCTGCGCCACTACCTAAATTGATATCTGAAGTGGAGCTAATTTTAGTTTCTGCTCCGGATGCAATATCTAGATCGTTGTTGGTGGATATTTTAGTCTTGGCTCCGACTAATATATCTAGGTTAGCACCCACTGTGAGTTTAGAATCATTGTTGATTAAAAATTCCATGTCTGTGGCAATTTCTACGTGCCACTTACCCGATTCAGTTCTCATATTGATATTTCTACCTGCTTCTAGATTTATATCTCGAGCAGCACGTATGTTGAGATCTTGCTGTGTATGCACACTGATGCTGTCTTGTGCATAGACATCGATCTTACCGTTGCTGGTAAGTTCTATCCATGCTGTGCCACGAGCATTAGCAATATAGATTAGATCTTCTGAGTTGTGCATCAGGATCTGATGCCCAGTTCTTGTTCTTACTCTAAAATATTCACTAGCAGGGATCGTTGCAGATCCTGTATCACCTTTTTTCTGATTAGTAGGATCTAAAAGATCGATGTATTTCACTGGACCTTCTGCAGCAGATTTTTCTCTGTGAAATCTATCATTGCCGTCATCCATGACCAACTGTGTGCCACCTAATCTACTCACTGGCACAGTGGCCTGACTGTCTGATTTGCCTATTTGTTGTTTTTTAGCACTGGTTCTGCGATCAAGCGGACCTGGAGTAGATATACCAAACACCATGCTAGGAGCTTCTCGCCTCGGTGAACTTGTATTGAATCCCCTGACATCATCTTCTAACAAACCTTGTTCGAGAAATCTATCTGCTATAGGATGGACTACTCTGGGATATTTTTCTGGATCAATTTCCTGCGTGTCGCCATTGATGCGTTTGTTGATTTCAGCCACAGGCAAGGGCAAGGTAGTATTACCATATCTTTTTTTATCTTCAGCATCTAAACTGTTTACAGTGCTGCTAGCTATGGCTGGTACCATGTGATTGATGTTGATGCCAGGTACGCAGGCAAACCAATAACCTGCTGCAGGATCGCCATTGACAAACAATACCAACACATTAACACCAACATCCGGCGGTACAAACCACATGCCGTATGATTTCTGTGTGTCGCTGAACCCGTCAATGGTTGACTTTGATCCATCGTTGTTTCCCATGAATTCAAATGGAGTATAACCGAAAAACGGCGATGCGTATTTCACAATAAAAGTTTGACTGTCGTCACCTGATGCGTTTGACTGATCTTTCAATAAGGTAACTTCGATAGATCCCATGAAGGAAGGGTCAAGATGACTGATAACTCGGGCGATGTATATGCCCGTGGTTAACCCACCGCTTCTGCCTTCATCATCAACTGACGGTCTTGATAATTCTGCCATTAATTTTGTCCTAGATCTCGATAATATCTAAAGCCCACTCTTCGTTGGGGTTGATTAGATGTAGTGGTTGGTTGAGCGCCTGTGCTAGAGGATGCAGTGTCAGCTCCAACTGTAGAGCTAGAAGCACTGCTGTCAACCAATGATGTTTTTGGCGGTTCTTTGTCGCCTATTTCTACCGCTGGCACATCTGCTTTGTCTACCACTGATGCTTTGTCTCCGGTAATAGTTTCGTTGACTTCCGGTCCTTGTGGGCCTGGCATTCTAATACATTTCAATTTCTGTTTCCAATTTCCATCATTGAATTGATTTTCGCAGCTGACAACTCTATATATACCGCCAAAAGGGCTTTCCTTTCCTGCTATTGAAAAATCGTATAGACCAGTTAATGTGTTCACATCAGCTGGAGTTCTGAATGTCATATAGATATAGACGTTGCCGCTTTCATAGTTCATAGTGCCATCGTCTGTTATCTGTGCTGTGGGCGAAGCGGCTCCTACAAAATAGTTACTCATTCCCGAATCTATCAACCAATAAGGATCACCAAGTATTTCAAGATTTACCGTGACCATGTCAGCACTGCTGCCACTGATAAACGCTTCTTGAAAATTCTCTGCAACGTTTTGTTCAACAGTTTTGTATTCAGAACCGCCTTTGAATCCTTTCAATAGTCTAGGATCACGTTTTGGTCTAGCTCTACCGGTTTGTGCAGACTGCACTTCCGCAGCTTGTCCTTTACCTGTTTTAGTAGAAGAATTCTTTGTTTCAGCTGCGTTTTGATCTTGTGTGGAAGTTTTAGCGGCATCAGCTTCTGGTTTAGGATTTGCTCCTGCATAGAATAAATTATTGATGTCAATACTGAAACTAAGAATATCTACATTTTGTCCGGTGTAGATGTATTGGTATTCTTTGACTACATCTTTCATTAGTTCCGCATAACCCACCGGTGCGGATGTGGCGTTGGCAAATATGCTTTGATGCACTAGATATGGCACTACCCTGTAAGTGATCTTTTTTGCATAATCGCCTGTGATAACATCAAATTTCAACAGCTCTATTTGCACATCTAGTTTAAACCACTTGATAAATCCCTGCGGTGTTAGAAATTTAGGTTCTAAGGCTTCGGTGGCATATTCCGAACTGAGGATCACTTGATTAATAATTGCTGTCAATGACTGACTCTGTCCAAATTGAAAGGCTCGAGTTTTTGGATCTATGGTCATGCCTTCTCTTTTTAACACACCTGTTTTTTCATCGTATTGATCACCAGCTCGCTTGAAAACTGCACGACCGCCAGAACTTTGATCAAATCCCAAACTTGCAGAGGCTATGTTGTTCTGATCCAGTAGCTGAGGATCTGTTTTAATCATAGAGCTTTGCACTGCTGATTTAGTAGAGGCTCCTTCGGATGGATTTACCGTTGCCTTTTTAACTTCTGATTGATTGCCTGCTGAACTTTGCCAGTCACTGGACAGTATAGGAAACTGGATGACATATTCATCTTTTTCGGTGATCTTTCCTTCGGCCTTTAATTTGTCTTCATTCTTGTTGAGATATGCTACAAGACTGCCCTCGCTGCCCGACAACAAATCAAATACATGACCTTTGCCGCTGGCAAATATTTTTACATCACTATAAGTGGTGTTGATAGCATCAGAAAATCCTTGATGATTATATGGAATTGCTTCTACTTTATATACACTACCGCCTTCATTGACTGTAAACTTAGTAGACGACAGTTTCATTACAAAATACTTGGGTTTTATCTGAGACAAATTTTGTCCTAGTTCATTAAATCCCTGAATATCCATCCGCAATACAAATGGTGCGTTGTCTAGGTAACTAAGATATCCTGCTTTTACTGCGGCATTCTGCATGCTTTGTAACAACAGTCCCATAGAATGCGGTTCAATTATATCAAATGAAAATTTAACAGCATTGCTGTTGCCTGTGGCTTCATTGGCTCCTATCACTGTCTGCATTACAAAGTTGTTGATGTAGTATTCCGGACTGCCAAAAAATGTCGCCACTCTGTCTGCGTCGAATCGTCCTGCAGATGAAAACACTAAATTTTTCAATGCTGACGGATTATCTCTATAAGTTTTAGGATCGTTAAACTGCTGCGGAGTCAAACATGCCAATGTCCACAACACATTATTACTGGCAAACACTTCCATGGGATTACGAACTAATGCAGGTAGATTTTTCTTAGCCGATGCAGCTGTGGTGTTTGTTTTTGTTTCCTGATTAGATTTACCATTTTCCAGCATGTCAGAGGCTCGTGCTGGAACTTCAAGGGTCGTTCTCACAGCATTGCCTATGGCAAGATTGCTGTTGGTAAATTCTGCAATAGCCCGGGTGCCGTCTGGTTTAAACTGTTCTATAGCGTTGGCTAAAAATCTAGCGACCATTTATACTCCTAGAAACTTTGCAAGGTTTGTTTTTTTTGGCAAGTATATCACAGTTCCTGGCTCAAAATCGTATATAGGGTCTTTGATAACGCTCATGTTTCTTTGTACAAACACCCACCATAGTTTGGCATTGCCATATACGTCATAGGCCAAAAGGTCGGGTCGATGCCTGTATTGGTTTTCAATCACATATCGAAAATCATCTGCTTCGGCTGGCACTGGTCTAATCTCTAAGAGATCGAGATAAAAATTATTCTGCCTAGTATCAGACCAGGGACTGGTTTTAGAGTATTTTGCCATTAGATATATCCTACTTGGCCTTCACCGGACATTTTGCCTCTAGCATAGTCTTGTAAGCTAAATTTTCTCAGTCCTTGTCTGCTGTATACAGGCGCTACTTGCACTGTTATTGTGCTCAACACAGGCACCCAAGTGTATTTGCCGTTCTGAAAAGGATCACATTTGATGTAGTTTACATCGTCTTTGAAATCCACTGAGAATGATTTTATAATCACAGGAACCTTGTCAAACACATGACTACCGTAACCTGTGAGATTACAAATAATAGGAGGATTACCTGCAAGATCACCTTGCCCAAAAAACATCTTGGTAGCTGTCTTAAAAAATGTAGTTGCTGCTATCCAGTAGGCGCCGTCTGTGGCAGTTTCACAACTGAACTCACCGCTGATTGATATATCATCAACCACACTGTTTTTGTAACTGTATTGAGAATAGTTGGCATGAGTTATAGGTATAGTATTGTATTCTGCCTTGGTGCTGACAGTGATGTTAGGCATGTATGGCCATACCACACCGCCAGTTTGTTTGAGAACTCCGAATAACGGACTATTAAAAGTATTCCATTCACAATTTATACGCACTCGCCAATCATCCTTGGATCCTGCTTTCAACTGTATAGCCTGCCCTTGTGGTGCAAACACTTCTGCCCCTTTGGGTATGTTGATGCCTCGCTTGAGACTAAGTATATTGTTGAGCATGCCTGCTGCTCCACTGATTTCGCCGGCAGCTTTCATTAATCCGCCTGCAAGATTGCCACCAGTGAGTTTGTTAATTGTTCCGGAGATATCTGCTGCTATGTTACTCGTCGAACCTGCAACTGTTCTTAGCTTATCAACTGCACCTCCCACAGCACTTTGTATGGTATTGTTACCACCCATAGCACTGGCTCCGAAGTTTTTTGCACCTCCTGCTAACTGGTTTAATCCTGATTTAAATCCGCCAGATAGATCAGAAACCTTGTCGTCAAGTTTGAGTTTGTCCATGACAGAAGTAGCGTCTGGCAGGGCAGCTTGCCCTTCGTTAGTGGCTTGGCTGATGTTTTCCGAAATACCTGCTACCAGTTGTGAAAACGGAGCCACAGGATTACTGCCGGGTCCCGAAGATGGTGCTTTATCGCCGCCGAATCCAAATGCCGCTGTTAATTTTTCATTAAGTGCGCGATTGTTGGACACTTGTGCAGCGGTGATGCTATCAGGCTTGCCGCTCTTCGCATTTATGCTAGCGGCTTCTTCTTCCGGCGTGTTGGGATAAGTCTTACGAGCCATTTTGAGCAGATTTCCTTGTCATATAGACTATTTATTATGATAAAAATGTGCTATTATATAACATATAACGGAGAATTCTAACTAATGATTGTGCCTAAAATTAAGTATCTAACCAACAAAGATTTACTAAGAGAAATACACCTAAGCAAGAATACCTACTGTAGTTTCACAGACCCTGCATACGAAGAATACGATTTAATTGTCACAACATTAGACAAACTGAACATACGCACTATCGCAGAAGCCAAAAGAAATAGAGCATCTAAAATGGCCAAGGCTGCACACGAAGCAGCTGTATACGCAGCTGGTAAAAAAATGCCAGCTAAAGAGTTTGAAGTTGATTATCGCAAAGTGCAGAAACAAGATCTAGTTTTTCGTGTGATGACCTTTACACACATACCGTTAGCGCCGGGCCGTAAGAAAACTCTTAAAAACACTGCTGACAGTCATGACAAAGTAAACTTTCCGCCTTTCCAGCATTGGAAATATGATGACAACGATAACTTGATCTGTGTGGGCAAAAGTCATTGGAAAGGAGATCTTGATCATGGAGAGTTTTCAAAAGATCACGGACAAATGACCAACGACCTAGCTCGCATGTTTATCAAGCTCTGTGAGAGATATGCCACCAGAGGCAACGTCAGAGGCTACACATACAATGACGAAATGAAAGGTCAAGCTATTCTTCAACTAACTCAAATAGGACTCCAATTCGATGAAAGTAAATCTGATAATCCTTTTGCTTACTATACTGCTGCTGTCACTAATTCATTCGTTAGAATTATCAACCTGGAGAAGCGCAATCAAAACATTCGAGACGACATTCTCGAAATGAATGGTATGAATCCTTCATGGACACGTCAAAACAGCTCCAATGGTGGTAAGAACGCTCCCGGACCAGTCACTGTCACAGATAGTTTAGATTGAGTTTGACCTTACATTTATATTCTGTTATAATTAATCTATGAATCTCTTTAAGAAAGTTGCATGCTTCACTGACATACACTTTGGATTAAAATCCGGAAGTCGTACACATAATCAAGACTGCGAAGATTTTGTGTCTTGGTTTTGTGACACAGCTCGAGCACAAGGCTGCGAAACAGCTATATTTCTAGGTGACTGGCATCATAATCGCAGTACCACTGATGTTAGCACTATGAATTATACTGTGAGCAACTTGGAAAAACTCAGTCAGAGTTTTGAAAAAGTCTATTTCATTCTAGGCAATCACGATTTATTCTACAAAGACAAGCGTGAAATCAACTCTGTAGAGTTTATGAGATTGTTTCCTAACATTGTGCCCATACGTGAGTTATACACAGAAGGGGATGTCACTATCATGCCTTGGCTGATAGGTGATGAATGGACCACTGTAAAACAACTGAAAAGCAGATACATTTTTGGACATCTTGAGCTGCCGCACTTTTATATGAATGCCATGGTGCAGATGCCTGATCACGGTCAGTTGCAGACTGGACACTTTCAGAATCAAGAATTAGTGTTTACTGGACACTTTCACAAGCGGCAACAAAAAGGCAATGTGGTTTATATAGGCAATGCTTTCCCGCACAACTATGCAGACGCAGGTGATGACGATCGTGGTATGATGATCATGGATTGGGGTGGCAAACCCGAATATCATTCTTGGCCCGATCAGCCCATATACAGAACCTACAAGCTGAGTCAGATCATCGATAGGCCTGATGAGCTGCTGCGTGAAAAGATGCATTGTCGTGTGACCATTGACTTGCCTATCACATTCGAAGAAGCAAACTTTATCAAAGAACAATTCATGCCGCAGTATAAACTGCGTGAGTTAATGCTAATTCCAGAAAAAGTAGAAGTAGAAAGTGCTGTTAATCCCATAGACATCACATTTGAATCTGTGGACACTATTGTAATGAATCAAATCAATAACATAGACAGTGATACCTATGACAAAAAATTACTGTTGGATATCTATAACGAACTATGATTAAAATCAACAATCTCACAGTGCGCAACTTCATGAGCGTGGGTAATCAGACCCAGGCCATTGATTTTGACAAAGGTCAGCTTACCTTGGTGCTAGGTGAAAATATGGACCTAGGCGGTGACGACAGCGGTGCTAGAAATGGCACAGGCAAGACTACTATTATCAACGGATTAAGTTATGCCATCTACGGACAGGCGCTGACTAATATCAAACGTGATAATCTTATCAACAAGATCAACAGCAAAGGAATGCTGTGTACAGTGACTTTTGAAAAAGATGGAGTCAAGTATCATATCGAGCGAGGTCGCAAGCCTAATTTACTGAGATTCAGTATAAATGATCAAGAACAAGAGCTCAGCGATCTTGACGAAAGTCAAGGCGACAGCAGAGAAACACAAAAGGCCATTGAAGAAGTGTTTGGCATGAAACATGAGATGTTCAAACATCTCATTGCATTAAACACCTACACAGAACCTTTTTTGAGCATGAAAGCTGCAGATCAACGTGCTATTATTGAACAGTTGTTGGGAATTACCATACTGTCAGAAAAGGCAGAAGCACTTAAAGATGCAATTAGAATCAGCAAAGACAGCATTGCAACAGAAAACACAAGAATAGAAACTGTCAAAGCCAGCAACGAAAGAATACAACAAAGCATAGAGTCGTTGATACGCAAACAACGCATGTGGGAAGAACAAAAAGAAACTGCTCTGACTAATTTACTCAAAAGCATTGATCGGCTCAGCGACATTGACATTGATCAAGAAATCGTCAATCAGCGAGCATTAGCAGATTGGAATACAAATAAAAAGGAACACGAGAGTCTAGCATCACTGAGTGCTAAACAAACTTCAGCTTTGGAAAAAGAACAGCGTATTCTAGACAAACTAGAACGAGAATTAGTCAGTCTAACAGAACACAAATGTCATACCTGCGGCCAAGAGCTACACGACGCCAAACATAATGAAATTATGTCTGCTAAGTCTGCACAGATTGAAGAAAGCCGTGGCGCTATCAACGAACATCTCGAAGAGCTCAGTGTGATCACTGAAGCAATATCGCTGCTGGGCGAACTAGGTGCGTGTCCTTCAGTGACCTACGATAGTTTAGAAGCAGCATTGAACCATAAAAATACCCTAGACAGCCTAGAGCGTGACATTACTATCAAGACTGCAGAAGAAAATCCCTATGACGATCAGATTGTTGAACTCAAAGAAACAGCTGTGCAGGAAATAGATTGGAACGGACTCAACGAACTAGTGCGTGTTAAAGATCATCAAGAGTTCTTGCACAAGTTATTGACCAACAAAGATAGTTTTGTTCGCAAACGAATAATAGATCAGAATCTTGCGTTCTTGAATCAACGTTTGACATATTATTTGGACAAGATCGGATTGCCTCACACTGTGGAGTTTCAGAATGATTTAACTGTGGTTATCACACAGCTAGGACAAGATCTAGATTTTGACAATCTAAGCCGTGGAGAACGTAACAGATTGATCTTATCTTTGTCGTGGGCGTTCCGTGATGTGTGGGAAAACCTATACACCAGTATTAATTTGTTGTTTATCGACGAACTTGTAGATTCGGGCATGGATGCTAGTGGTGTTGAATCCAGTATTGCTGTGTTGAAACGCATGACTCGTGAGCGTGACAAGAATGTGTTCTTGATTTCACATAGAGATGATTTGACCAGTCGTGTTAATCACGTGCTGAAAGTGATCAAAGAAAATGGATTCACTAGTTATAGCAATGACATAGAGATTATGGCATGAGTTCGGACGCACACGATCGTATGATCCATGCCTTTCAAGAATACTTTAAATGGCAGGATCGATTTCATCACAAAAAATCCAACGAAGCAGGTATCAAAGCAAGATCATGGCTATCAGAAATACGCACACAGGCATCAATCATAAGAGTAGAAATACAAGATAAACGAAAGGCACAGCGAGAATCCAGAAAAGGCATGAGAGGCAAGAAGCTTTAACTAATTAAAGAGTGCAATGGACGTTTCAAAATCAAATAATAGACGAAATACCAGAAGGCTATATTGGCTTTGTTTATATAATCACGAATAAAACCACCGGACAGAAGTACATAGGCAAGAAATTAGCACAATTCAAACGTACCAAACCCCCACTCAAAGGCAAAAAACTCAAAAGAAGAAGTGTAGTAGAAAGCGATTGGCGCGAATACTATGGTTCATCTGATAGGTTAAACGCAGACGTCCAAACATTAGGTCCGGAAAATTTCACAAGAGAAATACTTTACCTTTGCAAGTCCAAGGCAGAACTATCATATTTAGAAGCAAGAGAGCAGTTTGAACGCAGAGTTTTAGAAACTGATGACTATTATAATGGTATTATAAATGTCAGAGTTGGCGGATCAAACATACTTAGACAGCGTCTACTAGAACAATCTCAGGCAAAATAAAGCGGTTTTTTGGCTAGCGCAGGCTCAATTTCGTGCGCTCTAAACCTGGTCTACGTGTACACAGGGATGGAAAACCTTGCCGCAAAGGTGCTTAACCACTACCCGAAAGGATGACGATCGCTACCAAGACCTGCGATTTGGTTATTTGAAAAGAAAAACAAGGCAAAAAGAGGGGAAATAAGCCCCACGTTTGCAAACATGTTAGCGTATGTTTGTAAGCCGCCGTCATATAAAGACGCAGCTCGAGGTACCGGATGACCGCCTCTGTAATGCTGTAACGCTAGAGTGTACTGTGCAACTCGCATAATGCTCTTATCTTTGCCCGGCCTGGGCAAAGTGTGACTGAACAATCTGCATAATACTTGAATTGCTTCGCAATTACAATGTCAATAATTATTAAAAAGAAGACAATCGCGTTGAGCGACAAGCGAAAACGCAAACGAGCGCAAGCTCGTTTTTAATAAATAAAGTTATACCTTTTAGGAATGCCTTGATATGAGAATTAATGAACTATTAACCGAATCAGAAACCCAACATCTTGAAGAAGGACCTATTTTAAATAAGATCGGTTCAGTTGTAGGTAATGCTGCCCGTGGTGTAGCTAACACTGTAGGAGCTGTAGCAGGTGGGGTAGCAGGTGCTGGTCGTGCTATGAAGAAAGGATATCAAGCTGGCAAAGCATTTGTAGGCGATGATCCTGATCCTAATAAAGGACAGCCTGGGTATGATGCAGGTGGAGCGCCAACAGCACCAAGTGGCGGAACTCCTTCAGCAAAAGATATCAATGCGCAAGGTCCTACAGGTACAGCACCTGCTGTGGCACAAACAGGAGCAGCTGGCGCTGCGTTAGCTAAAACAACCGCAGCAGTAGACAAACAGACTACTGCCAAAGCAGGACAAACAGTCTACGCACAAGTAAAAGCCAACGTAGACAAGTTAGATAAGAAAGGCAAGCAGAGAATTTTACAGTTGTTGCAGAAATCGATGGCAACACCTGATCCTAAACCAGCTGTAGGAGCAGCACCGGCAGCGACAACTCCCCCAGCAGCGGGAGCCGCAGCAGCACCAGCTGCTGAACCAACAACGGCAGCAGCGGCAGATGCGGGAGCCGCAGCAGCACCAGCTAACACCATGGCCAATGCACCAGTTAGTGCCACAAACACCGCGGCTGCAGATAATCCCAATCAACCTCAAACCAAGAAAAGAGGCGGCAGAGTAGCGGGTCAAGTAAGTCAAACACCAAATGCTATACGTAAACGTGAAAAACGTCAAGCGGCAGCTGCTGCTAGTTCCACCGGCAACAAAGTGATGGCTAATATGGCTAATCAATTATCTCAACAAAATGCCAGCAAGATTAATCATGGAAATACACTGTCAGAAGCTTTGGCTCAACGAGTGGAAATGCACAAGCAAAAAATGTTTGAAACCGGATTATCACAAGGCACGATCAGCGTATTTAGAAAATGAAAATACGTGACATTGTGGTTGAAGTTGGACCAGTGGCCTACGAAAAAGGCAAGTCTAAGATGGACAAAGTGTTAAGTCCTAGTAAATGGCTTGATGGCACCAACGCTAAACTACAGTATGACAAAGGTGCAGACAAGATGGACAAGCTATTAACTCCGTCTAGATGGTTTGAACCATCCGGCACTGAAAAATCTAAAACCAAATCCAATGCAGCTCCCGCTGACACTACAGAACTTAAGACCCTGATTGATCAAGCCATGTCCGGCAAGTCGTTGGACACAGCAAGTCTACAAAAATTAAGAACTTACCGTGGAGATATCAGTGATAAAGAATTAGGTGCTACCGTTGACAAAGTGCTGCGAGGCAGACCTCTTGATAGTCAAGACTTGTTTGCTCTAAAGTCTTATAGAAACACGCTCTAAAAGAAAGGTAGTCCTGTTTTTCTTGTAGTTTCGAGATTTTCTTTAACAATCTCTGCAATTATTTCTCGCTCGTCCCAGCTCATGTGCATAACTTCAGCAAAACTGAGTCCACGCATGTACCAACACAGTTTCATGCATTCTTTTTTGAGATCCTTGCCTTCTTTATCTAAGCGATCAGATTCCCGTAAAATCTCCGGCAAGGATAACGTTAAGATTTTACGGCGAAAAAATTTGCCTGATCCATTGTAATAGGCAAGCTAAATGACTTATTACATTCTCCACAGGTAACGTTTTGTGCTTCAAACTGAATGTTGTCTTTCATCTGTATCACATGGTTCTGTATTTTTTCAAATACATCTTTGGCACAGTTTGCAATAAACTCTTTGATCATAGCTTGATCAGTAACAGTGCCTTCTGGTGCATCTATGGCAGTGATACAGTCTGCAATGATATCCACTGTGAGTTCTGTGAGCTTGATAAAACTAGCGCCAAATCTTTCTAGTTTGACTTCGTCTGTGAGGGTGTCATCATTGATGATCTGGAATATTCTCTGCTGCTCCATGGTTTGGATTGCAGTTTTTGTGACTTCTTTGTAGGTATACGGACGCACATGCACTGTTAGTTGATCTATTGGTATGTCTTTTTCGTATTGGAAATTGTTGAACACACCAAACCAAGCAGTGAGATCGATGTCGTAGCTGTTTTCAGCTTCACAATGAGGACAGTTACACCCCACTTCCATCTTGTCTCCGTAGGTAGCAATGCGTATGGCTATCAGAGCAAAGTCTAGATCTATGTTTGGCATAGCCCAGGGATTGGTTATCGCTGGAATACAGCTCTTGATCAATTCCACAGTGCTTTGTCCGCTTAACAAGGCATCCGGAGTTTTAAACAGTAGTTCATCTTTGGCAGTCATTGCATAAACAGGATATTCTCCGTTGGCACTGACATCCAAACTGCCAGGTGGATAGAACTCGCCCTTGCTTGGTAGTTTGACATAGATCTTTGGCTGTCTATAAAAGCTGGCCAGCGGGTTCTTTTTTGGCTGACTGTAATTAGGAATTTGGTCCATTTTATCTCCGGTAAATATATAATACGCAAGTGTATTTATATGCGCATTTATCCAGGAAAAAATAAGCCATGGCAGTAATGATCGACATCCCAGGAATTGGCCAAGTTGAAGCTCAAAATGCAGCTTCCGAAGCCACGCTCAAGGCCATACTTGCTGTAATGAGTAGCGGTGGTGGCCGTGGTGGCGCAGCAGGTGGTGGCGCAGCAGGTGGTGGCGCAGCAGGTAGTAGAGCAGGTGGCGGCGGAGCAGGTGGCGGCGGAGCAGGAGGTGGCGGTGCGTTAGGACTTGCTTCTGCTGCGGTCAGTAAATCTTTTAAAGGTGTAGGATTCATGGCCGGTATGGCTGTGGTTGGCATAGGCAAACTTAAAGATACTGCTATACAGACAGCTGGCGCCTATGTAAAATTTAGTGATACTGTGACAGGAGCAGTAGAATCATTGTCAAGATTGGACGGAAGTGCTACTGGTGCAGCACAAATGTTCAGCAGTATTCCGATATTCGGCAAGCTGTTTAGTGCAGTAGCAGGTGCAGCTGATGACGTAACTAAATCGTTTGTAGCTGTGTCACAGACCGGTGCTACATTTGGAGGCAGTATTAGTAATTTTGCCACAGCTGCTTCTCAAGCAGGTATGTCTATGGCAGAGTTTGGATCTATGATTCAGAAGAACAGTAATGCTATGACTGCTTTTGGAACCACTACAGAAGGTGGTGCAAGTAATTTTGCTCGAGTGTCAAAACAACTACGTAGTACCAGCAGTGAATTATATGCGTTGGGATTCAGCACACAAGATATCAATCAAGGATTAGCTAGTTACGGTGCATTGATGAAGGCTCAAGGTCTGCAAGGTAAGAAGTCCAATGCAGAATTGGCACAAGGTGCAAAAAGTTATCTTAAAGAGATGGATCTATTAGCAAAAGTCACTGGACAATCAAGAGCCGATATAGAAAAATCAAGAGAAGCGATGGCTAAAGATGCACAGTTTCAAGCATCTATGCAAGGGTTAGGTGAAGGTGTAAGAAACAGTTTCATGTCGGTAACTGATGGATTGCAAGATACTGGACTGAAAAATTTTGCCAAAGACATCATGGCCACTGGCACAGCAACCACAGAAGAAAATCAAAAGCTCATGGCAATGATGCCTCAAAGCGCAGCTATGCTGCAGAGAATGAATCAAAAGATGCAGCGTGGCGAGGCAGTGACCTTGGAAGAACGCAACGCTCTTAACAACATGATGAAGTCTGAAGGTGGAAAAAATCTTCAAAATATCAAATCTGCAGCAGCAGCCAATTCTGAGCTAGCAGGATTGACAAATTCTTTAGCTGCTACTCAGTCTCTAAACAAAGATTCTCTACTAGAAGCCACAGAAGAACAGAAAAAAGCAGCTGCTGAAACAGACAAGATGAATCAAAAGATGCAGCAGTTCCAGGCTGCAATCGCAGAAGTAGGTAACAAATTCAAGATGCTGTTGGCTAACAGTGGCATATTAGACTACCTAATCAGTGCGTTTGGCACAGTGGCTAATCTCGCAGAAAAATATTTGGTACCTGCTTTTAACCTTGTAGTGTCGGTGGCCATGAAGATATGGGAAGGCATGAGTCTATTGTTGGCTCCTGTGATAGATTACCTCAGTGAAAAATTTGGTGCTTCGGGGTTAGGCGGTACAGTCGAATTCATTGACGGTATTATGAATGCTGTGTTTCCGGTTCTAGGCGGTTTAGTTAGGGGAGCTATATTGGCCTTTGACGGATTGTATAATGGCGTGATGCAGATCATTCAACCTTTGAAAGAATTAATGAGCAACATATTTGGAGTTTCAGAAAGCACAGGAGGGTTCGGTGAGATATTAATTAAAGTAGGTGCATTTGTAGGAGAAGCGTTCCAAGTGCTAGGTACGGCTGTAGGAGTGCTAATTAAAGTGTTCGATTTTATGTTCACTCCAATTATCAAAGCAGTGGTAGCTATACTTGGTGGTATGTGGACGGTTGTCAAGGACGTGATTAATGGCTTGGCAAAATTTATGGATATTATTCAAGATGTGGGATCATTCTTTGATGATTTAATGGATCAAATTTTATTTGCTATAGGAAAATTAACTAAAGGCCTAGCAGGTATCAGTGAAAAAGAATATGCCGAACGTAAAGAACAATCCGATCAGCGTAAAAAAGATCGAGCTGAAGAAAGAGCATTGCGTAAAACCAACAATGACGAACTGACTAAAGCACAGATAACCGGTTTGAAAAAAGACGAAGCTCAATTTAAAGAAAAGAAACTTACCCATGATAGACTCACAACTGGAGCAAAAAAAGAAGCAGAAGCCAAAGAAGCTGCGGTAAAGGCTCAAGAAAAATTATTAGACTACAGTGCAGGACCAGAAGAACTGTTGAAACAGTTCAGCGGTAAGCAAGGCGGCTCTGTAGAAATTGGAATTAAAAAACAGGAAATTGGCAAAGAAAAAGATGCTGCTAACAAAGAACTAACAGAAGCCAAAACCACAGCTGAAAAGAAAGCAGCTATTGAAAAAGTTGAAGCAGCCGAAAAGAAATTAGAAGCACTTACTAAAGCAGAAAAGGCTCAAAAAGAAGCAGAAAAACAACAAATAATTAAAGATTTTGAAAAGTCTGGCAACGAAAAAGCCGATGCAGAAGCTAAGGAAAAAGCGGCAGTCCCAGCACCAGCTAAACCTCAACCTACCACAGCTCCTACAGATAAACCAGCGGTCCCAGCATCAGCTAAACCTCAACCTACCACACAAACTGACGCAGGCAAAAAAGCTCTTGAAGCAGATGCCGAAAAGAAAAAACAAGAAGCAGATGCCAAAGCCAAAACAGATGCAGAAGCCAAAGCTAAAGAAGAAGCGGCAGCTAAAGAAAAACAAGAACAAGATAAAAAATCTCAAGAATCACCTTCTACACTGCTCGCGGAGTTAAATACTAAGATGGCACAATTAATAAAACTGCAGGCGCAGACCACTACAAACACTTATGAAAATGTAATGGCTACAAAAGGCCTTAACAAGAATCTATACAAAGCATGAGCTGGAAAAAATACTTTACCCCTGTTAACATAGATAACACCAGCGGCTCTATGAGTCCAATCAGTGGTCGCGGCCGTCCAGGTCCTGCTCGTGCTAATTATTCCAGCTATCTACCAGATGTTTACGCAGGTAGTCCCAATCGTGTAGAACGATACATGCAGTATGATACCATGGACATGGACTCGGAAGTCAATGCTGCTTTGGACATACTCACAGAATTCTGTACACAAAAAGACAAAGAAAACGCCACACCGTTTCATACATTTTTCCGTGGTGAGCCCACTGCCACTGAAGTCAAGATACTCAAAGACAGCCTACAGAAGTGGTGCAAACAGAACAGCTTTGAAACCAGAATCTTCCGCATACTACGCAACGCATTCAAATACGGAGACTGCTTTTTTATTCGTGATCCAGAAACCAAAAAATGGTTGTTTGTGGATGCTTCTAAAGTCACTAAGATAATTGTTAACGAATCAGAAGGCAAGATTCCCGAGCAGTATGTGATCCGTGATATCAACTTCAACTTCAAAGAATTCATAGCTACCACACCACAAAATACCACAAACACAGCTCCAAGTGGTACTAGTTCATATCAGACAGGTGGTGGTTTTGCCCGCGGCTTTGCAGGTGATGCAGCACGTTCAGTAGGCACAAGATTCAGTAATCAGACCAATGAAATAACAGTGGATGCCAAACATGTTATTCATATTTCATTGTCAGAAGGACTAGATAATAACTATCCTTTTGGTAATAGTCTATTAGAATCAGTGTTCAAAGTCTACAAGCAGAAAGAATTGCTTGAAGATGCTATTATTATCTATCGTATACAACGTGCTCCAGAAAGACGAATTTTCTATGTAGACGTTGGAAATATGCCGGCACACATGGCTATGAGCTTTGTTGAACGTGTTAAAAATGAAATTCAACAACGACGTATTCCTTCATCAACGGGTGGCGGAGCAAATGTCATAGACGCTAGTTATAATCCACTAAGTGTAAACGAAGACTACTTCTTCCCACAGACCGCCGAAGGTCGTGGATCAAAAGTAGAAACATTGCCTGGAGGTACAAATCTTGGCGAAATTACAGATTTACGTTATTTTACTAACAAACTGTTTAGGGCTCTTCGCATCCCTGCTAGCTATTTGCCCACAGCTATCGACGAGCAAGCCAACACTGTATCAGACGGCAAAGTAGGCACAGCTTACATACAAGAATTGAGATTTAACGAATACTGCAAACGTCTACAGAGTATTATAGTAGAAACATTTGATCTTGAATTCAAGCTGTGGCTTAATGATCAAGGTGTAAACATTGATAGTGGACTGTTTGAACTTAAATTCAATCAGCCGCAGAATTTTGCTGCTTATCGTCAAAGTGAATTAGACACAGCTAGAGCAGCTACATTTTCACAGGTGGTACAGATTCCGCATCTCAGCAAGCGTTTTGCCATGAAACGATTCTTAGGCATGACTGAAGATGAGATCAAAGAAAATGAAAAACTGTGGCGTGAGGAAAACGGTTCTAATATCAAAGCACCTGCCGATGCACAGAGTCAGTTGAGAGGCATAGGTGTAACACCAGGAGGCATGGCTGCAGATGTTGGAACTCAAGAAGCAGAAGCACCTTTAGATATGGCAGCTGCCGCAGAGCCAGGCGCAGATGCCGGGGCAGAAGCAGCACCAGAAGCACCAGTTCAGTAATAAATACATTATGCTTCTTAACGAATTCTTTTATTTCAACGAAAAAAACAACGACTTTGCTCAAGATCGTAGATATGAATCCAGCAGAGATCGCAGCATCATTGACAAAAAAGACACCAGAAAGATACGTCTTACGCTGCGACAAATCAATCAACTGAGGCTTCAAAGCGAAGCACATCAATTAGAATCACAATCTGAACTGGACTTTATAAGACAAATGTATGGAACTCCAGTTGGCGAAGAAGCAGCATCTGCACAATAACCCCGCGTTTGTTATAGGCAACGGCACCAGTCGACAGTGCTTGAACCTGCGATCTCTAATAAACAAAGGTGTGACCTACGGCTGTAATGCACAGTATCGTGAGTTTGAACCTCACTATTTAATAGCTGTAGATGTGAAAATGGTCAACGAAATCATCGAGTCTGGCTATAACAAAAAACATCAAGTTTGGACTAATCCCAATAAAGGCATACAAACCAAACATGGTGTAAATTTTTTCAGTCCGCACAAAGGCTGGAGTTCAGGACCCACAGCACTATGGTTTGCAGCCACCCAAGAACATAAAAGCATCTACATTTTTGGATTTGACTATCAAGGGCTGAACGGTAAATTCAACAACATTTACGCAGACACATTCAACTATAAAAAATCAACAGATGCAGCAACTTATCATGGCAATTGGCTGAGTCAAACTGAAAAAGTAATCAAAGAATTCCGTCACACACATTTTTTTAGAGTCATAGAACCTGGAGCATTTATACCGGACAGACTAGGACCTGCTCTGACCAATCTCAGTCATATCACCTACGATGAATTTAGTAGAAGTTTTCCTGATACTATATATTCAGATCAAATCAATCAAAAAACTACCATTTAACACCGGTTTGTAATCTTCGTGTTAAATAAACAACAGCCCATACCATTTGAGGAGAATACCATGGCCGACAATAAATTACTACAACAGATGCTTGAGCATTTGGTCAATGATGATCAAGTTAAAGCAGAAGAACTGTTCCACGAATATGTGGTAACAAAATCTCGTGAAATCTATGAATCTTTAATTGACAGCGAAATTGCTGAAGAAGAAGAAAAAGACGAAGAAGATGAAGAAGTAGACGAAGCTGCAAAAGACGACGATGCAGAAGAAGACAAAGTCGACGAAGAATTTGAAGACATTGCTATTGAAGGCGATGACGAAATGCCCGCAATGGGCGGTGATCCAACTGACGAGCTAGAAGGCGACATCGATGCAGAAATGGATGACGAAGAAGGTGAAAAGTCTGAAGAAGAACTATTCCAAGACCTAGATAGCATTGTAGACGAACTACAAGCCAAATTTGATGAACTCAAAGGCGGAGATGACATGGGCGACATGGGCGATGATGACATGGGCGACATGGGCGACGAAAAAATGAAAGACAGCATGGACCTAGCAACTGTTCGTGAATACGTCGAGAAAGTTGCACCAGCTAAAATGGGTGACGACGGCGTAAACAACAAGTCTATTGTAGCTGGCAAGAATGACATGGGCGGTACAACTGCCAACATTCTAAGCGGCAAGAATGGTGCTCCTGGTTCAGAAACAGGTGAATTAAAAGGTTCAGGATTGCTAAAAGGCAAGCCAACCGAAGATAATGCTGGCAACATCAATGTCCCAGGCGGCAAAGCAGGTAATGCGTTCTCTAAGAAAGAACCTGGACATGGTGCTGAAAAAGCTGGTGCAAAAGAATCACCAGACAACAAGCAAAGCCTTTTCCGTGGTCGTAGATAATAGGACTTAATGGTGAAAACTACTCTATCAGAACATTTGAGTTTTGACCAGGCTAAGATTGTCTTGGAGCGCGACGAAGGCAGCGACGGTAAAAAGTCGCTGCATCTAAACGGCATTTGCATTCAAGGAGACATCCGTAATGCAAATCAGCGTGTTTACTCTTCTGAAGAAATTGGCAGGGCTGTCAAAACGCTCAATGAACAGATCGCTGGTGGCTACTCCGTTCTTGGAGAAGTTGATCATCCTCAGGATTTAAAAATTAATCTAGATCGTGTTAGTCATATGATTACCAAGATGTGGATGGATGGTCCTAACGGCTACGGAAAACTAAAAATACTTCCAACTCCTATGGGACAGTTAATTCAGTCCATGCTAGAGGCGGGAGTCAAACTGGGTGTTAGTTCCAGAGGATCCGGCGAAGTAGACAGTAGTGGCAAAGTGCAGGGTTTTGAAATAATCACAGTAGATGTGGTAGCACAGCCTAGCGCCCCGGGAGCTTATCCCACACCAGTATACGAACATTTAATCAATAACACAGGCGGTTACAAGGCATATCAAATAGCACAAGAAGTTCAAGGCGACCCCAAGGCTCAAAAATACTTAGCAGAAAGTCTCAAGAGAATAATCTCTGGACTCAAATAACAGTAGGAGAATCACATGCTAGACATCGTAAAACAATTGTTTGAAAACAATGTGATTTCCGAAGAAATCAAATCGGAAATTGAATCAGCTTGGGAAAGCAGAATTCAAGAAAGCCGTGATCAAGTAACCGCTGAACTACGTGAAGAATTTGCTCAGAAGTATGAGCATGACAAAGGCGCAATGGTAGAAGCTGTAGAAGCTATGCTAACAGATCGCTTGCAGGCAGAGTTAGGTGAATTGGCAGAAGATCGCCAAGGACTTATCGAAGCCCGCGCCAAGTATACTAAGAAAATGAAAGACGATTCCAAAGCAATGGAATCATTTATCTTTAATAATCTTAACAAAGAATTGGCAGAACTACACGAAGATCGCAAGACAGTTGCAAACAATGTTGCAAAATTAGAATCTTTTATCGTGGATGCCCTGGCGAAAGAAATCGCAGAATTCCACACAGATAAGAAAGATTTGGCCGAAACTAAAGTAAAATTAGTACGCGAAAGCAGAGCCAAGTTTGACAATCTCAAGAAAGAATTTATCACAGCAGCTTCCGTAAAAGTAGCAGAAACAGTGCAGAACGGTCTACGTTCTGAAATGACTCAGCTCAAGGAAGACATTGAATCAGCTAGAAGAAATGACTTTGGTCGCAGAATTTTTGAATCATTTGCCAGCGAATATGCTGCAAGTCATCTAAATGAGAAATCTGAAACAGCAAAACTTCTCAAAGTTATGATGACAAGAGAATCTGAATTGGAACAAGCAGCAAAAATGGTTGCAGAAGCACAGCAACAAGTAGCACAGAAAGAACGTGAACTACATGTCATCAAAGAAAGTAATCAACGCAAGGAAGTTATGAGCGAATTGCTGAATCCTTTGGCTGGTGACAAACGTGAAGTCATGAAAAGTCTGCTTGAATCAACACAAACAGAAAAGCTACGTACAGCTTTCGACAAATACCTACCAGCAGTAATGAATGGTGGAGCACCGGCGAAGAAAGTACTATCAGAAGGCAAAGAAATTACAGGCGATAAACAGGCACCTCAATCCAGCGGTAAAGAAGAAAAAACCGCTGAGATATTTGACATCCGCAGGCTTGCGGGACTAAAAGTTTAAGGAGAACTATAATGTCACAATTACTCGAGTCACGCTGGTCGGAAACCAAAGACGCCCTTTTAGAAGGTCTTCAAGGTAACAAGCGTTCAGTAATGGCAACAACTCTAGAAAATACCCGCAAGTATTTGGCAGAGAGTGCCACCGCTGGAGCAACATCCGCCGGTAACGTTGCAACACTAAATCGTGTGATCCTTCCTGTGATCAGACGTGTAATGCCTACGGTCATTGCTAATGAATTAGTTGGCGTACAGCCAATGACAGGTCCAGTTGGTCAGATCCATACTCTACGTGTTCGCTACAGCGATACATTTAGCGGCACTGGTGGAAACGTTACAGCTGGTGAAGAGGCTCTAAGCCCATTCAAGATTGCTGAAGGTTATGCTGGTGCTACTACTGGTAAGGCTGCTTCAACAGCTGCACTAGAAGGCGTAGCAGGTAACAAACTAAGCATTCAAATCTTGAAGCAAACAGTTGAAGCTAAGACACGTAAGTTGTCAGCTCGCTGGACATTCGAAGCAGCTCAAGATGCACAAGCCCAACAAGGCATTGACATCGAAGCTGAGATCATGGCTGCTCTTGCACAAGAGATCACAGCTGAGATCGATCAAGAAGTTCTACGTAGCCTAGCTACATTGTCTTCAACAGTATTAACATATGACCAAGCTGCTGTATCTGGAACAGCAACATTCGTTGGTGACGAGCATGCCGCATTGGCAGTTCAGATCAACCGTGCTGCTAACTTGATCGCTCAGCGTACACGTCGTGGTGCTGGTAACTGGGCAGTTGTATCACCAACAACATTAACATTGTTGCAAAGTGCTACTACTTCTGCTTTTGCTCGCACAACAGAAGGCACATTTGAAGCTCCAACAAACACCAAGTTCGTTGGTACATTGAACAGTGCAATGAAAGTGTATGTTAACACATATGCAGAGAACGACAACGTTCTAGTTGGTTACAAAGGTTCTAGCGAATCTGACGCAGCAGCATTCTATTGCCCATACATTCCATTGATGAGCAGTGGTGTTGTTCTTGACCCAGCAACTTTTGAACCAGTCGTGTCCTTCATGACACGTTATGGTTATGTTGAGTTGACAAACACAGCTTCTTCTCTAGGTAACGCAGCTGATTACTTGGCGACTGTTGCTGTAACATCCGCTAACCTACGTTTTGCTTAATCTGTAACACGTATAACGCAACTTCAAAAAGGCTCTTCGGAGCCTTTTTGTTTGACTTAAATATCATGATGAAAGTGGAATCGGAACAAGACTTCAAACAACTACGTGAGCAGTTTACGGCATGGAGAAATCGCTTTCCAATGTTTACGCATGATGTTCAACGCATTGAAAAAATAATAAACCAACACATTACTGCGCACAGTAAAATAATGGTCTTGTATAGACAAACTAAAAATCGCGGATATTTAGAAAAAGCACAACAAGAAATCAATGCCATCAATACAATATTAAACACTGTAGAAAAAATGGAACTGATGAGTCTGCTAAGTCGCGGATAAATAAAGTATCTAGAAGAATTATGCGGTACCCGCCGCGTAGACCTAGAACGTCAAACACAAGGAGAAACAAATGGGACGCCCACTAAACAAGAAATTTTTTGGTTTATTAGATGATGGTACTAACATCACGGTAAACTGTCAAGTAGGATCAAATGCAGAATCTGCAGTAGGTTATATCGTTCGTCAACGCTCACCAAAAAGATTTATAGTCAACGACAAAAAAACTGGTACAAACAAACTAGTAGGTGACACTGAATCAGGAAACAGCCAAGGTAATGTAGGAGTTTGCCAACTAGTAGATAAAGCAGACGGTGCTTTAGATGCAAATGAAATGAGCATTATGGGTGAATTTAACGGACAGGGTATAAGAATAGCCAAGTTAACCAACAAAATAGCTGTAGATTTTAACGGCACAAGATACAAATGGTCTATAGTTAACGACTCTACAACTAGCATACTTTCTCTAACAGCACCGTAATTTAGGACCGTAAATGGGACAGTTTCTAAGAGTCAACGGCGACTACAACATTCGAGCAGGCGACGGTGCCAAGATAACACTTGACACTGGACCTGCTGTGAGTGGTGGGTCAGTACGAGTCACTGGTAATCTCGTGGTCGAAGGTGATACCTTTAATATCAGTACTACTAACTTAACCATTGAAGATAACATTATATCGCTAAACACTGGTGAAGTAGGACCAGGTGTTACCCTGATATATTCTGGTGTTGAAATCGATCGTGGCAATACTTCTGCAGTAACTCCGCAGAACAACGCCAGCTTGCTCTACGACGAAAGCACTGACTCGTGGTTAATCGCGCATGGTTCTGCTCCAGGGCCGTTTAATTTTGATGCCAGTAGTCTTCGCCTCAAACAGATACTAACAAACAGCACCACCGATTCAGGTGACCTCACACTGATAGGAACCGGCACCGGAGTAGTAAAAGTGTTGGGTACTATTAATTATGAAGATCAAGTCACAGAAGATGATGATATTCCAAACAAGAAATTTGTTGATGATGCAATTCAAAATAATCCCACATTTCAAATTGTAGCACCACAAAGCCAAGACACCAGAGTGGTTATTGCAGACAAAGATATTACTCCTAATCTCGCTGGCACAGCTGGATCGTTGGCATATTTTACAGCAACCACTAGTTATAATACTTTTGGTGAAAGTGCAGTTTCGATAATAGTAGACAATGCTCTAGTCGGACAGTTCTATACAAATAGATTTGAAGTAGGCGATCTAGAAATTGGTGGCGGGCCGGATCGCAATGAAATTACAAGTCGTGCCAGCATAACCAACGAAAACATTTATGTAAGAACTCAAGGCACCGGTAAACTTCAAACCAACTATGCCATGCAGTTTGAAAAAATTGGCACAGTGCCCGGATATGTATCAAATAATGTATTGCTATATGCAGCTGTGCCTGGCACAGGCACCACAGGAGTATATTTTGTCAACGACAGCGCAGAAACTGCAAAACAAAATGGTGAGTTGATAAGTAAAAACAAAGCACTGGTATTCAGCATGCTATTTTAAGAGACACATATGATAAGAAACTATGAAAATCCCGAAGGCACACTATCACTGGTAGATTCTACCAATGTCACTATTCCAGTTAAAGTGTTTACCAGCTCAACCACAGGCGGGCCTATTGGAGGTGGAGTGACGGGTAGAGAAAATGCCGTGACCACCATAGCATTGTGCAACACACTAGCACCCGATCCTGCAGACGAAACTACTAACAGTGTTACAGTAAATATCTATATAGTTCGAAGCGGACTAAGTTATGCAGCTGGTAATCTTGTGGTCAGCAATCTTGTAATACCTGCCGGTGAAACTGTGTTCTTTTCTGAAGAACGCATAGTGTTGGCCAGCGGCGACCAAATATGGGTTGGCACTTCACAAGCCGCAGGACTAAGTGTAACTGTGAGCGTATTAGCTGTATGAAATTCTTAAAGACTAAAAATATTTCTCAGTTTAGCATCAACGATCGTGCGTTGATTTATTATCCTGCTGGCAACGGTCCTGGCAATAGAGTAGTGATCAACGCCAACGGTGGTATGATGTTGCCCAAAGGCACAACTGCACAACGACCACAGTTGACCAGTGTTCGGCAACCTACAGATGCCAACGGCACTATTCGGTATAACACAACAATTCCAGCACTAGAAGCTTATGTAGGCGGCGCCTGGGTCACAGTAGCAAGTCCATTTGCTGCTGCTATTACCAAACAAACACTAGGCCCAGGAGACGGTGTTTCTACTATTTTTGGACCGTTGAACAGCACCTATGCACCATCGTATGCTGCCAGTGCAGATAATGTGTTGGTATTAGTAGAAAACGTCATGCAGATTTCTACCACCAATTTTACAGTGGTTCAAAATCCCACAAGCACAGGAACAGGCGCAGAAATTAATGCCACATCATTGAGTAGCGGAAACAACGGCACAAGTTATATAATTACTTCGGTAGGAACTACAACATTTACATCATTCGGTGCAGGTGCAAACACAGTAGGCACAGTGTTTACAAAAAGTGGCGGGACTCCTACAGGATCAGGTAAGGTACGTATCGCTGGATACTATCTCACATTTACATCAGCAGTACCAGCATCGGGAGGAGGCGGTAATCCAGTTTACGTAACTGTATACTACGGATACGCCAACTAACCATGAGTCAATTGGGGCGCATAGGTGGACAGGTATTAACAGACAACCTGTTACGTGCAGGCGTTGACCTTGCGTTTGAAACTAATCTACTATATATAGATGTCAACAATCAACGTATTGGCGTTAGAGATTCAACGCCAGTATATACGTTAGATGTAAACAGCAATTTTACAACCAACGATCTCACTGTAGTCACACAGATAGCTCCAGGCAATTTAAGAATAAATTCACCTGATAATTTTACCACCAGTGTAGGTGGTATTGATGTGTATATCAACGGTGACGGCGAAATATTTCATGATCGATTGATCACAAACAATCTTGTATTAGATGGCAATCTTATATCTAGCTTGTCTAACAGCGACATAGTTCTAGATCCCAACGGATCAGGAACAGTAGAGTTAAGAGCCAACACTGACATCGCTGGTAATCTTGCAGTAAGTGGAAACATCAATATCAGCGGAAATTTATCAGGTCAAGGAACCTTGACATTTGGTGACCAAACTTTAGATACGATTACTATAAACACAGATTTTACTCAAAGCATCATACCTGGAGATGATTTGACCTATGCTATGGGTGCAGACGCAGGTGACAGCAGTGCAAGGCGTTGGAGTCAAATACATGCACCGGACTGGACAAATATAACCAACGGAGCATGGCCCGGCAGCGGACTACGGTCGCAATCAGTAACAGTTAGTGATCAACTTATCCTTAACGGAGTAATTAATAAAATATCGGCCACGCAGAGCAACGACGATGTAGTATTATTGCCAGACACAGGCATTACTCGCATAGAGGCCACACAGTGGCAGAACAATGACATAACCAACCTCTTAAATACACCATTGATTTTTGCCAGCACAGCAGGCATTGGATATTTGAGATTCATGGATACCAATGCATTTGTCATACCCTCAGGAGATAATTCCCAGAGAAGAGGCAGCCCAGAAGTTGGTGAAACACGGTGGAACACTGAAGAAGGATATTTAGAATGTTACGACGGCACTGTGTGGGCAATCGGCACAGGTGGCGGTGTCGAAGTTAGTGTTGAGATTATGGAAGACCTCAGCCATATTTATAACCTGATGTTAGGGTAATTTTCAAAAATCGATAAATACTTTTAATTGCAAAAACGACCATTTTTGCAGGATCCGACTGCGGTAAACCGGCAAAGAGCGTGAGCTGAAAATCTGGTTAACGGTGTAACACCGGGTAAATTGGAGAGCTAATGGCTATCGGTCGCATTTCCGGTCAGCTCTTGAAGTCAAATCTTCTTCGTGCAGGAGAAAATCTGGCATTCGAGACGGACTTACTCTATCTAGATGTTGTGAACTCTCGAATCGGGATACGCACAGCGACCCCAACGGTTGACCTCGATGTCAACGGACACACCCGTTCTACAAACGTCACAGTAGACAATCAATTAAATATTGGAAACTTACACTTTACTGGTAATACCATAACTAGTGATTCCAACACTATAAATTTTGCAGCGGCAGCAGGTGAAGCCACTGTTTACCACTCAAGACTGCAGATAGACGATTTACAACTGCAAGGCAATGTTATATCAACCACTGTCAGCAACAGTTCTATAGAAATAGACCCTAATGGAACCGGCACAGTTAATGTCATAGCCAACACCAATATCACAGGAAATCTAGCAGTTACAGGAAATGTAAGTGCTACCGGTAATATAGTCATTGGCGGAAATATAACTATTGGTGATGCTCTTACAGATAATATTGTAATCAATGCCAGCATTCGCAGCGACCTTGTGCCAGAAACTGATAATCTTTATGATCTAGGATCTCCCACATTCCGTTGGAGAGCTATCTATGTCAATGATTTTTATACCAATACTATAAACGTTCCAGCATTGGATGTTGGAAACTTGATGTTCCGTGACAATGAGATTACCACAACTACTGGACAAGATCTATACATTGATGGCAACGGTGCAGGCGGTGTTAGATTAGGTAATTTTAGAATTGTTGACAACGTTATTACAAATGTGTCTACAAATGCAATCACACAAATAGCACAGTCTGGCACAGGCTATTTTAAAATACAAGGTACTAATGGGTTTGTTCCTCCTAGAGGAGATGACGGACAACGTCCTACAGCTTATGCAGTTTTAGGAATGACTAGATTTAATACCAATTCTAAAGCATTAGAAATATGGGACGGGTTAACTTGGGCATCACCGGCTGGAGCATCGGGAGCTGTGAGTATTACCCAGGCCAACGACATTGCAGTGCAGATAGCACTCACACTAGGATAAAATATGCCAACCTTATTTAGACATGCGGTTAACACTAATATAGGAACTACTCCTGTTGATGTAATACAGATACCACTGGGAGTAAGAGCTACGGTGATTGGATTGAATTTGGCCAATATCACAGACTATGACACCGCCGTAGTTGACGTGTATATTATAGATGAAAATTCTACTCAAGCACACTATATACGAGGATTATCAATTTCTCCTAACAGCACAGCTAAGATTATCACACAAGGTGAAAAACTGATATTACCAGAAACCGCAGGTATACGAATAGTCAGCGATACCGAAGACAGCATTGATGTTGTTGTTAGTTATGTAGAAATATCTTAAGGAAAAATCATGCCAAGTAATTATTATTTAGGTCAAAGTCCAGATGAAGCACTAGGAGATAGTCCTCGCTATTGGTATGCTCTGCGTAGAAACAGCGACGGAGAATTATTTTTGTATAGAAGTGATCAACTCAAAGACAAAGACAGCATTGAATTAAATTTACCAGGCGCTCCTGAAGAAAATTTTGAAGATTTTGAACCAGGCGTAGATTATTTTGATGGTATCACGCAAGATCACGAAGTAGAATATGACAATTTAGTCTGGACACAATATCGTTGGGACAACAGAAACATGTTGTATTATGTAGATAATCAGGGAAGATTAACCCAGAGAATAAATCAGGGATACACCTATCCCACAGGTCATTCAAGTTAAAGTGGAATAAATCATGGCAGAATTTAAGATCAGTAGAATTAGATATACGTGGAAGAATGAATGGGCAGCTGATTCAACTACGTATTTTAAAGATGATGTGGTGAGGTATGGAGGCAGCACTTGGATATGCCAAAGACAACACACAGCATCCACTTTTGCGGGTGACCAAAATTACTATAGTAATCCTGGAGACACTCAACCGACTCCGGCCTGGATTAAGATGACCGACGGATATGCATGGCGCGGAAATTGGAATCCTACAACTCTATACAATCCAGGTGATCTAGCACTGTATGGTGGTGTTATCTATATTTGTATTACCAGCCACACGTCTGTAGCAATATTCGACACTAGTTTAATAAATTGGGCTGTATATCTATCAACAGACAATTGGAGATCAGCATGGACGCCAGCTACTAGATACGGTATTGGAGACATTGTTAGATACAACGGTATTGTTTACAGATGTATTATAGGTCACACTTCATCTACTACAAATTTGGGTTTAGAAATAGGAAACAATGATACCGAAGACGACAGTGCCGGGGAATTATGGCAAATATACTACGAAGGTATAGAATATAAAGGAACATGGACTGCTACTACTAGATACAGACGCAACGACCTTGTAAAATATGGTGGTAGTATTTTACGTTGTGTTACAGGACATGTTGCAGGATCTAATATCACCAATGAAAATTTTGTTACAGAATTTTCTGGATTTAATTTTTATCAAAACTGGAGCAATGCAGTTTATTACGCCATTGGCGACATAGTAAGATATGGAGGATATCTATATATCTCCGTTACCAATCATACCAACAGTTCTAGTATCACCGAAGACACTGTAAATTGGAAGGTACTATCAAAAGCCACTGATTTTATGGGCACATGGAGTGCAGATACAGATTATAAAGTTGGAGATGTAGTTCGTCGTGGAGGAAATCTATACACAGCGATAGCTGATACAGTAAATGATGGCAGTTCTTTGGATTATTTAGATTCCAGTAATTGGGAACTGGTTAATGTGGCTCAAACATTTAGAGGTAGTTGGATTGTAGGTGCATCGTATAGTCTTAATGAACTTGTGGTATTTAAAGGCAATACCTATAAGGCCACAGTTGAACACATTGCTGCCAATGCTAATTTTCCGGGAGATAACGGCGAGGGTATAAATTATTGGGATCTCGTGCTTCAGGCAGGTTCAGAAATAGGAATGTCGCAGCGTGGGGATTTATTAACCTTTGACCTTTCAAGATCAATCGTAGGTGACGGCAGCACGTTTGGTCTCACTAGTGTTCCGGTTGGATTAGAAAATCAAGTTGTTATAGCAAATCAAGAAAGCAGTATTGACTACGCATACTGGGGAGATCTAGCTAGAGTAAGATACGTGGATCCTACAGGTGTCGATGATTACACCAATCCAGAAAGAGGCACCAGTCAATTCTTGCCTTGGAAAACTATTAGATTTGCCTGTGAACAGGTTAATGATGGCTACAATGGACATACCACCATCAAGGTTGCTGTAGGTGAATACACGGAATTAACTCCGATTATTGTGCCACCTAAAACAGTGATACTAGGTGCTGAACTTCGTAGCACAACAATAAAGCCATCGAGCCCAGTGCTATCGGCTACAGATCGCACACGACATATAGCTGTGTTAAATAGAATTTCCGGAATAATACAAGCGATTATAGCAGGAACTCCAATCAGTCCAGCGAAATCTGTGGGTAATTCTTTGAATCAAGTGATTTTGACAGAATCGATTCAAGTATCATTTAACCCACCAATATTTGACCCTGAGAATCCGCTAAATGAGATACTAAACACAGTTATTCAGCCTATCACTACCAGCAGTGCTGCTGCTGTGGCAATACAAAACAAAATCACAGATATAATTTCCTACATCAATTTTTATGTAAACAGTTCTGGTTCAAATCCTGCAGTAGTAGGCACTAATACTGCACAGACTTCTACAGCATACACCAATACTGTGTTGGTGTTAGAAGCCAACAAGAATTTTATCATTGCAGAAGCTGTGGCCTACATGCAGGCCACATATCCTACATATGATTTTGATGCGGATATGCTGCGACACAGTATTCGTGGATATGTAGATGCTTGGAAATATGATATCATATATACAGGCAATTACAAATCTTTGTTAACAGCAAGATATTATAGAAATCAAATACTAGGATGCACAAATACCGAAGACATGTTCTATGTGAGAAATGCTACCGGAATACGCAACTGCACTTTGAAGGGATTAGAATCAACCCTGAATCCGCCTGTGGCCTTTGATCTATATCAGATACCGCTGGGAGGTGCCTATGTGTCGCTGGATCCAGGATGGGGACCAAACGATAATAGTACCTGGATCACTACTCGATCTCCTTATATTCAAGGTGTTACTACCATAGGCACAGGCTGTGTTGGACAAAAGATCGACGGTGCTCTGCACAACGGAGGCAATAGATCTATTGTTAGCAACGACTTCACACAGGTCTTAAGTGACGGAATCGGAGCTTGGGTGCGTAATAACGGTCGAGCAGAATTGGTTTCGGTGTTCACATATTATTGTCATATTGGATATTTTGCCGAAGACGGTGGTGTTATACGAGCCACAAACGGCAACTGTTCTTATGGTACGTATGGCGCCATCGCAGACGGCATCGATGCCTCAGAAACACCAGTCATAGCAAGGAACTATACCAGAGCTCAACAGGCCATTGTGGCAGCAGCTTTTGCTGGAGATTTTGTTGACGAAATACAGATTTTAGAATGGGCAAATATGGGTCAGGATTATACCTCGGCTACTGCAACGTTTGCTGGTGCTGGCGTCAATGCCAGTGTGGTTTTTGAAGAGTTCAGAGATGATGCTGTGTTTGAAGCACGACGACTTGATGTCAATGCCGGCACCACTCAAATAGCACAAGAAATTGGCGGCAGTGGTTATGTAGTAGTACAGAACAATGCACAAGGTGGCGATGCAACAACAATTACCATAGCCACCAATGATGCCAACTCTATCGCAGAATATCTTGGCATGCGGATAATTCTTACCAGCGGTGCAGGCACAGGACAGTATGGGTATATTACTGCATATGATAACGTCACTAAAGTGATGAGTGTGGCTAGAGAATCCGATGATCAACCGGGCTGGGATCATGTGGTGCCTGGAAAACCAGTCACAGTTCCGTTGTTGACCAACACCACATATAGAATAGAACCTAGAGTAATATTTTCTGCTCCGGTGTACTCAGCCCAAGAAATTACAACTCCTGCTACTACAACATGGTCAGAAATTGTGTTTGGTGACACTACTGAAACTTATACAAACATAGCGGTTAATGAATCAGGCACTGGCACTACTATAGATATTGTTGCTGCGTTAGCTACGTTTGACATAGTGAAACAAGGTAGAAATTACACACTGACTATCAACAATGCAGGTGCAGGATATGAGGCTGGACAGCTACTAACCATAGACGGTAACCTTATAGGTGGAGCTACACCGATCAACGATTTATTAATTTTAGTTACTGATGTTAGTGATGACAGCACAAATTCTATACTGTCCGCACAACAAAAGACCTACGGCACAGGAGAAGACAATCTAGCAGCCAGCGGTAGATTTGTGGTGGTATCTACTGCCGGTAGTGCTGCTATGTATAGTTCAGATGGCACCAACTGGACTACATTCAATATGCCTACTGTAGGTGATTGGAAATGTCTAGCAGCAGGCAGAGTAACTTATCCAACATTAGGTAATCATTTATTTGTAGCAATTCGAAAAGGCAGCGCAGTAGCAGCAAGTTCTACAGATGGCATAAATTGGATCACAAGAAGCATGCCAGCATCTCGCCAATGGAATTCCTGTATCTACGGTGGCGGTTTATTTATTGCTGTGGCCACAGACTCTAACTCAGCAGCCTACAGTCTCAATGGCACTACCTGGAGTTCACTGGTGTTACCCTCATTCGGCGATTCTACACTAAACGAATGGGTGGACGCGGCCTATGGCAAGCAGAGATATGTGGCATTAGCCAACAGTGGAAACATCGTGGCAGTAGGCACATATAACAGCACATTAAACACATGGTCATGGACAGGCCATATCATGGATGTGGTCGCAGACTCCAGCGCCAAAGATTGGGTCAGCATTGCCTACGGCAACGGTAGATTTGTTGCAATTTCCAGCACAGGCGATGTTGCCTACAGCTTCGATGGCAATGATTGGTTGCCTGCTGTTATGCCGTCACAAGATGGCAGCACCGCACACAACTGGAAAAAAATTAGATATGCACAAGGTGTGTTCTTTGCAGTGGGAGACACCGGATTTAGAACAGTCGGTAATGATCCAACGTCGGGTCTCACTAATTTTGCAGCAACCAGTTTTGACGGTGTTGTATGGACCTCAAGAACACTAGCTAGTATACAGTCATGGCAGTCAGTGGCATTTGGCACTCCGTACGTAGATCTTAGAGACTCCACAGTAGGAAACAATACACCTACATGGATCGCTATTGATAATTCAAATAAATTTAACAAGATACAAACTGGTGCAAGAGCATTAGGGCGTGTGACAATCGCTAGTGGAGTAATAAGCGGTGTGAAATTATGGGATCCAGGATCCGGATATACCGAAGGGCCTACCTGCACATTTGTCGATCCCAACAACAATAGAGATGCAAAAATTGAATGCCGCACTGGAGACGGAGTATTAGCACAGCCAAGTTGGCTGAATCGGGGACTAGGATATAGAACACTATCTACTAGAGTAACCGTATCTGGTGACGGATTTGCAGATGTGATTCCCACTGGAAAATTTATTGTTATCAACGATTTAGATGCATATCCAGGACCTGGAGCAAATTTAGTAATTTCAGGACTCAGCGGATCATACACTCTTGTGACCATCGAAGAACTAGGTCTCACAGACAGAGGGCTGGCAGCAAGAATACGTGTAACACCAGAAATTAAAGCTCGTGATAATTTACAACATCTCACAGAAATAACTATTAGAACACGATTCAGCCAGTGCAGAATTACAGGTCATGATTTCTTAGACATAGGCACAGGCAATTTTGAAGAAACTAATTATCCAGAATTATACAGTGGATTTTATGAACCACAGCCTTTTAATGAAATAGTAGAAGAAGATCGAGGTAGAGTGTTTTATACCTCAACAGATCAAAGTGGTAACTTTAGAGCAGGCGAGTTGTTTGCAGTTGAACAATCCACAGGAACTGTGACAATTAGTTCTGATTTCTTTGATCTTTCTGGACTCACTGAACTGCGACTCGGTGGAATTAGAATTGGTGGAACTGGCGCAGTAGTTAGAGAATTTTCTACTGATCCGTTGTTCATAGCAGATTCTAATAACATTGTCCCAACCCAAAGAGCCATAGCTGCTTATCTAGCAAATAGACTCAGCGTAGGGGGGTCGGAAATTGCAGTAGGCAGTTTTATAGCAGGAACTGTGTTAGTAGGACCTGATAGAATCAATAACACTGCAGGACTACGTGTTATTGTGCCGGTATTAGCGGAATTTAACATGGCAAATTCAGGAATAAGTGGCAGCATGTTGGCCCAGACAATGTTTTACAGATCGTTCAAGTAATGAACAAACTAAATATAGAATACGGAGTAGAAAATGGCAGAATTTAAACTAGGTAGAATTAGATTTGTTTGGAAAAACACATGGACCCCATCTACCACTTATTATATTGATGATGTGGTAAGGTATGGTGCTCGCACCTATATCTGTGCAGTGGGACATACTTCTGCTTCAGATTTCAACACAGATTTAGAATACAGTCCAACCAAATGGAATCAGATGAGCGACGGTCAAAGCTGGACCGGGGACTGGAATGTTAGCACTTTCTACAAACTCAACGACGTGGTCAAATACGGCGGGTTGCTTTATATTTGTAATGACAGTCACACTTCAGCAGCTACCACAGCGTCAGGCTTAGAAAATGATCAATCCAAGTGGACTTTGTATGCAGAAGGATTAGATTGGAAAAACGATTGGACAGTATCCACTCGCTACAAAGTAAATGATCTAGTGCAGTATGGAGGTTATACCTATGTGTGTAATCTTCACCATACTTCTGCAGCTACCGCTGCATCCGGATTAGAACAAGACCAGGCTAAATGGGATTCATTTAATCCTGGCATAGAATATAAAGGTGATTGGGTAGCTTCTGTAACCAGATACAAAGTCAATGATGTGGTAAAATATGGTGCCGGCCTGTGGATCTGTGTCACACAGCATACCGCAGACGCTGCATTTTTAACAGATTCTACAGCAGGGCGTTGGAGTCAATTTGTAGAAGGCACAGAGTATGAAGATACATGGAACAATGCAACTCTGTATCAGCACGGCGACATTGTTAGATATGGCGGTAATCAATACATAGCAAAAACGATTCATACTGCCGCAGTTGCTTCTGAAACACCACCAACACAGTCATCAAGATGGGACCTCTATACAGAAGGATTTAAATTTCAATCTGTGTGGGCAGCCGGCACTTCTTATAAAATTGGTGAAGTAGTTAGTATGGGTGGCTATACCTATTTGGCCTTACAGGATTCTCCTTCAAACACTTACACTGTTACAGCAGTCACAGCGGCTACAGATACATTTACTATAGCTTCGACAGTAGGTATGGCAGTAGGCATGGCAGTAAGATTTACTGGAACAACATTTGGTAATGTGTTTACCACAGCTAGATACTATGTAAAAACTGTAGCAGCAGGCAATATCACAGTGAGTACAACACCAGGTGGCACAACCTTCGACATCACTGCAGATGCTGCAGGCACAATGTCTGCCACTGTATCAGCAGAACCACCTAATGCTACATACTGGTCAAGACTCAACGCTGGTATCAGCTGGCAGGGAGAGTGGTCAGATGACAGAGAATATGTGTTAGGTGATGCCGTAAGATTTGGTGCTAACGCCTTTATCTGCGTATTGGCACATAGATCAGAAGGTGATGACGGTTCTACTGTAGGTGCAGCAGGTGGTGGACAAGCTAACAGCAGACCTGATCAAGACAACACAGGAACATATTGGAATATTCTAAACGTCGGCACAGAAACCAGTGTGTTATCAGTGCGCGGCGATCTAGTCTTTTATGGCGGTAACGGGCCTCAGAGACTACCAATCGGCCGTGAAGGCCAGGTATTAACCTCCACAGGCATCGATCCAGCATGGGTCACTCTAGGCGAAATAGATCACACCTATTTTGTAGCAACTACAGGCACTGATCTACCATCACCAATACACGGTAGAACCTGGGACAAACCTTGGAAAACTATTCGCTATGCTTGCGAACAGGTAGAACGTGGTCCTCGCAATCCCGATGCACGATATTTGTTGGAATTAAATCGTGTGTTCATTCAACGCGAAGTCACAGAATTTATTCAGAATCAAATTACTAACAACATTGCACCATTTACTTCCGGATTTGTCTACGATGATTTCAAATGCGAACGAGATGTAGGATTTACACTAGATGCGGTAACCTATGATCTATGCCATGGTGGTAATATTAAATCACGCGGAGTTGCTAATTCTCTAATCGGCGGACTCAGCGAAGGCGAAACAGAAGCATATCCAGGCTTAGCAATTGAATCAGACGAATCCGTTGCTGCCTACAACTACATGCTCACAGTTGTTGGAAATGTTTTAGCACAGACAGCTCCAACAATAAATTATCAGACACTGAACGGCGACAACTCTACTGCCACAGTAGCTCAATATTTCAACAGCGATCTCACAGCAGAATCTGGAGCATTGGCTAATGTGACAGCAAGTGTTACACTGATCACAAATGCTATCACAGCTAGAGCAGCAGCGGTTACAGCACCTCAGATAGCAGCCGCCATAGCTAGTGTGCCGGCAAGACGTAGTCCTAGTAATTTGATCCAAGTGGCTACCGGACAGTATAGAGAAACATTACCTATTATTGTGCCAGAACAGACCTGTATACAAGGTGACGAATTACGCTCAACCAACGCAGGTCCTGCAGGTAGCCTGACCAACAGATCCGATGCAGGCTACAGCATAGGAGCATTGACTAGACTGCAAACAGTGGTTGACCAAATTGTTCGAGGAGCCAACGTTACAGAAAGCTCAGGTAACACTGCAATTCAAAGTGCGTCATTTCCATATGCCAGCACCGAAGAAGCAGCAGATGCAGCACAATTGGTCAGAGTCATGCAGCATCAAATTGATTTCAAGATCAGTTCCACATTCATGGTGAGTTCCGCAGATCCTACAGGATATAATAGTTCATTCTTATCAGGATTTGGTGATGCAAGAACGCTGCTGATTGAAAACAAAGAATTTATCAAAGACGAAATCACAGCGTTCTTAAATGAAAATTATAGCACATTAAAATTTAGTAGAACCAAATGCAAGCGTGATGTAGCATTTATTGTTGATGCTATGAGCTATGATTTGACCTATGGCGGAACCTGGGCTACACTAGTAGCCGGCACAGCCTACTTTGACGGAGATAACAGCTCGGCACTGCAAATTGACAGCACAGAAATCGCCGCAACGGCAGCTGCCTACGGTAGACTAAAAACTATTGTGCAACAGATCATTGCCAATACCACAGTAACAAAATCCACAGGCAACACTGCTACTCAATGGACCGACAGCACTAATTTAACGGGTGGAGCAGCAGCTAACGCTACAGTAGGTGCATTGGTAGACATCATCACTAACATCATACAAGGTGATAGCACAGAAGCCACAACACCACAGATCACAGTTACTACAATATCTGGTACAGACACACTTACCAGCAACAGTCATGGATTAAGTGTAGGAGATGCAGTTGTTCCAAGAGAAACTGGCAACGGGTTAACCAACGGTGTCAAATATTGGGTAGTAGGCACAGTAAACACTAACACATTCCAACTGGCAGCTACATATGGCGGCGCAGTGTTAACTACATTTACCAACGGTGCTGGTATTAGCATACCTGTAGAAGTTATAGACTATCCTACTGCTACCAATGCCGTGACATCAACAACTGCTTTGATTGCTGCTGCGGTGACATTAGACGCTGCACAAGAAACCATTGTCCAAAATGTTGTAGATGATCTAAATGCAGTAGCATGGCACACTGACTTTGTAGTAGACGAAACTTCGTTGACCTCGACAGATTTTAGAATCTACGTTGGTAAGCATACTCTCGCACACACCTATGTCAGTGGTGGAATAGTAACGAAATCCAATGGAACAGAGTTAGCAGTTAGTAACTTTGTCTATAATAACTCTACAGGATATGCGGTAGTGACTACTGCAACACACGGATTAGCAGCAGGCGACATTGTTAACATAACAAGTATTACTGTATCTTGCCTATCGTCAGGTGGTACTTCCTTTACTGCGATATTCCCAAGTGCATACAAAACTGATGGTGTTACTCCTAAGATTCGATATCTACAAACCAAGTGTATTAGAGATACTCGATTGATTCTAGAAGCTGTGATGTTTGACTTTATGTTCAACAGCAACTTCAAATCTAGAGAAGCAGCATACTCATATCTAAGAGCTTCAGCAGCAGAGGTATTTGTAGGTAATCAAAAAACCATTACTAGAGACGCATTAACTAATGCCAAAACAGAAGCACTGGCCAATGTGGGCGGTAACGCAACTGCACAGGCTCGTATTGAAACACTAATGACCTTAGTAGATGATATCCTTTACGGTGCCACTAATGAAGGCAGTCGTTGTGCCACAGGCAACAGAATGATTGACTATGCTGTGCTGCAATTAGAGAGAAATAGAGATTATATAGTTGCAGAGATTGATGCTTACATCGATTCAACATATACAACTACAGTAACTAATGCCACAGCAGCCACAGATGTGTTTACCTGCACTAGCACTTCCTGGATGAAACGTAATACAGCAGTAAGATTTACAGGAACTGCATTTGGCGGAATTAGCACAGACACTACCTACTATATACAAAACGTTGTAAGTTCAACAACTTTTAAAATTGCTACAACTAGAGATTCAAACACAGCATTTAATATTGCATCAAATGCCACCGGATCTATGACAGTAGCATTGTATTACAATAGTGCATCGTGCCTGCGAGATGTTGGCACTTATATCGATGCGCTAAAATATGATTTGAAATATCCAGGCAACTACAAATCTAGATACGCAGCTAGATACTATGCAAATAGTGTAACAGGCAGTTTAGAAGAAGACATGTATTATCTCAGGGATGCCACAGGTCTAAGAGATCAAACACTCGAAGGACTTACTGGTGATCTGTTAGCAGAAAATGAATTCGGTACTTCTAGAGTAAGTGCAGGAGCATATGCTTCGTTGGATCCAGGATGGGGGCCAGAGGATTATCGTACATGGATTATAACACGTTCACCATATGTGCAGGGGTTGACCACATTGGGCACAGCGGCTGTAGGTCAAAAGATTGATGGCTCACTGCACAACGGTGGTAATGATTCTATAGTTAGCAACGACTTCACCCAGGTAATATCAGATGGTATCGGTGCTTGGATTACTAACAACGGTCGTGCTGAACTTGTTTCAGTGTTTACTTACTATGCTCACATTGGATATTTGGCTGAAAATGGCGGACGTATCCGCGGAACAAACGGCAACAATTCATACGGAGATTTTGGTTCTGTAGCAGAAGGGGTTGACAACTCTGAAACTGCCGGCACAGCCATAGTTGATAATAGACTGCAATTTGACGCAGAGATCGATCGTGTTATCACTGACGGATCAGCATTGGTGCAATTAGAATTCACAAATGCAGGTATTGACTATACAGAAGTCACTTATACACTCACCGGCGGCGGCTCCGGAGCTATAGTCGAAGCAGATGAATTCCGTGATGACGCTGTGTTTGAAGTTCGAATGTTAGACCTAATTGACGACAGCACTAATGCTCCTGAGGCTGAGGGAAATCTTGGCGGATTTGGTTATATCACAAACTCCAACACTGCCCAAGGTGGAACATTGACTTCTGTAACCATAGCTGCCACAGACGGCGAATCTAGTTCTGCTTACATAGGCATGAAGATAGTGCTCACAGGTGGCGCAGGTGTTGGTCAGTTTGGTATTATCACCACATATAATTCAGGTACAAAAGTAGCTGGGCTGATCAAAGAATCCGACGGTACAGCAGGTTTTGATCATTTAGTAGCAGGCACAGCAATTATATCTCCAGATGCTTCTTCGACATATATCATTGAACCTAGAGTAACGTTCTCAGCGCCTGGATACACCAGCACAGCTGCCACTCTGCCAACCAGCGGAGCCTGGACAGCAGTGAAATATGGCGAAACTGCTGCGGTGTATACTACAGTCACAGGCACATATACAGGCACAGGAGTAGGAGCCACATTCACCGTGATACGCAATGGATGGAAATATACACCATCAACACAGAGCGCAGGCACAGGATATACCAGACTAGAAACCATAACAATTTTAGGTAATAGTCTAGGCGGCACAACTCCTGCCAACGATTTAATAATTACTATTACCGCAGTGAATTCTACCACAGGTGCTATCTTAGATTTTGATCACTCAGGTTACGGCATAGGTGGCAGATATGTAGCTCTACGCAATGGAGTTACCGCTGGTGCAACATCAGAAGATGGCGTTAATTGGACTTCACAAACTAGCTTGATGCCAAGCGGAGCGAACTGGTCTGCAATGGCCGCCGGTCTGTTTGACGACAATTCCACAGTGGGCAAGGTCAGCAAATTCGTAGCAGTAGCAGGCACAAGTGCAAATACTACCGGAGCATACAGTAGTGACGGTATTACCTGGTCAGCAACCAGCATGCAGACTTCTGCGGTATGGGTCGATGTGGCCTTCGGTGCACAGAAATTTGTGGCAGTCAGCAGCGATGTAACCACAGTGAGAATCAGCAATGACGGCGAAACATGGGATCAGACAGGCACATTGACCACGACTGGATTCACAGCCATAGCCTACGGTAAAAATAGATTTGTTGCAATTAAGAGCGGCACTAATGTTACCAATCATGCCACATCAACCACAGTTACAGGAACATGGACTGCAGGCACATTGCCGAGTTCGTCAAACTGGAACAGTATCGCCTATGGTAACAACAGATTTGTTGCTATTTCGAGCACCAGCGGCACTGTTGCTGCCTATAGTTTAGACGGTATAACTTGGTCATCTAGCACATTACCAGCTACAGCATCGTGGACCAAAGTTACATACGGTCAGGGAGTATTCCTTGCCGTGAGCACAACTACAGCAGCAGCAACATCGCCAGACGGAGTAACATGGACCACTAGAACTACTTCTACGGCAGCTAGCGGTTTCTCAGCAATCACTTTTGGTAATAGAAATCGCTACGGCCTGTTTGTAGGTGTAGGTGGCAGCACAGGCACAGTGGCCACTTATATTAGAACCGGAGCCACTGCTAGAGGTCGTGCTAAAGTGGCTGCTGACAAACTGTTCCAGGTTAATATCACAGAGCCTGGATCGGGATATGCCTCGGCGCCAACAATTACATTCACTGATCCTAATAACACATTTGAATCCCCCGTGACCGTGAGAACCGGCAGCGGTGTGTTAGCTAATCCTAGTTTTGTTAACAGAGGATCGGGTTATGTCACAGGTAGCGGTGAAGTAGACATAGGTGATGGTTATTCCAACCTATTCCAACCTGGTTCGTTTGTGGCGCTGAGAAGAATCAGCATTCAACCAGTGCCCGGAGCCAACGTGGTGTTCAGTCATCTACCTGACAGAACTTTTAAGTTGGTCAACGTGATCACATTCTTGGGTGAAAACGAGGGTGCTTACACAGCATTCTTCCAAATTAGCCCACAACTGACAAGATCAGAAGCTCCGGCAGACGGAGTTAGTGTTGAAACTAGGATTAGATACAGTCAGGTTAGATTAACTGGACACGATTTCTTGGACATAGGCACAGGCAGTTTCATTGACACTAATTATCCCGGTGCGCCTAATCAACCTGCTATTCCTGCCAACGAAGCTGTGGACAACGGAGGAGGTCGAGTGTTCTTTACCTCCACAGACCAAGACGGTAACTTCCGTGTTGGTGATCTGTTTGCTATCGAGCAAAGCACTGGTATTGCTACACTGAATGCAGATGCATTTAACATTAGCGGACTGCAAGAACTTAACTTGGGCAACGTAACACTAGGCGGCGGTTCAGCTACAATCACTGAATTTTCAACAGATCCATTCTTTACAGCAGATTCGGATAATATTGTGCCCACACAGCGAGCAATCAAAGCTTATATTGCGGGCCAAATTGGAGGTGGTGGTGCAAGTTTGAACGTGAACTCTATCACAGCAGGTAGTGTGTTTATTAGTTCTAACATTATAACTACTACTACTGGCGGCCCAATTAAAATAAATGCTAATTTTGAATTCAGAGGCGGAGTTACCGGAGTTCCCCTGGCATTCAACTACTTTTTGAACTAAATATATACATGGAGAAATAAATTATGGCAACAGGAAGATTAGGAACCGCAGATTTATCAGCAGTCACGCTGACAACACTGTATACAGTGCCTGCTACAACATTCACAGTGGCAACAGTCAGTGTGGTAAATCGTGGTGCAAGTGCAGCACTGATACGAATAGCACTAGCAAGTTCTGCGTCACCCACTGACGCTGAATGGCTGGAATATGACGTGAGTCTATCTCCTAAAGGTGTGTTAGAACGCACCGGTATTGTTATGGATGCAGCAAAATTACTGGTAGTTCGTTCCAGTGCTACTGGTGTCAATGCAGTGGTCTATGGCATTGAAACTGCAACGGCCTAACTAGGAGAATACCATGGGTAGAAAACATACAGCAGGAACAGCAGGCGGCTCAGGAGTTGGTGGTTTTAATATAGATAACACCACCCTAACTGCTGCTGACGATCTGGACATTACCATAGATCCTGCCGGCACTGGCATATTTAAAATAGCTGGTGATGCACAGCTACAGGCTCAGGGGGATCTTCGATTTGCAGATTCAGATAGTTCAAACTGGGTGGCGTTTCAAGGCCCAGCTACAGTCTCATCAAATGTAACCTGGACACTGCCCGGTACAGACGGCACAAACACACAGTTGTTATCAACTAATGGATCAGGTGTGTTAAGTTGGGCCACTGCCGGATTATCTTTAACGGATAATACCTCTGATGCTGCATCTCACTTTGTGACGTTGACTACATCTACTACAGATACTACTATCACCTCAGTGAGACGTAGTTCTTCAAAATTGACTTTCCAGCCCAGCACAGGAACATTAAGTGTCACTGAGTTAAGAGTAGCAGGACTGGCTACAAGTCTCCAAGTAGAAAATGTGCAGACAAGCAGTTATACCTGTGTATTAGAAGACGCTGGAAAAGTTGTTACCATGAACAACACCAGCTCAGCAACTATAACCATACCTCCCAATAGCAGTGTGGCGTATCCCATAGGCACAGTGATCAGCATAGCTAGAATCAACACGGGTAGTGTAGCTCTCACAGCAGGTGCTGGAGTCACACTCACAGGAAATACTGGTACTGGGGCTATGAATGCTAACGAACAATTATTTTGTAGAAAACGCAGCACAGACACCTGGTTGGTAGTTCACACCTTGGTCACTGGTTCCGTTAGCGCCACTGGTGGTACAGTCACAACACCCGCCGGATATAAACTTCATCAGTTTACATCAACTGGTGCCCAAAGTTTTATTATATCGTAAGCATAGGAGAAATATATGCCTTTTATCAGCACAATAAGAAGTCAATCAAATATTCAACAGCCCGAAAAAGCAATTTCGGAATCTATCTATGAAATCACTGGCGGTGATAAAGTATACACTGCTGGCGGCTATACCATTCACATGTTTACCACCGTGGGAGATCATCAGCTAAATGTCAAAGTCAAAGACCAATACAAAAATTCAGCAATGAATTTGGTGAATACCGCCGCTGGTATAACTGTGGAGTATCTAGTTATTGGCGGTGGCGGCAGCGGCGGCCAGGGATACAGCACCAACGGCAATGGTGGCGGCGGTGCCGGAGGATACCTATCAGGCACCACACCCCTGACAACAGGCACGACGCCAGTTACAGTTGGCACAGGTGGTGGACCTCAACCTTACAATGGCGGTGCAAATGGCGCTTCTAGTAATCTTGGACCTATACAGGGCATCTATGGAGGTTACGGCGGCTATTATCATGGCTCAGCCGGCCAATACGGTGGAAGTGGTGGCGGAGCAGCCTACGGCTACGGCGCCGGTTCGAGCCAACCGGGTCAAGGGTTTCCAGGTAGTCCATACACATATACTTGGTCGGGCGGTGGCGGTGGTGGGTCCAGTCAAGCCGGTCAGAATCATCAAGGTGGACTTGGTACCAGCAGCTCAATCACTGGCTCTGCATTAGCTCGAGCAGGTGGTGGTGGTGGTGGTGGTAACAGCTCAGAACCAGGTGGAGATGGAGCCAGCGGTGGCGGTAGAGGTCACGGATCTACTCCAAATTGGGGCTACAGCTACTATTCATACAGTCAAGATCCTCGCGGAGGATGGGGAGTAACTCATGCCTATACAGCTAATTCCGGATCAGGCGGCGGCGCAGGCTCATACTGGGCTCCAAACATTGGCTGGGGTGCAGGTTCGGGATACGGTGCCAGCGGCCTAGTGGTAGTAAGGTATCCTAACTAATGGCAATTTTTAAAACCAATCGAGACATATTCACAGCGCCTTGGGAAGATGAATTGTTCAATGAGAATTGGATGGATCATGATGTTCCTTATGCGCCACCAACTGTGGATTGGAAATATGATAGAGAAATGAGGATCGAGGATGTGGAAATCTGGGAACAGATTTGCTACAAAACCGGAGGCATAGGGTTATATGCTGCATATCTGCCCTATGCTGAATTTTATATTGTCACAGGAAAATGGATACAGGCAAAACCTGGCAATATTGAATGTTTTTACGGCCCAGGTTCCATGCAGGCTGCATATCGCAGAGCCAAAGAAGTAGGAATGATAGTTGCTGTAAAAGAAACCTGGGTAGACGATAAAGATCTGTGGTTGCATCAACCTGGTGGAGCCAAACAGCAAGGCAATGTCACATTGTCTGATTAATTCCGGAACTAGGCATATTCAAAGTTTGCGCTAATGCTAATCCTAAGCTCTTTACTGTAATTTTTTTCCACCATGTGTGGAACATTAGATCTAAATATCAAAAGCAAATCGTCTACTGGTTCATACGTACAGGTTTTCCTGCTAGCAAAATTTTCAAGATTGCCTTCTACCGGAAGAGTATACATGTCAGTCATGGCTTCTATGCTTCTAAACCGAATTTTTCCACAATTTTCTAACACAGACAGATAGTAACTAACACTGAAATGAGATCGTGTGTGTTGATGATATTCTTGATAGGCTCCCGGTTCTGCAAGATTAAACCAAAAGTCTTTGCAGTAAAGAGTTTCGATGGGAAGATTAATACCGTAGTTTTTACCAAATTCGTGTACCTTGTTTCGAAGCAGCTCAATCAAGGATATAACTATAGTGTCTTGATCAGATCTATAATCATAAAATCCCACAGTATTGTAGGTATCACAGGCCCACTTGGTAACAGTATGACCTTGAGTCTGAAAATATATGGTCTTGGCCTTGTTTACAAGATACTGTCTATGTTGAAAATTTAATGTATCATTGTAGATCAGTGTGGGGAACCAACCGTCTATCATTTGGTGTATTGGATATAGGATTTCTCAGCCACAGCATCACCGGGTTTAGTAGATGTTTTATATTCTTTTAGAAGTTCTAGACTAGGGACGGTGCCTAGCATGCCCAAAGAATCACGTTTGTCCCATTTCCATTCTGCATTTGGTCCATGAGCATCTACATAATGAAAGAAAGCCTGCACTTGCCAAGCATCTTGACCTTTGTCGAAAGGTTCGCGCCAATGAGGCACATCACATCCTCGATAAATTGCTAGGTCACCGGGTAGTAGATCCACTCGATTACCATCCATATATATTGACCAAACTTTGTCAGCATCGTAATTGAAATTGAAACACAGAGTTGCAGAAATTTCACAACTAGGCCTATCTACATGGGGAGTAAGTGTGTCACCGTTTCTATAAACTCTATAATAGCAATAAGTTGGAAACAGAGAAAAACCCACTGCTTGTTCTAGCACAGGTTGCAGATGCAACAACATGCTTTCCATTGCAGGATCACAGTATTTTGAATGAGCTTCAGCACACTGAGCTCCGTCGCCCATTAAGGCTTTTTCCGGAGTGAAATCTTGCATTTCATCAAACAGAGCATATTGAGTGACAAAATCTCTTAGTTCCGTGGAGATTGCGGATCTTAATACTAAGTATTTGTTTTTTTCAAAAAAGTCTTTATTTTCCATTTGAAGCTCCTTGATGAAAAGGACAACCAAGTGCTTGTTGTTCTATTTTTTCATGCAGTCTTTTTTTGTTATTATAAAGTTGAGTAGAATCACGATATTCATCTCTTTTCATCACAAATTTATCAATGCCAAATACTCGTTGATATTCGGACTGAGTGACCAAATGATGCACAAGTTTGATCTTCTTTTCAGTCATAGGGTGCATAATAGCCAGTGGAGTCAACGGCAGTATGGTGCAAGTTTGCAATTCTTTGGTCTGTTTTACAAATAGGTTAATTTCAGTGGCATGGGTATATTTGTAGTTCACTAAGCCAGGCAATACTGATATAACTCCATGGGTGTCTTGCATATTCCATAACGGTTCAGTCCAAGTAAAATTCATGTCTTTTTTAGTTTTAATTGCCCAGGGAGAAATAAGTTTTATATTATGACCATGCTGGCCAGCAAAGCCAGGAAATTGCACACCTGGATGATTAGTAGGAGTAGAAACGTCCCCGTTAGAACTCACCCATTCCCACTCTTTTTCAGATCCTATGGGATTTACCATCATATTCATTTCAAACCATGAAGGAATAGCTATGCCTTTTTTATAGTATTCTATAATTGCGTTACAATGTTTTATGGTTACCAAAGGGGGATCAGAGTCTGGCACTTTTGATGGCAACTGTCTCCACCAATCCGGAGCATACTTCATAGCCCAGTCAATTTTAGCGTAGTCGTAGGCATGTGCAAGATGAGTAAAGCAGTCTACTACCACTTCTTCTTGTCTAGTAAAAAAATACGGAAATTTCATAATAATATTTGTCTCGATGCAGGAATAGGAAAATAATCAGAACTTACTTCTTGAATAAAAAATACCTGTGTAAGTCTGGGCCTGTTATCATGCCCTGTAAATTTATTTACACCATGATACTGGAATCCGTCATAGGCAACAATTCTATTATAGATATTTTTAAAATTCACAGTTTCTTCAAATAGACTGTTGTTTTCCTGTAGCTTTTCATTATAGAAATCAGTTTTAGTTCTATCAAAGTTCAAAAACATATCTTGTTTTTCTTCTAGATTGATCGGTATATCAAATGGTTTTTTTGGTCTAAACAACGAAGTGCCGCAGCCCGTATCTATACCGGGAGTGAGATATATCACCCCAGCATATGGCTTATAGTCTGCATGAATCCATCCTTGATTGATTGATGAGTATTGATCTGGTTCTGCAATTTGGAAGTAGGTTTCCACAGCCCATTTAACACTGTTGGTTTTTTTAAAATCAAAGGTCAGGGAAAATAGCTTATCGCAGAAATTTTTAAAAAATACAGGATTTACAGAATCTAGGGAAGGTGATCTTTTGCCAGGCCATGGCACATTAGAAGTTGTTTTGAATTCTAAAGATAACGCAAACTCTCTGATCACATTCGGATCGTTATAAAAATTATCTACACACAGAGAAGGAAAATACATATTATATTTCTCTATCCTTGATCCACGTTACCATGCTGTATTTTGTGCCAGATGTTATTGGGTGTGCAATGTGTAGATACGCATAGTTGGATGGGAACAAAATTAACATTCCGGGTTCAGGTTTAATTTTTACGTGAAAATTAGGAAATTCCAACTCACCTCCTTCAAAATTGTCATTTAAATAACACAAGCAAGATATTGCTCTTCCTATAGGAGTTCCGCCATCATAATGTCCTTTGTATTCTTCGCCTTGATCGTATTTTAACATTTGATAATGTTCGTGCCAAAGACCTTCCTTGATATTAAATCTTTTAGCATAGGGAATTGATGCTGCTAATAATAACATATAGAACTGATTATGAACATTTTGTAATACAGCATTATTGGTAATTCCTGCTAGATGAGTAACTCCCATCATTTTGTTTGTTCTGTGTGTTTGATGTGGTCCTTCCTGAGTGGTTTCGGCTCGTTGCCAATGCACTCCGGAATCTGAATTAGAAGCTGCGTTTTCCACCATCTTGATAGTGTTCTCTGGGTTCGGCCAGGCATTTTCATAAATGGCAATACAACCTGCTATCACAGTGCTTGGCTGTAGTTCCCCAGGAAAAAAATTGTTTATTACCACGGTCATATTGTTGTCCTTTTATACGAGCTATGCTATTTAAGAGAGCAACGGAATTATTTCATAAATACTGATTATGGCCACCCGTTTTATTTCCAGCGACGAGATATTCAGTCACAAGTTTTATAAAAATTATTGTCAAAACATCTCGTCTAACAATTTGCAAACTACTGCTACTCCTTGTGTTGCAGATATAACAGTTTGGGAAGAAATTTATTTTAAACCAGGTGTAATAGGTGTATACGCTGCCTGGGATCCTTATTGTGAATTCTATTTGGTTTATTATCCTGTGTTAGCGGAAACAAAGTTCCATTCGTTGACATTTTTTGGAAAAGATGCTTCGAATAGGGTTCAGGAATTTCTTGCAACATATGATATAGATCTTGCTACCAACAATGTATGGGTAGATGAAATCAACTGAATTTCAATGAAAAAGTCATCAGATCTAAACTATTTGAAAACTCAATGCAACTCCAATCTTCAGAAATTGATGATTTAAATTCTGTTTGCCAGTGATGTCTAATCACAGACTGTAGATCTAAAGACAACTGATCTGTATTATTTTGTTTTTCTATAAGATATTCCACGGCTTTGAGAAAAACAGGACTCACAGCGCAGTCATCTTGTAGTATTTTGATAGTCAAAGTCACTGTTTATTTATAGGTATCCAGTCTGCATTTTTAGAATAAATAATAGACTAATAACAAAGAATATCAATGGCCAAAATATCCGTATCCGATGCAGTAAGAATAATTCCAAGAGACGCTGAATTTCTGAACAGAAAGTCAGGGCTAAGAGGTGAAGTTTTTTACGATCAAACAGCTAATACCCTTAGAATTTACAACGGATCATCCACTGGCGGATTAAATTTAGCTAGAGGAGATCTTGCCAATGTGTCAACCAGTGATTTTAGATCTAAGTCTGTGGTTTCTAAACTGGCTACAGTCACATATCAGGTAACAATCACAGGTCCTCAAGGCGGCGATACAGGCAACAAATACAATCTTAACGGTGTTTATCGTCCTATACTGAATTTTGTAGTGGGCTATACCTATGTGTTTGTTCAGGACGATCCTACCAACGTCTACTTTCCTAACGTCAATGGAACTACAGTAAATCAGCATCCTTTGAATTTTTCCGCAGATAATCTCAGTGGAAACAATGGCGGCGGCACAAGTTATCTTGTAGATGTGCAATATTACCTAGATAATGTTAATGTTACACAGGCAGTGTATAACAGTAATATGTTTGCCACAGCCACTGCACGGCAGGTGCGTATCACAGTCACTAATTCTACGCCAGCTTTGCTCTACTATTGGTGTTGGAATCACTTGGCCATGGGTCAGTCAATAGCAGTAGCAGATCCTGGATCAGGAACCGGTAGCGGAGGCGCACTAAATGACTTGAGTGATGTTGTGTTAACAACTCCAACAATTAACCAGGTGTTGAAGTATAACGGCACAAATTGGATTAATGATACAGACTTAGAGTCTAATAGTTTTGCCACAATAGCAGTAGCAGGGCAAAGCTCAGTGGCTGCGGGCACCCCCACAGATACGCTGACACTAGTGGCAGGCGCAGGTATAACCCTCACAACTAATGCTGGCACAGATGCCATTACAATTACCAGCACAGCCAGCACAGGCAACATAACATTTGTTGCTAACACCATAGACAGCACAGACAGCACAGCTATCACTGTAACTCCTGCTGTAAATTTTGAATCAGATGTGGTAGTAGGCAATGAAATCGTATTTGCAGACGGCACAAGACAGAATACTTCTGCTGTAGGTGTACCTGGGCCAGTAGGACCGCAAGGGCCAGCAGGAGCTTCGGGAGCAGGTACAGGAGATGTTCTTAGCAGTGGTGGCGGATATGTCGATAATGCTATTGTACGCTATGACGGTACTACCGGTACTATCATACAAACCAGCTCTGCAACCATATCAGATGCTGGACTACTTACGGCCACTAACTTCAGTGGTGGAGGTTCAGCACTTACTTCGTTAAATGCTACGCAGTTGACTTCAGGCACCATACCGGACGCCAGATTTCCGGCTACGTTGCCTGCAGTGAGTGGCGCAAATCTCACAGCACTTCCTGCAACATTACCAGCGGCCAGCGGGGCTAATCTCACAGCATTAAATGCTACACAACTCACCAGCGGCACAGTACCCATCGGAAGACTCGGGTCGTCAGGAACACCTAGTGCCAGCACCTACCTTAGAGGCGACAATACATGGGCTACTGTTTCGGGCGGAGGATTAGCATCTGACAGTTTTGCCACTATATCTGTGGCAGGCCAATCGAATGTTGTAGCAGATTCAGCCACAGACACACTAACACTGGTGGCAGGTACAGGCATTACTATTACCACAGATGCAGGTACAGACACTGTGACCATTACCAACTCAGGTACTGGCCAAAACACTTTTGAAACAATAGCAGTAGCTGGGCAGAGTTCTGTGGTAGCAGATTCGGCCACTGACACTCTTACTATAGCTGCAGGCACAGGGATCTCAATAACCACGGATGCCGGCACAGACACAGTGACAATTACCAGCACAGTCAGCGCAGGCGCCACATCATTCACCGGACTAAGTGATCGTGCAGATCTCACCATAGACCAATTTTATCTACAGGCAATAACAAGACTTAATGTCACAAACAACGGAGCTAGTGCTTACAGATTTGACCAATATGGCACCACTGACGATCCTACAGTCTATGCCATCAATGGCACCACCATAGCTTTCAATCTCAATGTGACTGGACATCCATTCTTGATACAAGACGGCGCTGGCGCAAATTATAACACAGGATTGGTACACGTGACCACAGGGGGCACCGTAACTACAGGAGCGTCGGCTCAAGGTCAAACATCGGGCACACTATATTGGAAGATTCCAGATTCAATTACTGGTAGCTACAGATATCAGTGTAGTGTTCATGCTGCTATGATTGGAACTATTCAGATTAAAAACTTTGCCAGTATTTAATTTTCTTTCAATTCTGACATTATAAATCAAATAGTTGATAATAGCTAATTTATTTTTGAATCTGAAATTATTGAATTAAATACTCGTTTGCAAAGTATATGAGATCATGAATCCACAAATTATTCCAATTTTTCCTGCAGCTATCTATAGAATCAATCTTAGAAAGTTATCAGCGGCTGAACGAATTGCATATGACACTAATACCGTAACCTCTATAAGTAGACAAGGCAATCAGACATCTGTTAATTCAACCCTGCTTGATAGCGATGTATTCTCAGATTTGAAAAACATATTCATGGAGCATGTACATAATTATGCTCGAGAAGTGATTAAAACAAACTGCCAATTTTATATGACAAATTCCTGGAAAAATCAAAATAAAAAAGGACAACCACACGATCTGCACAATCACAGAAATAGCGTGATTTCAGGAGTATACTATGTGAATGTTGCAGACAGTGAAAATTCTATCTGTTTCAACAGGCTAACATCACCGTTTTTTATGGAGTTTGAGTGCAGCGAACGTACACCATTTAACAGCATAGAATGGCAGATTCCTGTTGAAGATGCAATGTTAATACTTTTTCCTTCCACTCTCTTTCACAGTGTGCCTGTAAATACCACAAACAACGAACGATTGAGTATTTCTTTTAATACTTTCATCAAAGGTAATTTCAATAATAACACTCTTGTGATCAACGCATAGCATAAATACACTATATAATTTTACTCATTCCGGAGATCATTTACATGAACACAGAATTACCAGTCCCAGAGGGATATCAAGAACCATTAATTCCGCCCCCTGATCTTGATCCAAATACACCGTTGGCTATTCCAGTGGCATTGAATAGCAAGACTGCAGCCAATCTTAAACTGGCGTTTGCTGCCGAGGCACGATCTAATGATAGATATCACTATTTTGCTACTGTGGCTGAAAAATATGAAGATGCAAATGCTACAGCTTATTTTAAACAGATTGCCGAAGAAAAACATATGTTTGCTCAAGGCCATTTAAAAGAAGCTATTTTAGGTGGATTAGGTGATCCAGATACTGGAAAGCCATCAATGCATATTACCCAGGTATTGGAAACTGCAATTGCTTCTGAAATGCAAGCATCGGTTGAGCTGTATACAAAATATGCAGATGATGCTCGAGAAGACAAGTTGCCGCATTTAGCAGAGTGGTTTATTGAATTATCAAGAAGAGCATCTGCTCATAAAAAATCATTCGAAGACCTGCTGAAATACTACGATCCTGCCCCACCCGACAACGAATAAGTTATATAATCTGTTCGCATGAATCGAGTAGACTCAACTCTACCAATATTTTTACACCAAGGGTTAAAATCTTATCCAATTGATTGGATGAAGACACAGGTGTTAGCCGCACATCACAAGGCAGACTACAACACCGGAAATAATTTTCAAATCAACGATTCTTCGGGAGTGTTTCACACCTTATACAAAGATTTTTTTCATATTGCCAACCAGCATTTTGGTCCACTAGAATTAGATCAAAGAAATCTTGCCAGCTGTTGGGGTTATGTAACGAACAAATTTTTTTACAAAGGTGGCATCCATAATCACCTAAATACCTGTGTAATTAATGCTGTTTACTATTTGAATATACCCGAGACTGCAGATAGACATCAAGGGTCTCTAAGTTTTTATGATAATAACTTTCATGAAATCTATAATATAAGACCCAACGTTGGTGATTTGATTATTTTTCCAGGATATCTTAACCATCAGCCTCATCAATCATTTAGTTTAGATTATAGAGTTTCTATTAACATGGAAATTATTTGTCAAAATGTCTGGGGTGTTGACAACAACTCTGTTTTGAGTTAATGATTGCTTGTAAAATCTGTGTTGATGTGTTATAATCAAAGACATGACTGCACAAAAGATTATATTTTATCCCACTATACCTGGCATCGATAAGACAATGCCGATTTTATCTGCAGATAAAATCGTGCATAATTGGAAACAGGAAGCAGCTAGAGAATTTAAAAATCAAAAAAATAATCTCGGGCATGCCATACACAGCATTTCTAATTGTCCCGGAATCAACATCTTACAGAGTCAAGGGTTTGTAGTGCGAGCATGGCAAGATATCTACGTCAAAGCAGATTCGTCACAGGATAAAATACAGTGGAGAACTCCTATTGATCAAGAAAAAATCAACGGCAGTCCGGCGATTGAGGAACATCAAGACAGTTTGTTTAAAACATTTCAAAACTGGCCGAATCATTCTAGCCGATCTGTGATAAAATTTATCACTGGCTGGTGCTGTAAAATTCCCAGTGATTATCTTTTAATACAAACTTCTGTATTCTACGCCGATGAAAATCGATTCACTGCTCTAAGTGGGATTTATTCAAGTGACTACGGAATCAATAACATAAATGTTCCGGTATTTTGGCACAACCTCAATGAGGAAACCGTGATCAAAGCTGGCACCCCCCTTGCACAATTAATTGCAGTTCCTAAGAATTCCTTGGAATTAGAAATCAGAACTGATATTAGCAAAGAAGAACTAACGATAAATTATATATTGATGAACAATACTTTCGTAAGAAATTACGCTAAGATCAAATCATATTTTCAGGGAAATCAATAGTGCAAAGTACATTGTTTGAAACAAAATTTTATAGTTATTATATCAATGATTGGGAATCAAAGAAAGAAAAAATTTCAAAAAAAATTAATGCAGCGGCATTGGTAAGAAAGCCCGGTCAATTGTTTGCAAGCGATCGAGGTAATAACAGCTATCAGTCTGAGTTTGTTGAAATTTTTAAGAATGAACTGGCTCTGTTTTCTAATGAAATTAAAGTAGAATCATTAGATATAGGCGACGTATGGACAGTGTCTTATGCAAAAGATGAATTTCATATCCCTCATAATCACTCGGGGGTGGGATATTCGGGAATCATCTATTTAGATTACGATGAAACCTTACACAGTCCAACTTATTTTATTAATCCTGTAAATAATCCCATAACTGATCAAACAGAGATAAAGAATATTGAAGCCAGTGAAGGATTAATGATTATTGTACCGAGTAATATTTTACATTACACGTTGCCTAATAATTCACACACAATCAAAACTATAATTGGCTTTGATTTAAAATTTAGATAAGGCGGTTTCTATGACACATGATGTTATTCCGTTATTTCCAACTCCATTATTTGTTGCAGAGATACAAGGATTCACCAACGAAGAATTAGAATTTGTAAAACAGTCATCTTTGTATTCTCGATACAAAGATGAACCAGGAAGATGTGTAGGATCGGATAGATTTGATATCATACATTTACCTGAAATGTCAAGAGTATGTGATTTTGTGCAAACACAGTTGAATCTATATGCTCGAGAGGTAATGTCTATATCTAATCAGTTGTTTCCTACTATCAGTTGGTTGAATCGTACCACAACAGGTGCATATCATTATCAACATCATCATGTGAATAGCATTGTCAGCGGAGTTCTATATTTCACAGAGGATCCTGCACCTATTGAATTTCACGTAGATAAAAATTGTGTTTGGGGCTCATTAAAGATGTTTCCTATCAAATATAATCAATATAACACTCATAGCACCACAGTTGAAATCAAACAAGGAACATTATTGATATTTCCGTCCTACTTAGAACATTCTGTAATGAGATCAATAGCTGACACTGATAGGATAAGTTTATCTTTTAACACTTGGGTGAATGGAACAATAGGCCTATTAGATAAGACCAGTTTTTTAAATTTAGATGCTCCAACATTAAAATTTGAGCCCAAAGACAATTTGAATGTGTTGATAGAACGACAACGATTGCAAAAATGATTAAACAGTATAACAAATTCACAGACGAATGGTTGCATTCTATAGTTAAAGAACAAGTATTAAATCCGATGTTAGATTGGAATTTTCCAAGTTATGCAACCGGTGAAATCGATTTAGAAAAGGCGGCATTTGGTAAGTTAACATTTAATAAACAACAAAACATCAATAATTGGAACAGAGTAGAATCATTGACCTATGTTCTTGATCGATGGTTAGATCAAAATAAAGAATGGTTTAAAATTGATTTTTTAAATCACTGTATGATAAATTTTTACACTGCTGGTCAGGTCACTGCCTGGCATAATGATAACTCTTATAAATTACCTGGAACATATAGTTTACTTTATTATGTAGATGATAGCAATGGCGGGACTGAATTTGAACATCAAAAATGTTTCCACAAAGAAAACACAGGCATATTTTTTGATTCTAATCTAAGTCATAGACCGATTGCGTCAACTAAACCTAGACGTATAAGTGTAAGTTGGGTTCTAAAAGGAACAATTTTGCACAATGCTCAATAAATTTTGTTTAGTTTTTTTGTGCCTGTGACCAGTCTCTGATTCTAGTTTCTAATTTTTTTCTTATAGCTGTGATATCTTGTTTCATTTCACTGCCCATGGTAGGTAGCTGACGACTGTAGATCATTTCCATATGCATGCTATCTAATTTTTTTATTTCTGCAACAAGTTTATTCAATAGTTGTTGAGATTCTTGTTTAGCTGCACCATCAGGCATTGTGTCGATGGCTGTGCGATATCGCTCATAATCTTCCTGGAATCTACTAGATTTTTGTAACAGACTTGACATTTTCTAACTCCAATATGGTTTCTATTTTCACACGTATTACTTGATTATTTAATGTAGTTCTCAATCCCGAGTGTAGTTGTTTGGGAAGGCAATCTAAATCAGCCCAGCATACAGTCTTTGACGCCATAGTCAAAAACTCTTGATCGACCACGCACACATAGGTGCCATACTCAAACCCGCGATCTTCAGATAGATACAGTTCGATAGGAACTATACGCCCCTGTGCGTATTGAGTTAACAATGCGTCTGCATCCTCTAGAAGACTGTTATTGCGTTGAAAGGTAGGCACAGTCCATCGCTCATCATCTAAGATTAGAAATATGCGACCTGTGGTTTTAGCTAAAAATAATAATCCGGCACGCTGTTGCATGCAGATACTTATCCGCCCACTGTCTTGAAGTTCCACTCTCCTGGCAGATATTCACCTTCAAATGCTTTGAGCCATTGAGTGCCATCCCATTTGTATTTGATGCCTGTGCGGATATTTTGAATATGTGTGGGTGAGAAATCTTCACCTGCAATAGCTGCATCTTCCAATGTATGATCTTCAGGATTCCAAATTGTGGCCCAGGTTTGCCCAGTCCACTCTACAATAGAGTTGGCTGTGATCACAGGATCCGTGCCGTCTTGATTTTCCCATGATGAATCGTTATTACTAGGATCACGCCAGGCCTGCGGACCTCTATATGGTATGTTTGTGCTGTCTGCAGGATTAGAAGGAAGGTTAATGTAACCTCCACGATTCTCACTGTTGTTGACATCGTCTAACATCAAGAATCTTAAACCTACTGGTATCTGCGAGTATGATCCATAGACTTCTAACGGATTATACTTGTAAGGATCTATGATAGCATCTACCGTGCCTCTAGCAGCTATGCCGGGGATACTACTGGCAATGTCGTCATTGGCAGGATATGTGTCTGCATCTAAAGTCACCGTGAGAACAGTCTGGTCTAGAGGATTGATCACAAACGTGCCCACAATCTCATAGCCACTGGCTTTTTTGAACCATATCTCACTGCCCGGCACATAGCCGCCTTGTATCTCTAGAATCTTTGACCACTCTACCGGTTCGCCATTTTTAAATTCTTTCTGACTCAGCCCCAATGACTGCACAGCATCTAATGGATTCACGAGTGTGAGATCATATTGATTATCATTGACTGTTCCTGTGTTAGATTTGAACAGTAACACTCGATAATTACCATAAGTTTTAGTAACTAGGGTCATACTGGATTGAGAAGTGTTGTATATTAGATCTGAAAGATCCATCACATCGCCCTGTTCTGTGAACACATTGGCTATTATGCTTTGAACTATGCCTAGTTTTTTGACCTTGGCCGGTGGTGATATATACACAGGCATTTCAAAATCAAGACTGCAGATGTCTATATCTGATTCTGCGCCTTGAGGTATTGTCCTACTGGAAAAATTAGTGCCGGTTAGATACATGGCGCTGAGACTGGTCCAGTCTATATAATTGTCAGTGGTCTGTAGTTCTAAACTGGGATTAAACAGCACTAATATCTGTTCCAACAACTGTAATTTTTGATCGGTGTTGGATGTCCATATATCAGCTTTCATGGTCAGTTTGAATGGAGTAGGCATGAGCCTTTCAACAGTGTAATTGCCGCCCTGTGCGCCCGAATATTCTCTTGTGCCACTGGCGTCTGTGAATCTGCGTTCTCTCACATGTATCTTAGACACGAATGTGGGATCACTGAGCCTGTTAGTATCCATCTCAATGCCTGTGATATAACAAGCTATTCTCGGCACCGTAGGCATTTTGTTTTCAGAATTATCTTTGATAATGCTGGCTACCTGTCTGGTCAAATCGCCATACATTACAGGAATCTGTCGTTGTTCGCCATCGCCTGCTTGATATTTAAATCCAATGAACACACGCATGAACTGCGTGACATACCGTCGTATCTGTCCGTCGTAGTGAAAATCCATTATAGGTCTGCCTCAGGTCTTAGAGCCTTGCTGAGACTCTGCTTTTCTTTAACTGTGTGACCGTCTATGGTGTTCACAGTGGGATTGTTTATGAATGTAGATTTTTGTGTCTGACGCACATCTTTGTCTGCAAAAGGTTCGCCGGCTGCTACATCACTGGCTCCAAGATTGCTCATAGTCGTGCGCACATTGTCTTCAAACTTGCGCCATCTTACTCCGTCAAATCTAAACAGTCTGTTAGGAAGATAATCTGTTCGCAGTGCAAATTGTCCATTAACAGGATTGTTTGGAAAAGAAATGCCTGCGGTAAATGGAGCACCGTTAGGAGGTAAACCGTCTTTGGTTAGATAACCTTCATAGCCATCACCATCCGCCGGTAATATCACCGAGCTAGCAGTCTGACCAACAAATATTGGATTACCATCTGAGTCAAATTGGGGAACTCCATTTTCATCAGTGGCTTGTGTAGCTGCGTCAACAGTCACCAACGATGCATCTACACTGGCTAATTCTGCGGTACCGTCGTTGGTTCTCTGTAGAGTATAATACTTGCTGGTATCGTAACCGCTGCGTGGTGCGTCTGCTTCTGCTTGATCTAACACCGCGGCAGTGATCTGCATTTCTTTTTCATAGGTACTGATCACATCTCGCAATGTATCTGCCAATGCATAATAGGTATTATTAGGCGGAGCCACACCAGTGACTTCTTGTATGACTTGATATTTTTTGCCATTGTCGGCTAATACAACATCGCCGGGATAGTAAGTTATGGTTGAATTATAAGTGCCTTTGAAGAATTCTCGGTCTGCAATGTCGTCTAGAATCTGTTTGAATTCTTGACTGTCTACTAATGGTTTGCACTTGGCACGATATAAATGTGGATACCATGTGGCTGAAAATCCTTCCGCTGCTCTACTAACTTCTTCAATCACAAAGAAACGTTTCAAGGCAAAAGTTAAATCATTCAAAGCGTATTCGTCTTTGAGATGCGGCAGTTCTATCACATCCCCTGCTATAATTTTACGACCTAGTTTTTCTACAGTATCGGTGATATGGAATGTGATAAAAATAGTGTCATTCTGTAGGAACAGGCCAAACTGGCTGAGATTAAAATCGATATCAGATATATTGTATACACCGCGCATGACATAAACATCAGGATCATATTTGCGATCTCGATTTTCTAAAAATAACAGATCCTGTATGTTTGCTACGTTATCAGTGGCGTAGGTAGGAGTGCTAGGACTATCGCCTTGTATGGCCGTGCCAGGACCTATATATCTGTGCACCAGCACATCTGTGCCGCCAACTTGGAACATTTCCCAGGCGGTTTTATCAATAAAGCGGAAATCGTTGCCCTTTTCGGGCCGGTATAAACTGAGTCTTGGCATAGTCATATATTTACCGCTACGATAAATACTCGTATGAGCACATCAGATCAAGCCAAAAATTCCGTATACAACTACTGCAAAACCATGCTAGGCGATGGTATGGTAGATGTAGAACTAGATCCCATCCACTACGACACAGCACTTAATCGTGCTCTAGCAGTTTTCCGTCAGCGTAGCGACAACGCTGTGGAAGAAAGTTATGCGTTTTTAACCCTCACAGAAAGCACCAACGAATATATCCTGCCCAAAGAAATACAGCAGGTTCGACAGATATTCCGCAGATCGGTGGGATCAAGAACGGGTAATGGAACGGGTGGAACGGTGTTTGAGCCATTTAACTTGGCCTATGCCAATACCTATTTGTTGAGTTCAACGAATATGGGCGGCTTGCTAACCTATGAACTGTTTGCACAGTATCAAGAATTGGTAGGCAAGATGTTTGGTTCATTTATTAACTACACATGGCATCCACAGAGTCACAAGCTGATCATACATCAACGTCCTCGCGGCGAAGAATCTGTGATGTTGCAGGTATACAATAGCCGACCTGACTTTGTGATTATTGATGATGTGTATTCCGGACAGTGGATCAAAGACTATGCGTTAGCCAACTGCAAAATGATGCTAGGACAGGCTCGAAGCAAGTTTGGACAGATCGCAGGTCCGCAGGGTGGTACTCAACTCAATGGTACAGCACTGATCACAGAAGGTCAAACTGAGATGGAAAAACTCACCGACGATCTGATGAAATTGGTTCCCGGCGGCAGCGGATATACCTGGATAACTGGTTGACCTTATAACTAATCTATATTATAATTGTTCTAAAGGGGACAATTTATGATTATAGGTGTATGCGGTTTCATAGGCTCGGGCAAAGACACTGTAGCCGACTATCTAGTTAATTTTCACGAATTTCGCAGAGAAAGTTTTGCTTCAACACTCAAAGATGCCGTGGCCAGCGTGTTTGGCTGGGATCGAACCATGCTGGAAGGGCGCACAGCACAGGCTCGAGAATGGCGTGAACAAGTAGATCCTTGGTGGGCAGCACGTTTAGACATGCCCACATTAACTCCTAGATGGGTTCTACAATACTGGGGAACAGAAGTCTGTCGTAGGTCGTTCCACGACGACATATGGATTGCTTCATTAGAAAACAAACTGCGTCTCAGCAAAGATCATATTGTAATTTCAGACTGCCGTTTCCCCAATGAAATTAAATCAATTAAAGATGCAGGCGGCCAAATTGTTTGGGTGCAGCGTGGTGAGTTGCCTGACTGGTATGAGGATGCTATCAGCGCCAATCAAGGCAATAATGTAGGGCTAAACGCCATGAAGATGCGTAAAATACATGCATCGGAATGGGCATGGCTGGGCAGTGATTTTGACAAGATCATCGACAACAATGGCAGCATCGATGAACTTTACGAGCAGAGTGCAAACCTAGTAGTCAGCAATAAGATCGCCTTGCCTCCAAGTTATACCCTCTTTGCCTAAGATAGCAGCGCAGTTCAAGCACACGGTTTTGAGATTTGAGGGTCTGCAGTTGTTGAGATTTTCATCTACATGAAACACTCGAAATACTTCGGCGTGTTGAGATCGAAACCCGCATTTTTCACACACGGGTTTGGGTTTGTATCCTGCTCGTTGCCAACGTGGAACATGAGCACTTGCACCGTGTGCTAGACAGATTTCACACAGTGTTCTGTAATAGGCACGAGTGTCTTTGTAGTAATTAATGGCTCTAGGTCGCTGTGCGCAGGCCTTGCATAGTGGTCGCATTTGATATTTACCCTTTTAGACCCCTTTTGTTCGGTGCCTAACTTGCTGTTTTTGGAATAGTATGCTAAATATTATGAGCAACTATTACCAGGAGAATAGGCGATATGGCACTAACATCACCAGGCGTACAAGTTACGGTAATCGACGAGAGTTTTTATACACCAGCAGAACCTGGTACGGTTCCTCTTATCGTCGTAGCTACAGCCCAAGATAAAACAAACGGAGCTGGAACAAACACAGCTTCAGCAACAACCAAAGCAAATGCTGGCAAGGCATTTAAAATTACGAGTCAGAGAGATCTCACAGATCTTTTTGGGATTCCGTTCTTTGAACAGACAGCGAGTTCAACTCCTATCCATGGTTCAGAGCGCAACGAATATGGACTATTAGCAGCCTATAGTTTGCTAGGTGTAAGCAACGCGGCATTTATTGTTCGAGCTGATGTAGATCTAGACCAACTCGCAGCAGAAGTAGATGCCCCGGGAGCGAACCCTGTAAACGGCAAATGGTGGATGGACACACAGGCCACAACTTGGGGTATCCAAGAGTGGAACAGTGCCGCAGCATCAACAGCCGGCGGACAGAAATTTACTAACAAAGTACCGTTAGTGCTAACAGATGCAGACAGTCCTTCTAAAATTGAAAACAATGCTCCTAAAACATCTGTAGGACAGATCGGAGATTATGCAGTAGTATTTCAAACTGTAGGTGAAGCTGCTGCATATACAACTGCAAATGACTTGGCAAGAATATATTACAAGTCTCCAGGCAATGGCGGGGTAAGTGCCGGCGGCACACCAGTTGATGCAGGCGAATGGGTATTGATAGGTTCCAATGCGTGGAAAGCCAGCTGGCCAGTAGCAGTAAGTAACACATACTCGGGAACACTGTCGGGCACTTTATTCGTTAACGCCCAACAAATTACTGCAGGAACTTTAACACAAATCGCAAACAACATCAATTCACCCGGTATCGTGGGTGTAACAGCAAAGATGTTGGGTAATAAGTTATACATCTATTCCGATGGTAGATCATTAGGAGAAAACACTAATGTTGAAGTTGGAGACAGTGCATTGTCTGCTGATGGACAGATAAAGTTAGAAAATGGCACAGCAAGCTGGAGCACCATTGGCATTGACACCGGATTATACCTCAGCCCTAAACTGCAACAATCACCGCACACAGATGTGCCGACTTACAAGCGCAGTGATAACCCAACCTCATTGCAGGGATATGCTACAGGGTCTGTATGGATTAAAACCACAGAGCCAAACAACGGCGCTAGATGGAGAGCCAAGCAGTGGAGTTCAGCTACATTATCGTGGGTAGCATCAGAAGCTCCTATATATGCATCTACCAATGCTGCACTTTACTATCTAGATCGCAGTGGAGGTGGTGCTAACATCTCAGCAGATACAGTGTTTGTACAGAGCAATGCACAAGAACACAGTGGATTTGACGCAACTCCAGACACAGCTGAATTCCGTATGTGGTATAGACATATAGGTATAGGTCAGGGCACCAGCATTACATCCAACATTATCAAAAGTGGAACCTTTACCGCTGCTTCTACTAGAACATTTACCTTGGCTGAAAGCATAGTAGGACAGTTGGCTCTAGATGCTGCCAAAACCATTACTTTGTCAACAGCCGCGGGAAATGCGCCTACAGGCGACAACAGCGATGCAGACAAGTTTGCTGCTGCTATCAACGCAGCCGGCTTCACAAACATCGAAGCCTCTGTGGTGCAGATTACCCTAACACAGAGCAGATTGGTAATTACTCACAATGACGGTGGCGATTTTAGACTCACAGACAGCACAGGTAATCCATTGTCGACTCTATTCACTCCATACAACATCAAGACCAGAGCTGGCACAGAAAACTTCTACAATATTTCATTGGGTAGTGGTGCTGCAGGCGCAGAAGATCTTGCTGCAGGTGCTGCACAAGACTATCTAGCTTCAGGTTATCAGCCGTTAGCCGCACAAGATCCAAGATTCTCAGCCAGTCCAGATGCTCCATTGAATGAAGCAGCAGATCAACAACTATGGTACAATCCTAACTTTGCTGATGTTGACATTATGGTTCATAATGGCAACACATGGGTGGGATATAGACACAGCACAGCACCATATTTTAATCAAACTGACGACACAGCGTTGACAAAGAGAACCGGTTACTTACCAATAGTAGCTGCCAGCAATCCATATGTGTCAGGCGTTACTGTCACAGGTGATTTGTGGATCAGCACAGCTGATCTAGAAAACTTCCCAACAATTTATAGATACAACAGCAATTTGACCGACATCGGTGATGTTACACTGCGTTGGGAATTGGTTGATAAGACAGATCAAACCACAGAAGAAGGTGTGCTGTTTGCAGATGCTCGTCAAGGTACAAGTGGTGGTACAGCTACTACAGCACCTAGTGATGACATTGCCGACTTGATTACCAACAACTTCCTAGACCCAGATGCTCCAGATCCAGCACTATATCCAAAAGGTATGTTGCTGTGGAATCTAAGACGTAGCGGCGGCAACGTTAAGCAATATCGCAACAACTATATTGATACTGCTACAGATAATCCACGCACAAGCCAATCTGGCGGTACTAATAACGGTGACCCATTTGTTAGCGGTTCAGGCCAAACTATGGAAAGCTACTATCCAGATCGTTGGGTTACAGCGTCAGGCAACAACGAAGACGGATCAGGCAGTTTTGGTCGCAAAGCACAACGCAAGGTAGTTACACAGGCCTTGAAGTCGGTGATTGACACAAGTCAAGAGATCCGTGATGAAGAACGCAGAAACTTCAACATCATAGCTTGCCCAGGATATCCAGAAACAATGAGCAATCTAGTTAATCTTAACATTGACAGAGGTATCACAGCATTTGTCATAGGTGATACTCCATTGAGATTGCCTGCAGATGCTACATCATTGAACAACTGGGGAACTAATGCAGAATTAGTCACAGACAACGGCGATGACGGCATTGTAACCTATGATGAATACTTGGCTACATACTATCCAAATGGATTTACCACTGACCTAAGTGGTTCTAATGCAGTGGTTCCAGCAAGTCACATGATGCTGAAGACTATCGCACTCAGCGATAATGTCAGCTTCCCATGGTTTGCACCAGCAGGAACACGTCGTGGCGGTATTACAAATGCCACAGCAGTGGGTTATATTGATGCTGCCACAGGTGAGTTCCAAACTGTAGCACTCAACGAAGGCCAACGTGATACACTATATGAATTAAAGGTCAATCCAATTCCATTCTTCAACGGAGTAGGACTTGTGGCTTACGGTCAAAAGACTCGTGCAAGAAATGCATCAGCACTAGATCGTATCAACGTAGCACGATTGGTAGTATATCTACGTAGCCAGTTGAACAAGTTGGCTCGTCCATATTTGTTCGAACCCAACGACAAGATTACCAGAGATGAAATCAAACAAGCGGCAGAAAGCCTATTGTTGGAATTGGTAGGCTTGAGAGCAATCTACGACTTTGCGGTTGTGTGTGATGAAAGCAATAATACTCCGTCTCGTATCGATCGCAACGAACTTTATGTTGATATCGCCATAGAGCCAGTGAAAGCCATTGAGTTCATTTACATTCCATTGCGTATCAAGAACACAGGAGAAATTTAAAAATGGCAATTACATCGCTTAATAACATTGGTATTCCAACTACCAACGCAGCTGGCAGCACTCAAGTGCTGTTGATGCCAAAATTAAAATATCGCTTCAGAGTTACACTGTTGGGATTTGGAGTTACCGCAGCCACTGAACTTACCAAACAGGTGCAAGATGTTACTAGACCCAAAGTGGCGTTTGAAGAAATGACGCTGGATGTCTATAACTCCAAAGTTAAATTGGCTGGCAGACACACATTAGAACCAATTACATTAACATTGCGTGATGATGCTAGTGGTCAAGTTCAGAAAATGGTAGGACAGCAGATCCAGAAACAGTTTGACTTCATGGAACAGGCTTCAGCACGTTCAGGTATTGACTACAAATTTACCACACGCATAGAAGTTCTTGACGGGGGCAACGGATTGTTAGTGCCGAGCACTTTAGAAACATTTGAACTATATGGATGTTTCATTCAAAATGCAGACTACGGTGATGCAAACTACAGCACCAATGAGCATATGACTGTAGCATTGTCGATTGTTTACGATAATCTATCACAGTTTGCAGCTGGTGCGGCAGCAGTAAGCCCAATAGGTGGTATTGGCGCAGCAGTAGGAAGAACTATTGGTGCAGCTACTACAGGCGCTTCTACAGCACAAGGTTAATAGTAATATTAGCTCAAAAAGCCCGACTAAAAATCGGGCTTTTTTTGTGGCATAAATATTTGTATGGCAAATAAATTCACAAGATATCTATCAGAATTCGGTTCCGGCTTGATTGAGGGTGTGACCAAACCCAAAGGTCAAATGAGTAATTATCGCCACGCTACTAGATTGTTTATTGACAACAATCTACGATTAAGCCCAAAAACCAAATTCCTGTTTTATGTATATTTCGAAATGGATAATTCAGTGCGAGGCATGTCACCATTCAGTGCCAAACACAAGAACGAAGCAGGGTTATTGGTCAAGAGTGCCGATCTTCCGAAATTTAATTTTGATTCTGTAATAAAGAATCAATACAATCGAAAAAAGATCGTATATAAACAGATAAATTATGATCCAGTAAACATCAACATGCACGATGACAGCAACAATGTTATAAGTGCCATGTGGGCTTTGTATTATGGCTACTACATCGGCGATAGGCATAATCCCAACGCTGCCTACGAATCCAATCATTATAGAGCCACTGGTACTAACAAAGACAATTTTCGATATGGCCTAGACAATGACAAGAGTGTGGATTTTTTTAAATCTGTAACTATCTATACCATGAGTCGTAGACGATTTGTCGGTTACACATTAGTAAACCCCCGAATCAAATCATGGAGCCATGGCGGTATGGATTACTCTGCCAGCGAATTCAACGAAAGCACCATGACCTTGGAATACGAAGCGGTGCGATACAGCACAGGCAATGTGTCTGTGGGAACACCTAAAGGATTTGCAACCTTGCATTATGACACTGTGCCAAGTCCACTGAGTGTGGCAGGTGGAGGTGTTGCCACACTAACGGGCGAGGGTGGTGTGCTAGATGGGCTTGAACAGATTTTTGGTGATGTTGGAACAGGCGCTGCCTTTAACACGCCCGGAGGTTTTATAGGCACCTTGGCCAAAACTTTTAACACCTACAAAAATTTCAATAATCTCAGCAAAGAGCAATTGGCTAGCGAAGCCATTAACATACTAAGTAACCCAGGAAATATTTCAACAGCAATTGATAAGGTCAGCGGAGTTGTCGGAACTGTGTTTCCTAAAAGTGCTACAACAGAAGCTACTACTAATGCTAGACAACGCAATATCACAGGTAATTAACCATGGCTACAAACTTACCATCACAGACCATTGAAGACAGCGCCGCTGCTACCAAATTGTATTTTGAAAACTATGGCGAATCTGCTCTAGAGTTTCCCTCCAACGATGTCTCTGCCGCAGTGAGCTTTTTTCAACAGGCTGGATTTGATCTTGATGCTGCCTCAACTTCTGCAGCAGTGGTACTAAGACAGGCCAAGCTCGACAATACACCTATTTTTCAAATCTTAGATACACTAAAGAATTTTCCAGGAGTTTCATTGAGCCAGATAGTTGCAGAAATACTTAACAACAATCGCGTGCCTACATCTATATTGGGATATAGAACTCAAAACGTCGATAACAATAAGACTAGAAATATCGCTGCCTAATGTCTAAATTTGCACAGGGACGATTTGAAATGAAAAATCCCGACAAGTATGTCGGCAAGAAAATACCATTGGCTCGTAGTTCATGGGAATTTGTGTTCATGCGCATGTTGGATGAGCATCAAGGTGTAGAAAATTGGGCCAGCGAAAGCATACAGATACCGTATAGAGATCCCTTGACGGGCAAATACACAATATATGTGCCTGATTTCTTTGTGGTCTACAAGGACAAAACTGGTAAGAAACATGCAGAAGTTGTTGAAGTAAAACCGCAGAGTCAAACACTAAGAGAGTCGGTGGGCAAAAGCCGATACAACCAAGAGCAATATATTAAAAACATGGCCAAATGGGAAGCTGCCACAGCTTGGTGCAAACAGCAGGGCCTTAGATTCAGGGTGGTCAATGAAGGTGATATTTTCCATCAAGGATCAAAAAGAAAATGATGCATTATTCACAGGTTGGTCAAGATATCTTTGCGCTTCAAATTTGCAATCACAAATCATATGTAGAAATTGGTGCAGCAGATCCTATAAAACTGAGTAATACGTTTTTGTTAGAAAAACAGGGCTGGTCGGGTATTAGTTTAGAACTTAATGCAGATTTTAAAGCAGACTGGTCTAACATCAGGGGTAATTCTTGCTATTATACAGACGCAGTTAATTACAAGTATAATTTAAAAGATCGAATAGGATATTTGAGTTGTGACATTAATCCTCCAGAATTAACATTGCAGGCACTTAAAAATGTAATCAATCAGGGTATTGTTTTTGACTGTATAACTTTTGAACATGACGATTATTGGCGAGAAGAAAAAGGATTTTTGGAAACATGTAATTCTGCAAAAGAATATCTAGATAGCAAAGGATACAAAGTTGCAGTAAATAATGTGTTTGCTATTAGAAGAAGAAAATCTTGGACAGGTGAATGTCATTTTGAAACCTGGTATGTGAATAAAGATATAGAATTTAAAACTGTAGAATATAGAGACTGGGTTAAAACACAGATAAGTATGATATGACGAAAAAATTAGAAGAACTATTTGATTTAGAATCTCAAGCCGAGCCTACAGCACCACCACCGCCTGTGCATGAAGAAATTAACAGTCTCGATGATCAGTATCAAGCAGTGCAAAAGATCGTGCAAACACTGCCACATATACAAGAACTAGAAAATCTTGATGAGCAAGAACTAGACAATCTTGCCAAAAAAGCAGAACAAGCCTACGACGATCTCATGGACCTTGGTATGAACGTGGAAGTGAGATATTCGGGTAGGATATTTGAAGTAGCTAGCTCAATGATGGGCAATGCTATCACTGCCAAAAGCAACAAGATAGAAAAGAAACTCAAAGCTGTAGATCTACAGCTGAAAAAACTAAAAATAGACAACGATGCTGGGGTAGATCCCAACAACGTGATAAATGGACAGGGCTATGTGATCACCGATCGCAACGAACTGCTGAAAAAATTAAGCGGAAAAGCATAAATACTCATATGAAAACTTTTAAAGAATATCTCGTCGAAAACAAAAAAATTTACAGCTTTAAGATCAAAGTTGCGGGCGATGTTCCTGAAAAATTCCAAGAAGCACTAAAGTCACGCCTGGACAGCTGCAAGGTTATGACCTTTGAAAAGCTGTCAACAACACCTATACAAAAATTGCCCTTAGATTTTCCAGGCAAAGAAAACATGCAGGTTACTATATATGAAGTGATCTGCGAATATCCTACAACACCGCCTGAAATTGCTACTCATGTCAAAGCCATGGGCATTGATGAAGATTGTTTCCGTGTTAGAAACAGTGGCGAGCCTACAGAAGCAGATCAGGTATTACTGGACGATGAACCCAGCGGTGAAGCCATGTTGGATGAACAAGATTTAGACAAAGGCACAGGAAAAATCAAACACAAAGATTATTTTGGTGATGATTTTAACAAAGGGTTTCTTAAAGATTTAAGCAAAACAGCCAAGCAGAGAACCAAAGATGGATTTGCTGCTGAATATAAAATACCCAAGCAAAAAACAGACAAAGCTGGATCTATGAGTCCAATGTCAACTGCTGGCAAACAAGATCCACGCAAAGGAAATTAACTATGAACTTTCAAGAACTAATGGCAAAGATGCAGGAATTAGACAGGCCCGCCACAGAAGCCTGTGGTGACTCACCTATGCCAATGAGCATGCCATCGATGCCAGAGAAACCAGACACACCGCCACCAAGCATGAGTTTAAATCTCAATGCACAAGGCATGGACAACATCGAAGAACTAATGAAGCTGATGACCAAAGTTAATCCAGACATGATTAATCAGCCAGCACCGATGAATTCTATCAGCATCGAACCTATGGACAAGCCTATGGGCGGACTACCTCCATTGAAAATGCTGCCAGACATGGACAGCGATTATGATAACAGCGGAGATCTTGATGCACACGAAAAAGATCACGCAGATGAAAAACCCTTGATCAAAACTCTAGATCAAGACGACGACGGTGACCATGACATGGATGATCATGACATGGAAAAGAAAAAAGACAAAGAAGAAGCATTTGGTAATTCACTAAACGGATCAGAGACAGAATATGCAGGTATTGACGCTGCTATCCCGGACGGGAATGATCTAAACAAGCCTAAGAAAAGCTTCAGTGGCAAACCATATCGCGGTGACAACCCTATGGCAGCTGGCGCTTACGAAAGCAAAGAACAACTACGTGCTAGTATACGAGAAGAACTGCTTCAAAGATTGTCAGAAGCTAAAGGAGCAAAATAATGTCAGGATTTAAAATTTCAACTGAGTCGCTAAGACCAGAATTTTATCAAGTGGTAATCACATTGTCTGGTGGTGCAGGAACATATCCTACAGCAGATGGCAACGATAACGGAGCGGTATGCCCACAAGATCACAGTGCATTTACAACCAAACCAACTACATTAGCCATTGGTCGTCGTGTAGCCAGAGCTCATCAACGTTTCTTAGCCATTATCGAAAATCTACAAAAATATGCTGATGCACAGATTCAAGACGTGCAGTTTACCAGTGCTGGTGCAACGGTGGCAGACAACCAGGCAACAGCAGTGACTTTTACAGTGAGATATGATCGTGCAGGTGCAGCAGGTGCAGGCACAGCAGACGGCGTATTGGGCGGCACAAGAGCAGAAATTGGAACACCATTCCAATTTACAGCTACCACAGACGGTACAATTACAGTTGATACAACAGCCAAAGCTCTACGCTATCAAATTGGTCAGGCCATTGGCAGAACCAATCACGTTAAAAGCATGAGAGTGTTTGATGGCAGTCAAGGTGCTGAAATACAAGAATCTTTGACTGTTACGTTGCCCGACTCACTTGCGGACATTTACAAAGACGTGGCCGTAACCCTTGTTGATGCAGCAGAAACCATAGACAGTTAATATAAACTAATAAATCAAATAGGCTCTTCGGAGCCTATTTTTTTCATTAAATAAACATATGTCAAAATCCTTAGACGGCAATCTAATTAAGAAAGCCCATGCACAGATACGCTATAATCTCGACGAAGTCAAGCATCTAGAAGCTTGTATGGATCCAGTAACCGGTCCGCTATACTTTGCTAAAAACTTTATCAAGATACAACACCCTACTAGAGGATCAATACCATTTGAGCCCTACGGGTTTCAAGAATTGTTGATTGACGCATATCACACAAACAAAGAATGCATAGCCATGTTGCCGCGCCAGATGGGTAAGACTACATGTGCAGTGGCATACCTGTTGTGGTATACACAGTTTATGCCAGATGTGCAGGTATTGATAGCGGCACACAAGTATGAAGGTGCTCGAGACATCATGGATCGTTATAGATACGCCTATGAAAATTTACCCGACTTTATTCGAGCTGGAGTGTATTCATACAACAGAAACACCATTGAATACGACAACGGATCACGTATACAAGCAACTACTACCACAGAAAACACAGGTCGTGGTAAATCTCTTTCTCTAATCTATTGCGATGAGTTTGCATTCGTGCAGCCGCCGGAAAAAGCCAAAGAATTCTGGACAGCATTATCACCTACGCTGGCCACAGGCGGTAAAGCTATTATCACATCAACTCCTAACAGTGACGAAGATCAATTTGCTATGATTTGGTTAGAAGCCAACAAACGGTTTGACGACTTCGGCAATGAAACTAAACTAGGAGTCAACGGTTTCTTCCCCTTCTTCGCACACTGGAAGGAACATCCAGACAGGGATGACGAGTGGGCTAGATTAGAACGTGCCAAGATTGGCGAAGAACGGTTCCGTAGAGAGTTTGAATGCGAGTTCTTGATCTATGACGAAACTTTAATCAACTCTGTGAAGTTGGTTGAACTTGCAGGTTCAGACCCTATGATGAACATGGGGCAGACTCGTTGGTATAAAGATATAAATCCCAAAGCCACATATCTAATAGCTTTAGATCCCAGCCTAGGCACAGGTGGTGACTACGGAGCCATCCAAGTCTACGAAATGCCTGAAATGATACAAGTAGCAGAGTGGCATCACAATACCACGCCTGTGCAGCAACAGGTCAGAGTCTTGAGAGAAATACTAAAATACATACATGACAGAGGCGAAGAACGAGGCGGTGCACCTATCATGTATTACAGTGTTGAAAATAATACAATAGGTGAATCTGCTCTGATAGTTATCAACGATATAGGCGAAGAAAACTTTCATGGACTGTTTCTTAGTGAGCCCATCCGCAAAGGACACATACGCAAGTTCCGTAAAGGATTTAATACCACGCACAGAAGTAAAATATCTGCTTGCAGTCAACTAAAAAACATGATCGAAAATCACAAGATGACTATCAACAGCAAACCGTTGATATCTGAGCTAAAAACATATATTGCTTCAGGGCTGGGTTTTAAAGCCAAGAGTGGAGAACATGACGATTTAGTCAGTTCAACACTGTTAATCATGCGCATGGCAGATGTGTTAGCGGACTGGGATCCGCAGATCTACGATAAAATGACAGAAAAAATCACCGATGAATCCATGCCTATGCCGATCTTTGTCAGTATGGGTCTTTGATAAATATACTTATGGACGCAACAAACAACATAGCCACCGATTTATTCTACAAAGTACGCAGCCGCTTCTCTGGGCTGAAATTAGGTGCCGAAACCGGTGAGATAACCATCAATCCGGAACAGGCAAGATTCTTTGATTTTGACTACACAGAAGGCCAGAATCCCATAGGGCATGTCAGCATCAGTCTTGCTGAACCCAACTCCATGAAAGTGTATTTTTCCAATGGAATTACCGAAGGCATGGATGATGGACAAAAAACAAATTGGTACGGATTCTTAAAAGAACTGCGTCAATTTGCCAAACGCAGATTATTGAGTTTTGACACCAGAGACATTGCCAAAGACAATCTTGACAAACGAGATTATCAATTCCTTAGTCAGAACGCACAACCTAAACCACAGACAAATACGATACAAAAACCAGTTGGAGAAAGCACAATGAGTGAAAACATAATGAGCGAAAGCTCAATGTATGGTAGCAAAACAATGAGCTATCAAAAATTAATGGACACACGTTTGATCATTAAACATAATCAAGCAGTGATGGATGACACACAACCAGGTTCTAGAACCAGAAATATCGGTGCCTTGTTTGTAGAAAATCAAGACGGTGAAAGATTCAAATATCCATTTATTCATCTAGCTGGTGCTAGAGCCATGCAGCGCCATGTGGCCAATGGCGGCCTGCCTTACGATGATCTAGGCAAAAGTATTACGCAAATGAGCGAAGAAATTGCACAGTTGAAAAGTTTTGGTAACTATGTGGTCCGTAACGATCTAATGAATTCCGAAACCAACTCAGTGGTCGAAAGAAGCACAGAATATCTAAATCATCTTAGAGAACAGATCAAGGCATTGAGCAAACAAAGTCACTACGAGGCTTACAGAGAATCATTCCAGGCAAACCCCAACGAGGAAATACCTCAAGACGTGGTAGAAGATTTTAAACAAAAATTCACAGTCAGATCGTTTAAAGAAGATATTGCAACTGTGTTTCCGGTCTTATACAGACTAATGAAAGAAGGAAGCACTATAGGCTATGACGACATAGTCGCTATGACACAAGAAGAAATCAACAACGAAGACCTTACAGTTGAAACAGAAGACAATGACCCATTTGCTCAATTTGAAAATTGGGTAATGGCACTAGGCGAAGAAAGTGCGGTAACCAGTGAAGATCCTGAAGAGCAGGCAGCAGCATTACAGGGACTACAAGAACTTGTAGGACAACACTTCCCAGCAGGTGTCGATGGAACCAACGCCATTGAAAGTCTTAAAGGATTAATCGAAGATCCAGAATTGTATAAAAGAATCAAAGAACAGGCAGCACAAGATCCAGATGCATGTGTAAGACCATTGGTCAAAGATTGGTTGGAATTCAATGCACCTGAAACACTAGAACAGTTGGATTTTGGCGATATGGTAGATGACCCGGAAGCGACCCAGGGAGTTGATCAAACTGCTCCGGAAGCGGAACCAGCACCAGTTGATCCAGCGGCAGCGGTTGCGCCTGCACAAGAGCCATTGCCGCGAGAAGCTGTGGATCCCGACAATCCAAGAGACTACGAAAGACCAGCAGTAGATAGAAAAAAAGCAGGCCAGTCACCGTTAACTATGAAAGATGTAGAATACAAAGACGACAAACCCAAACGTGATTTTGAAAAGAGAAAAGAAAGATTAAACACCGAAGAGTTAGCAGAGTTTATCACATCATTTTATGATCGTGACACAGGCACATTTCCCAAAGGCCCAGAAGGTGTTGCTATTATGGTAGGCAAGAAGTTTGGCGAACAGGCAGAACAAGTTGCTCGTAAATTTGTAGAACGTATGGCACCACAGCAGAGTACCGATCAAAATCCAGAACTTCAAGAACTATCACGCATTAGAGAATTAGCAGGCTATTAAAAGTTTCGTCGCAGTTAGATTGGGCACTTAGGTGCCCTTTCTTTTTGGCGAAATGAAATCAAACTTTTATGTAAACGTTTAGTCTTATTAAAGCGTTATATATATACGTAGGGAATATTCTTTGCGTAAAACAACCTAAAGGAAACTTTAAAATGAAATCAGTAATCGCAATCATTGTATCAGCATTTGCAGTATCAGCATTTGCACAAGCACCTGCTGCACCTGCTAAGAAAGAAGAAGCTAAACCAGCTGCATCTGCTCCTGCAAAGGCAGCAACGCCTGCAAAAAGTGAACCTGCTAAGAAAGAGCCAGCTAAAGCAGACGCAAAAGCCGCTACTCCAGCGAAGTAATTTCGGGTTAGACGATAGTGACTTCGTTGTTGATGATGAAGTCACATTTGGTCGTAATCTAAAGGCTCGAGACTTTGGTAAGGTAGTTGATGATGACTTATCAGAGTATGTAAAATTTAGATTATGGCTAGCTAGGCAACGAGCCATGGCAGCATATAAGAAAAAGTGGGCCTGACCCGCTTTTTCTTTTGGTAAGATAAATCAAAAAATACGTAGATAATCGTTGACCTTGATAAATAAAAAGCGCATAATAAAACATGTGCATAAGGCATATAAACATTTTAGGCATAACACAAGGAGGCATTTAAAATGGCAACATTATCAGAAATCCGTGCTAAACTTCAAGAAGCACAATCAAAGTCCACAGGACAATCCACTGGCGGTGGAGACAACGCAATTTACCCACACTGGAATATGCAAGAAGGCAAAGAAGCCGTTGTACGTTTCTTACCTGATGGCAATCCTAACAACACATTCTTCTGGGTAGAACGTGCGATGATCAAATTGCCATTCGCTGGCATCAAAGGTGAAACAGACAGCAGAGCAGTGCAGGTACAAGTTCCCTGTGTGGAAATGTATAACGACGGCACAGCATGTCCAATCCTATCAGAAGTGCGTGGTTGGTTTAAAGATAAATCATTGGAAGAAATGGGTCGTAAATATTGGAAAAAGCGTTCATACATTTTCCAAGGCTTTGTGGTTGAAGATCCACTCAAGGAAGATAAACTTCCAGACAACCCTATCCGTAGATTTATTATCGGACCTCAGATCTATGCTATCATCCGTTCAGCGTTGATGGATCCGGAATTGGATGAGTTGCCAACAGACTATCTGAAAGGTCTCGACTTCCGTATTGCCAAGACATCAAAAGGTGGCTTTGCTGACTACTCTACATCAAAGTGGAGCCGACGTGAGCGTTCACTGACAGATGTTGAATCAGCGGCAGTAGAGTCACATGGTCTTTTTGATCTCAGCGGCTTCTTGCCAAAGAAACCCACTGATGTTGAACTTAAAGTCATGAAAGAAATGTTTGAAGCTTCTGTAGATGGTGAAGCCTATGACATGGAACGTTGGGGACAATATTTTAAACCAGCAGGCATGAGCCAAGCCACTGGTGATCCTAATAGACCAACGGCTGTTGCTGCTCCTATTGCAGATGCAGATGACGAACCAGCTCCTGTAGTTAAGGCCGCTCCAGCAGCCGCTCCGGCAGCTTCAACAGAATCTGCTAGTCGTGCGCAAGACATTCTTGCCATGATTCGCAATCGTCAGAAGTAATTAGACTAAACATAGAGTGCGAGGCAATCTCGCACTCTCTTTCATTTCTAGGAAAATAATAATGGCAAAACTAACTAAATTAACAAAAGTGAGCGAATCAATCACGATCAATCGTTATGATAATGCTTGGATGGTTGAAATTAGCGGGCGTGATAAAAAAGAAGAATGGAAGAATTCTAAAACAGTCTGCAACACAGAAGAAGAATTAATTGCGTTAATCAAAGAATACAACGCAATGGACCTGGACAATTAATATGGCAAAAGCATTTGATATTTCTAAATTTAGAAAGTCAATTACTAAATCTATTGACGGTTTAAGTATTGGCTTTAACGACCCAACTGATTGGGTCAGTACAAACAACTATGCATTAAATTATCTTATTAGCGGAGACTTTAAACGTGGTATTCCGCTAGGTAAAGTTACAGTATTTGCAGGCGAAAGTGGCGCAGGTAAGAGTTTTATCTGTTCAGGCAATCTAGTTAAGAATGCACAAGCACAAGGTATCTTTCCGATCTTGATTGATACAGAAAATGCGCTTGACGAGAAATGGTTACACGCACTTGAAGTTGATACAAGTCCAGATAAGTTGTTGAAACTTAACATGGCCATGATTGACGATGTGGCAAAAACTATTACAGAATTTGTTGCAGAATACAAGACAATGCCAGAAGACGAGCGTCCTAAAGTATTGTTCATCATTGACAGTCTTGGAATGTTACTGACTCCCACTGATGTTAACCAGTTTCAAGCCGGGGATCTCAAAGGTGACATGGGCCGTAAACCTAAAGCACTCACAGCACTGGTTCGTAATTGTGTAAACATGTTTGGTAGTCTAGGTATTGGTCTAGTCGCAACCAATCACACATACGCAAGCCAAGACATGTTTGATCCAGACGACAAGATCAGTGGCGGTCAAGGCTTTATCTACGCCAGTTCAATCGTGGTTGCCATGCGTAAATTGAAACTGAAACTCGATGCTGATGGCAACAAGACCACAACTGTGCAAGGTATTCGTGCTGCTTGTAAGATCATGAAAACTCGTTATGCAAAGCCGTTTGAAAGTGTGCAGGTCGAGATTCCTTATGAAACAGGTATGAGTCCATATAGTGGATTAGTCGACCTGTTCGAAGCCAAAGGCATGCTCAAGAAAGAAGGTAACAGCCTTGTCTACACTACCAAAGACGGCGAGATCATCAAGCAGTTCCGCAAGGCTTGGGAACGTAATGAGAAAGACGGCCTAGACATTGCCATGGAAGATATTTCCAAACATGGTGAAATTTCCACATCTGAGATAACTACTACAGTTGAACCAGACTTGGAGGAAGCACAATGAAAGAAGATTTAATCGCTGACCTGTGGCACGTGGTAATTGGACATATTCCTGAAAAACAAAGACCGGATGTGGCCACTGATTTTGTAAACACATTGCTTGACTACGGTATCAAAGAAAGTGTGTTAGACAGTTTGCAAGGAGTAGATCCTTTTCTTGACGAAGCTATCACATACGCCATCGACGGTGAAGAGATCGAAGAAGATGTAGACAGCTACGACGAAGAGGAATAAATGAATTGGTACGACAAGGTTAGTAAAGATATAAGCAACATTCCAGATGCTGCGGCCTATTATGAAGCTGAGTTAATCGAAGCAAAACAAGATGTCCGCATAGCGGGTAACATCGAGAAGGCAAGTTCGCAGATGCCCGGCATTGTGGAAGAACGCTTTAATCAACTTCAAGAAATTGAAGGTATCCTTGAATACTTAAATATTGAACTTCGTAGACTTCGCAGTCAACATTTTCGCAAGTATCTCGAAAATTATCAACGAGCTTTATCTTCAAGGGACTGTGAAAAGTTCGTTGAAGGTGAAGCTGACGTTGTAGACTTTGAAAAAATTATCAACGATTTCGCTCTTCTACGCAACAAATGGCTGGGCATTATCAAAGCACTTGACCAAAAACAATGGCATCTCAGCAACATTGTTAAACTACGAGTATCTGGACTAGAAGACGCCAGTCTTTAAATACTAGATAATATACGCAGATAAATATCTGCATGAAAATCGTTTTAATTACTGGTGGATTTGATCCCCTACATTCCGGGCACATTGCCTACTTCAAAGCTGCAAAAACTCTAGGAGACATGTTAATTGTTGGATTAAATTCTGACGATTGGCTTGTCCGTAAAAAAGGCGCGGCCTTTATGCCGTGGAACGAACGACTGTGCATCATCAATAATCTATCGATGGTTGACGAAGTTTATACCTTTAATGACGATGACGGATCAGCAAAACATTTTATTCAACAAGTGCGAGCACATTATCCCGATGCCAAACTGATATTTGCCAATGGCGGCGATAGGACCAAAGATAACATTCCAGAGATGGATGTTGTAGATTCCAATTTGTCATTTGTATTTGGTGTGGGCGGCGAAAATAAAATGAATTCTAGTTCGTGGATTCTTCAAGAATGGAAGGCTCCTAAGACCGGTAGGGCCTGGGGATACTATCGTGTCTTGCATGAACAAGGTCAAGAAGTCAAAGTCAAAGAACTTACGGTATTACCTAAAACCTGTCTCAGCATGCAACGCCATCAAAATCGAGCAGAACATTGGTTCGTGTCTGAAGGCATCGCTACAGTCTATACTGTTGACCAATCTACAGACATGGATCTGCTAGGTGAATTTACTCGATTTCAACATATACACATCAACAAGCATCAATGGCATAAGTTATGCAACGAAACCGATCAGCCTCTGAAAGTTGTAGAAATACAATACGGAGATCAGTGCATAGAAGAGGATATAGAAAGAAAATGATTCCAATTTTTATTGGGTATGATCCCCGAGAAGCCATAGCATACCATGTGTGTTCAAACAGTATTATTAGACATTCTAGTCATCCAGTGAGTATTAACCCGTTGGCATTGAACATATTAAAAGACTACGAAGAAAAACACACCGACGGTAGTAATCATTTTATCTACAGTCGCTTCCTTGTTCCACACTTAATGCAATATAAAGGTTGGGCAATATTCATGGACGGCGATATGTTATTGCGTGACGACATTGAAAAACTATGGGCATTAAGAGATAATTCAAAAGCAGTTATGGTTGTTAAACACGACTACAAAACTAAAATGTCTGAAAAGTATCTTGGTGCCAAGAACGAAGACTATCCTTGTAAAAATTGGTCTAGTGTGATACTTTGGAACTGTGGGCACCCTGCCAATGCTGTGGTTACTCCGGAGTTTATACAAAATGCCACTGGAGCACAGGTACATAGATTTACATGGCTTACTGACGACTTAGTCGGCGAACTTCCAGTAGAATGGAACTGGCTGGATATTGAATACGAGTGGAACCCTCAAGCAAAATTAGTTCACTATACCCTAGGAACACCTTGCTTCCATGAATTTTCAGACCAGGGTGATTTCTCCAACGAATGGCATAGAGAAAAAATTTACGTAGATTATTGTCTACAGCACGGTCTATGATCTTTTTAAGCAAAGACGGCAAAGATCCATATATTAACATGTTTGCACAGGGGTGCAACACTAGAACAACTTCAACTGAAGATTTTAATTACAACGACAGTATTGATCCTATTGTATTAAGAGGTATACTTAAGAAAAAGTGGATACACCAATGTTGGGAAGATAGTCGTGATTTCTATTATATAGACACGGGATATTTTGGCAATGAGAGAACTGATTCAAATCCCAATGGTTGGAAAAATTGGCATCGTATAGTAAAGAACAATCTACAACATGGCGAGATCGTGCCAAGAAAAGATGATAGATTTAAACATTTTAATAAAAAGTTTCAGCCCTGGAAGAAAGATGGAAGAAAGATACTAGTAGCGAAACCAGATGAAAAACCCATGCGATTCTATGACTACAATCTAGATATTTGGTTAGAACATACAGTAAATGAAATAAAAAAATACACAGATAGACCTGTGGTAGTTAGAGAGCGGGCACCTAAAAGATTAGATAGAACAGTTAACGATACACTAGAACAGGCCCTCAATGATGATGTATTTGCATTAGTTACATTCAACAGTGTAGCAGCTACAGAAGCTGTATTCCTTGGAATACCTGCATTTACTCTAGCACCGGCTAATGCAGCTAGTCCTGTTAGTTTGCAGGATCTATCTAAAATAAACGAACCTTACTATCCCGACCAAGATAAATTATATGCGTGGGCCTGTCATTTGTCATACGGGCAGTTTCATAATTCAGAATTGAGAAACGGCAAAGCCATGGAGATGTTATTAACATTATGAAAGAACTATCTTTAGAAGAATCTCTGGTCGTAGGGTCGAATCATTTTTGTACTACGGATATGTCCAACATTGATAACCCTATGGTTGTTCGTGGGGTAACAAGCAAAAGCGAAATAGTAGAGTGCAAAAAGACGAACAGAGATTTTTATTACATAGATACTGGTTATGTAGGTAATTTTCCAAGTGTAGGAAACAAGTCAGGTAAAAAATGGTGGCACCGAATTGTAAAAAATGATCTACAACATATTACCCCTCAATCAGTTCCCGCCGATCGATGGATCAATCTTCTTAACCAAGATCCTAGATTGAGTTGGAAAGGCTGGAAACCTTTTAATAAAAAGATATTATTGGTATTGCCGAATCCCAAAGCCTGTAGATATTTTGATATTGATTGTGATACATGGATTAAAGAAACTACTGAAAAAATAAAAACATATTCTAATTTGCCGATTGAAATCAGGGCGAAAGGATCAAGAAGTGAAAGGGGACATGGATATTCAATTTACGACGCATTTAATTCTGGAGTTTACGCCACGGTGTCATTCAACAGCATAGCATCATTGGAAAGTGTGCTATACGGCATCCCGGCATTTGTTTCGGTGCCTTGCGCAGCCAGCACTCTGGCATCTACCGATCTATCCACACTCGGAAATCCATTCAAACCTTCGACAGAAAATATAACCGAAATGTGTAAGACCTTGGCGTATGGCCAGTTCACCCAAGAAGAAATTACCAACGGTACAGCCTGGAAAATATTAAATCAATGAAATTACTAGTAAACGACAAAGAACTTGCACACTATCTTATCAGTCTGATAGATTTAAAAGATCATTGCGCACACATTGAGTTAGATGAGCGTAAAACTGCAGAAGCTATACACTTTATCATCGAAAAAAGAGATCATCATAAATTTGATATTGAAAAATTCCGTGATAAGTTTAAAGAAAAACTATGGCGGGGAGTCTCTGCGGATGCTATAGAATGGCGCAGTAAAGTCAACACAGTTTTAGAAAATTACAGAAAAAATTATTTCGGCCAAATACACAAAAAGGCTGAATACGTGATAGAAAAATTAGGTGCTGAAAATATCATTGACGCCTATATGAATAGTGATCAACAATATTTTATCAAAACCGTTGGACTACAAATTGATCCCACAGCAACTATGATTCGTCGCAGAGATTTCTTGAACAGCGCAGAAGACTGTCTATTACGAAACACAGTAGGCAATGAAAATATCATTGTAGATAAAATTGATAATCATCTTCCGTTCTGGTTCATAGATAGCGGGTATACTAATTTTGTTGAATCTAATAAAAAATGGCATAGGCTTACAAGAAATCACCTGCATTTTAATAATCAATTTGTTGCACCTGCAGATAGATTGAAAAATTTCACAGAATTTCCTAGACCTTGGCGTAACACTGGCAAAAAAATATTAGTGGTAGAGCCCGGCGAGTTTGCAGCCAGCATCATGCATGTAGATGTGGAATCTTGGACCAAACAAATCGTCGATGAACTGAAAAAACACACAGATAGACCTATAGAAATTAGATCTAAAACTAATAAGAAAACACGCACTAGTCTTTATCAAACACTGCTAGATGGAGACTACTATTGCACGGTTAGTATCAATTCAAACAGTGCTGTGGAATCTATCTGGGCAGGCATTCCTGCTATCACTCTTGACAAACATGTTAGTAACTCTGTTACTAGAAATAATCTAGCACAGATCAATGATTTATATTATGGCCCGCTTGGCGATTGGCTAGCATGGCTTAGTTATTGTCAGTTTACCTACAATGAACTCATGGACGGAACTGCATACAATATAGTAAAGGAATATCACAGTGTCTAACATCACCGCTGTGGCCTATTATGGTGGAATCCCGCCTACAAACAAGAATCCAGAAAAACCTTTGATCTTGGATAATTTTTTGCAGGGAGTGAAATCGTCCGGGGATCATGCCATTGCACACACTGGGATGAATGCTGTGCCTTGTGATGTAGCATTGATACAGGGGTTTGTTCACGAACATGGTAAATCGGCTCCTCATCTTCAATTGAGACAAGATGCCGTTGCATTGCAGAAAGAAAACAATCGGAGAAGTTTAATCGTAGACAGCAATTTGTTTTTATATGCTGATCCGAATAATACCAAAACCTATCTGAGATACAGTTTTGATGGAGTTTTTCCTACTACTGGATTTTACTTTGATCGAGATATCGATCCTGGACGTTGGCAAAAAATTAGTCACGATTTACGCATAAGTTTGCAGCCTTGGAGAACACAGGGAGAGCACATATTGATTTGCCTACAGCGACACGGTGGGTGGAGCATGGGTGGGCTAGATGTTCAGACATGGTTAGATCAAACTATTGCACAAATTAGACAGCATAGTAGAAAACGTCAGATTGTTGTTCGAACACACCCCGGAGATAAAAAAATTAAATCAATTTTAAAAATTTACGGCAAAGGTGTACGATTAAGTGTTAATGAAAGATTAGTCGACGATTTAAGAGGTGCATGGGCCACAGTAGTATACAACAGTAGTCCAAGCGTGGCTAGTATTATTGAAGGAGTTCCGGCATTTCTTACAGATCATAATCCACAGCGTAGTCAAAGTTACCAAGTAGCGAATACAGATTTAAGTCGATTAGAAAATCCCGAGATGCCCGAGAGAAAATCATGGATTGAACAGATATCTATGTGCCATTGGAATTTTAATGAACTTCGATCCGGAGAAGCTTGGCAATTTTTCAAACAGTATCTCTAACGCCAATACGCTTCTGTTCTTTGAACTTTTAGATCTTCAGGTTTACTACGACCTAATTTCTTTCTACCACCCTTGAGGTGATCCAGCCATGCGCCCCATTGGCTATTAATTAATGGGTGTCCTTCGCCCGACGTCATTCCTGGTGCTGGACGTAGGTCATGCAAGTGTGCTGCCCAATCTAGTTGTCGCATCTGCGGAAATTTTACTCGTACCGCATCAAACACAAAACTGTCATGCCACTCAGCTAACTGAAAAATTCCTTGTTCGGCTTGATCATAGACTCTTTGAAATTCTTTGAGAAAAAGTTGAATGTTAGGCGATCGTAGATTCATTGCATACAAACCACACTCTGAATATTTGCCCCTTCGACCCAGATAGCACAGCTCACTATCAGTGGGAATCATCTTGTATAGATCGGTCATGGTGATAGGACTGTGGCAAATAGTATCTGCATCCATCCATATTAAAATATCCGCATCTGTTTCTTTGACACAATCAAATATGGCATAAACTTTATGTGCAAATCTCACAGCATGCCATTTGAATCCTTTGCCTGAATCTTTTCTTAGAGATCTCACAGGATCCGCCGACACATCGCCGTTGGCCTTAGGCACATCTTTCCATGTGTTTTTAAAAGTCATTAGTTCTGCAACTTCTTCTAGACGTTTCAGTGTGACACGACTGTGATCACGGATCGCAGGGTTGCACTTTTCGGGATATAAATGAAGTATGACCTCAGTAGGCCAGTTCTCGCAGAAGGTGTTGATCATACGCTGTGCATATTTGTTAAGTCCGTCTTCGTGAAAGGTTGTTACTACTGCTATTTTCATTGTTGTTTTTCCCATACGTGAAATGCTCCTTGGAGACTGGTGCATCGCCACCCTGAATCGTATAACGGCGTTGATAGATCCCTAGGCAAAGCGTCGCCGCCTTCAATGAATATCAACGAATTATTTTTCTTCCAAAATGTTTGCAGACTTTCTAATTTAGAGATGTGTTTGATGTCAAAAAATACTGCCCTGACATTTACAATGCTATCTAATCTGTCAATGCTTTGTCTATAAATGAGATTTTTTGCTTTTAGTTCTGTGTTGTCTTCGTTCACAACAAAAATTGTTGAATATAAGTCTAACAGTTGTTCTAATTGACCAAATGCGGCACCAATTACCAACGCATTGTCTGCGTTTTTTGACAATTTACTCAGTCTTTTTTTAATCTTATTCATGATCTATAAATATATGGCAGTATTAACTACGTAGATTATTTATCAACATTATGCGCTTCAAATTATATCGAGAATACGGTGCGTTAAACAGTCCTCCTGTGTTTGACGCTCTAGAACAAGGTTTAAAACAACTAGGGCATACCATTGTGCATGACAACGAAGACGTGTCTGTGATTTGGTCTGTGCTATGGGCCGGTAGAATGCGTTCAAATAAAACAATCTACGAACAGTGTCGACAATCAGGCAAATCTGTGATGATCATAGAAGTAGGAAATCTGAAAAGAGGCGAAACTTGGCGCATCAGTCTCGACCATATCAACAATCTTGGCAGATTCGGCAACGATATCAATCTCGATCCAACTAGACCTGAAAAATTAGGTGTTAAATTGCAGCCAATTGCCACCACACGTCGTGGCGAAATATTAATAGCCTGCCAACATCAAGAAAGTCTACAATGGCAAGGAATGCCTGCCATGAAAGACTGGGTAGCAGACACCATTGGAAAAATAAAACAACATACTCATAGAAGAATCCGTGTGAGATATCATCCTCGGTCAGCATTTCCGTTCAAGCAATCTGGGGTGGAGGTAGAAAGACCCGTGCTTATACCCGATACCTATGACAGTTTTGATATTTTTTACAATTATCATTGCGTGATCAACCATAACAGCGGACCAGCTATTCAAGCAGCCATAAATGGTGTTCCTATAATGTGTGATTCGTCTAGTCTAGCTGCAGATCTCAGCATCAAATGGTCAGAATTAGACAGTCCCTATGTGCCAGACAGAACTGAATGGTTTTTAAAACTATGTCACACCGAGTGGACCGTGGACGAAATACGTCAAGGCATACCAATTTCTAGATTATTCAGTTGACAACCAGAAATCAAGGCTGTATACTTGAATAATGTTACCATCAGAATTTGCCGAAGACATATTTGTTGAGTTTTATAAACTTGTTGCTCAACAAAAAATCTCCATACAAGGTCAAGATTTTTCACCCATCTCAAGTTTTCATGAAAAAATTATCAACAGCGGTGAGCTGACCAAAAATCAGGCGAATTTTCTCATAAAATTATTGGAAAAATACAAGATTGTATCTGCTCAGGCAGGTTTTGATTATAGGTCGCAACTACAAGATCTCAAATGGCGCAAGCCGTTTAGAGTGTTGGATCTCAGTAAAAAAATATATGTAGAACTGCGTGAAAACAAACTGGAAATTTGTCTAAAATTTCCGTATCAGCTGAAAAAAGAATTTGAAGATGAGATTGAACGTCGAGAAACTCTTTACGCTTACAGCTTTTGGGATCCCGATGATAAGGTAAGACGCTTAGATTTGTATCAGTATAACTTAATCACATTATATGAATTTGTCTGTAAGCATAATTTTGAAATTGACGATACTTTTATGAACGTGTTGTCGGATGTAGAAGAAATTTGGCAAAATTCTGAGGATGCTACACCTTACAGCGAAGTTGATATAAATGGCGTTCAATTGAAAAACGCCAGTGACGAAACAGCGGAGTGGTGGCAAAGTAATAAAACTAGTAACATCAGCAAAGATTTGTTATTAGCTAAAAGTATGGGGTTTTTATACCAAGAAAAACCACATACTTTAGTGGAAAAAATCGCAGCCAGCCAAGAAAACAGCTTCTGGTTGAAAACCAATCAAGATTTTTTTGAGTTATCTAAATCTTTTTCCGGACAAATATGTATATTGCTAGATCGAAGCAGCGCCACATTGCCGTGGCTGCAAAGTTTTGTAGCCGATGCTGAAAAAAGTGGAGTTGATCGTGAAGAAATCAAGGTGTGTTTTAGAGAAAACAAAGAATCCACTACTGGGCTGAATGACTGGATCAAGGTTGCAGGAGTTGGCGGCAAAGTCGAAACTGGTAGGATATTAATTTTTGAATCAAAGCCGGCTAAGTGGTTGTTTAAGACAAGCAATGATGTTACACTAGTAGTAACAAATAACATTTTCCCACCAACAAATACCATGGCACGGGATTGGTTTATGTGTCATCCCTGTGTGATATATCTTGGTGATACTAGACCAACAGAAACCAAAGGACAAAAAATTGTTGAACTGTAAGTTAACAATCAAAGACGAAGTAAACATCAAGGTAGAAGGGCTACGAGTTGAAACACGACGGAAAATTGTCAATAAATTAAAGTTCGATTTACCTTATGCCCGACACATGCCGGCCTATAAACTAGGACGTTGGGACGGAACTAAAACTTATTTTAACATTGGCGGCAGTGGATATCTTGCACACCTTGATGTGATTCTAGCAGTAATTGATGATGAAGGTTATGACATCGAAGTCGAAGATCTTAGACCGCATCAGGAATTAAAATTTGCTGCTATCGATGAAAATTACTGGGCCGACAAAGGCAAAGTCTGGCCCAAAGGACATCAACAGGCAGGAGAACCTATTGTTCTAAGAGACTATCAGTATGAGGTAATCAACAAGTTTTTAGAGAATCCTCAGGCCTTGCAAGAAGTAGCCACTGGTGCTGGAAAAACAATTACCACAGCAACTTTAAGCCATCTATGCGAACCTTATGGTCGCACAATGGTAGTTGTTCCTAATAAATCGTTGGTGGTTCAAACTGAAGAAGATTACAAGAACCTAGGCCTGGATGTTGGTGTTTACTTCGGAGATAGAAAAGAATTAGGTAAGACACATACCATATGCACCTGGCAAAGTTTGAATGTGTTAGACAAGAAAAGCTATGACAACGACACCATGACATTGGCAGAATTCTGTGAAGGAGTCTGCGCGATCATTGTTGACGAAGTGCATCAAGCCAAGGCAGAAGTATTGACCAAACTACTGACACAAAACTTTCGTAACTGTGCCATACGCTGGGGACTCACCGGAACTGTGCCTAAAGAACAGTGGGAGTTTCAAGGTATATTGGCCAGTATAGGTCCTGTGATAAATCAAGTATCTGCGTATGATTTACAGGAAAAAGGTGTGTTAGCACAATTGAATATCAATGTGTTACAGACCACAGATGTGCAGGTGTTTAATTCATTCCAGGACGAATACTCATTTCTTGTCACAGACGATAATCGGCTACAATGGATCGCCGGTAAGATCACTGCGTTATCTGCTACCGGTAATACTCTGGTGTTAATTAACAGAATCGATACAGGAAAAAAATTAATTGACTTAATACCAGAGGCAGTGTTTGTCAGCGGCGGTATGAAACTCGATGATCGCAAGGAAGAATATGATGAAATTAAAACAAGTGATGGCAAGATTATTTTGGCGACTTATGGTGTGGCCGCTGTGGGTATTAATATTCCACGTATTTTTAATTTGGTTCTTCTTGAACCCGGAAAGAGCTTTGTCCGTGTTATACAAAGCATTGGGCGAGGCATTAGAAAAGCAGAAGACAAAGATCACGTAGAGATCTGGGATATTACCAGCACCTGCAAATATGCCAAGCGGCACCTAACAGAAAGAAAAAAGTTTTATAAAGAGGCCAAATACCCCTTTACCATTACCAAGGTTAATATATGATACATCCTCTTGAACCTACTCAGTTTTCTGAAAACACATTTAACTGGGATTTTTACGATACTGATTTTTTCTTTAGCCCAGATGGCACACAAGAATTCCCTAATCACCATTGTAAAAAAACGTGGGTAGCTAGTCTTCCTTTTATTACAGAAAAAAGAAATGCTATAGATGTTGGTTGTAGAGACGGCGAATATACAAGATATCTTCACAAAGATTTTAATCATGTTTTTTGTTTTGATTATCGAAGAAGAAAATTATTTCATAAAAATGTTGACCTATCTAAAATTACACATTTTAAATGTGCGTTGGGTGAAGAACATAAAATTATAAAGGTAAGCGGTGGTGGAAGTATAACTGCTGGAAAAGTACCGCAAGAAAAGTGGTATGATGAACAGCTATACACTATAGATGAATTTAATTTTTCAGATATTGATTATATTAAAATTGATGTAGACGGATACGAATTAAATGTTTTACAAGGTGCAGTTAACACCATTAAAAAATACAATCCTCTGTTGGTTGTAGAACAAGAAAACAGTGATACTAGAGCAATTGATTTCTGTAAGATCAATTTTAACTATGACATTTTAGCATGGGATGCTGATCACCGAAACGTAATACTAGGAAAATTAAAATGAGAATACTCACACTAAACAATGAAGCATTTGATCTAAACGAATTGCCGGATCAAGTAGACGAAGATACAAGATTTTCGGTGCTGGATAATTCAAATCCACAGGATCCAGATTTTTATTTCATGCCTTTGATATTTTTAGAATCGTTTAATTCACCGGCTATAGTGCTGAACATAGGAGGCTATGAAGTGCAAATGCCTTTGGATTGGTGCATGGTAGTAGGTGACAAAGATTGTGGGCTTGATCCCGAAGTGTTACCGTTGACTAGTATCAATGAGCGTGGATTTGACGCACTAGTGTTTAATCCGATCAAAGGCTTTAGAGCAGAATATATGCCTATAGAAATTGTTAATATCTATCAGGATGTGCGTTGGTATTTTCCTAAGATGAAAAACGGACAATTATTAACTGTGCCGCTCAGCGAGGAGGTCAATCCACCTTGCGTGTTCTTTGTCAAAGAAGTTTCAAGACAAAGCGAAGTTTTGCAATTACATAAATTGATCTGATTAAATACACACATTAAGGAGATAGCATGAAAGCAGGAAAAGTATGGGGACAGACAGAATTGTTAGAAGCCAACGGTGTATTAGAATTTCATCGTATTGAAGCCAACGCCGGTGGAGTATGTTCTAAGCATAAACACAAATACAAGTGGAATGGATTCTTTGTCGAGTCCGGTGAAATGATTATTCGTGTATGGAAAGGCAATTATGATCTCGTAGACGAAACTTTGTTAAAGGCAGGCGAATATACAAAGGTTGCTCCGGGCGAATATCATCAATTTGAAGCAGTCACAGACTGTGTAGCATTTGAATTATATTGGGCAGAATTTGATCACGATGACATTGAGCGTGAAACTGTGGGGTATTCAAAATGACAAAACAGTGGTTAGGCAGTGGCGGGCTCTGGGAAACAGAATTATATCAAAGCCACAAGAAAGAAAATTTTGAAATTCTAGATAAATTCTTAGGCAGCGCACCAATGAAGATTTTAGATATTGGCTGCGGGCTTGCTTGGGAATCGAGAATGTTCAATGAAAAATATAATTCCGAGCTGTGGTTGTTAGACGGCGATACTAAAGATAACGACTCTAAATCTCCCGAAGCATCAACTGGAAAATATAATAAGACAGCTAACGATTTCTTATTCTATCATCCATTGTCAGAGGTAGACGCAGAATTAAAAAAATTAGGCACTAAAAAATATCATTTAATTGATTGCAATAATATTAATATTCCAGAAGATGTTAAATTTGATTTGATTACGTCGTGGGTGTCTTGTGGTTTTCACTATCCTGTAAACACTTATAAAGATTTGATATTAAAACATTCACATGCAAATACGAGAATTATAATGGATTTGCGAGTGATATACAAAAAGACTAATATGCCCGAGCAAGAAGACGGCGTAGAAATTGTTAATGTGATTAATCAACGAAACAAATATATAATGGCTGAGGTAAAACTATCATGATATCAATAGTAATGGCATATTATAATCGATTAGAATTATTAAGACATACTCTAAAAACATTTATTCAAAGTCGGGAAAAAGACTTTGAAGTAATAATTGTAGATGATTTTAGCAATTTAGAAAACAGTTTAGATACTGTTCCTAGTGAATTTCCGTCGCTGAATATTAAAATAATTAAAATGTCAGATCGAGGATCTAAGACTTGGTTTAATCCCTGTGTGCCGTATAATGTTGGATTCCGTGAAAGTTCTGGTGACAAAATTATTATTCAAAATCCAGAGTGCTGTCATCAAGGCGATGTAATCTCATATGTGAATCAAACATTAACTGATGACAATTATCTAACCTTTCATTGCTGGGCATGTAACAAAGGCGATGTAAGAATTCTACATCAAGGCGGTACAATAGATGTAGGCGGAACAAAATCTAGTAAAACAAAATGGGTTAATCATAGTGTTCACCATCCAGTGGGATATCACTATACCTCGGCAATTACTAGGAAGAACTTGTGTGAATTAAATGGTTTTGACGAAGAATTTGCTTTCGGTCATAGTTATGATGACGACGAATTTTTACAAAGAATTAAAAATAAAAAATTAAATGTAACGTTTGTTGAAGCACCGTATGTTATACATCAATGGCACCCTAAAATGTATAATAACCCGCTGGCGCCGCCAGCAACTGTTAATAATCAACAATTACTTGCCAAATTGCAAGCATCTGTTCCCCCCACTATTAGAGCTAATAATAAGGACAATATTAAATGAAACACAATATAAACGGAAAACGAGCTTCATCGAACGACGAGCTAATGAGATATCTACACTCCGTTGTTAAAGAAGGAGATTCTATTTTAGATCTCGGATGCGGTCCGAAATTATATTCAGATCCATTTAAAGACAGATGTAGCAAAATTATCACAATTGATGCATGGGAGTCAGTGAATCCAGATTTTGTAGCAGACCTAGAAACTGTTGATCTAAACACCTTATTAGGCGGTGAGAAATTTGATTATGTTTTAATGATAGATTTTATCGAACACCTTGATAAAGATGCAGGCATTCGTCTTTTAGATTCTGTGAAAACTCTTACCACTAAAAAAATTGTATTATTGACTCCGTTAGAAGAAATTTGGGATGATAATCATAAAAATGTAAATGATCCAAGATTATGGTGCTATGGTAATACTTTTGACATACATAAAAGTCTTTGGCATAAAGAAGATTTTACAGACTGGACACCATTAGACTTACCTAGTCTTTGCCATTATTTTGTTGGGGTATTTCCAAATGACTAAGGTTCTAACAATTTTAGGAACAAGACCTGAGATTATAAGACTATCTAGAATTATTCCTAAACTTGATAACATTGTTGATCATAAAATATTGCATACCGGTCAAAATTATGATAAAAATTTAAATGATGTATTCTTCAAAGAATTGAGTTTAAGAAACCCAGATTATGTAATTGACAATAAATCTGTATCCTTTGCAGAACAAATTGGTAATACATTTGTAGGTGTTGAAAAATTTGTAAACGAATTTAAGCCTGATAAAGTTTTGATATTGGGCGACACCAATTCAGGCCTAGCAGCAATTATATGTGAAAGATTAGGCATTCCGGTCTATCATATGGAAGCTGGCAATCGTTGTTATGATCTTAAAGTTCCTGAAGAAAAGAATAGAAAAATTATTGATGCCGTGTCTAGTATAAATTTACCTTATACTGAGTTAAGCCGTCAAAATTTATTGCGTGAAGGTGCTGCAAACAACAAAGTATTTGTCACGGGGAATCCAATTAAAGAAGTAATAGATTTTTATGCAAATGAAATAGACAGTTCTCCTATATTATCAGCACTTAATCTTGAAAAAAATAACTACATTATAGCCACAGCGCATCGAGCAGAAAATGTTGATGTTAACGATCGGTTGATTAATATTTTTGAAAGTTTTGAAGAAATATCTAAAGAATATAAGATAGTGTTTAGTTGTCATCCTAGAACCAAACAAAAATTAGCAAAGTTTAATATTTTAGTTGATAATCCAAACATTATAATAACGGAACCTTTGGGGTTTTTTGATTTTGTCAACTTAGAAAAAAATGCACATATGGCAATTAGCGATTCAGGAACGGTTCAAGAAGAAATGTGTTTATTCGGTATACCAACAATTACCATTAGAGATACAACAGAAAGACCAGAAACAGTTTGGTGCGGCTCTAACGTAATTAGCGGCTTGGATAAAGAAAATATTGTTGCCTGCTTTAACAGAATGAAGTCAGCTGACAGGAACTGGAAAATACCTGAAGAGTACAATCAAAATAATGTATCAGACGTAGTTGTTAACATACTACTGTCGAACTAAGGACAATTGATGAAAAAGAAATATGTAGAATTTGACAAATTTGATCTAGAAGATCTTTCTAACGAATTTCAATCTAAGCAACCGTTTAACTATATTGCTATAGATGATTTTTTTACAGAAAAAGTTATTAATGAAACACTAACTGACTTCAACAATGAAAATTTTGAAAGTTGGGACAAGCGTAATCACGATAAGATTCAAATTAAATGGCGTAGTGATTGGAAAGACGATAGTGATGTTCCTGCTAACACATTGGATTTAATTAATTTTTTAAATGGTGGAACATTTTTAAGATTCTTATCTAAGCTAACTGGAATTAATGGGCTTATTCCTGATCCCTATCTAACAGGCGGCGGATTTAACCAGATCAATACAGGCGGCACACTAGCAGTACACGCAGACGGCAACTGGCACGATCTAATGGGAGTACACAGAAGATTAAATGTTATCCTATACTTAAACGATAATTGGCAAGAAGAATGGGGAGGCCATTTAGAAATGTGGTCTAGAACCCCCGACAACAAACCAGGAGTATGCGTTGATAAAATTAGTCCATTACTTAACAGACTGGTTGTATTTAGAACTGACGATTTTAGTTTTCACGGTCATCCTACTCCGTTAAAATGCCCCGAAGATAGAAGTCGTAGATCATTAATTTTGTATTACTATACAAATACAAGACCTGCAGAGGAAGTGGAATCTTTGGATAACAAACATAGAGCATTATTCCACAACCCAGATGACATCGGAGTAAAATATGAATGATAGTATTTTTGACAACGCACGAATTTTAATTACAGGCGGCACTGGCTCGTGGGGGCAAACACTGACTCGATTAATGCTTGAAAAACACAACCCTAAAGAAATTATTATTTTTTCAAGAGGTGAACTTCAGCAGGTATTAATGCAACGTAAGTTTAAAAATCTCAATATCAAATACATCATAGGAGATGTTAGAGACTACGAAGCAGTTAAGTTTGCTACTAAGAATGTTGATTATATTTTTCACATGGCTGCTCTTAAACACGTACCTATCTGCGAAGATCAACCTCAGGAAGCTATTAAAACAAATGTAATAGGTACAACAAATGTTGTTAATGCTGCGATTGAAAATCGTGTTAAAAAAGTCATCGATGTATCCACCGACAAGGCAGTTGAGCCATTGAACTTATACGGAATGACTAAAGCTGTGGGTGAAAAGTTGATTATTCAAGCCAACGATCTAACCGATCATACTAGATTTGTCTGTGTACGTGGAGGCAATGTTATGGGATCTAATGGCAGTGTTATTCCATACTTTATAGAACAGATCCGTAACGGTGGACCGGTTACTATCACTGATCTAAGAATGACTCGATTCTTCTTAACACTCGAAGAAGCTATTGGTTTACTATTTAAAGCTGCCGAAGAAAGTATAGGTGGTGAAACATTTGTAATGAATATGCCAGCGGCATACATCAAAGATATCGCAGACATTTTGATAGATGTCTACGGCGATGCAGAAATTACAGAGATGGGGAGTAAACCCGGTGAAAAATTAGATGAGATGCTGATATCAAAACACGAAGCAGTAATGTCATACAAATATGACGATGCATATTTTGTGATACTACCATTTAATCCTAAACAAACATTAATAGACAAGTATAGCAGCTTAGAGAAGTTTTCAGAAGAAGAGTTTAGTTCTAAAACATTTATTATGCAACGCAATGCCATTAAAGAAATGCTTAAGAAAGGCAATTTTATATGAAAATCTTAGTAGTTGGCAGTAACGGTATGGCCGGTCATGTTATCACTCGATATCTCAAACAACAAGGCCACGATGTAAGCACACTGGCAAGATCTAATGCAGATCTTATTATAGATGTTGAGAATTTTGCAGAAATACAACGCCTCGGTGAAGTTACAAATATTTTTGACTTTGTGATCAATTGTGTGGGATTGTTAGTTAAAGATAGTAACGATCGTCCGGATCGTGCTGCATTGATCAATGGTTGGTTTCCACACTTTTTAGAACATACCTTTTTAAAAAGCAAAACACGAGTGGTTCACTTATCAACTGATTGTGTGTTTGATGGCAAGAAAGGAAACTATGTTGAATTAGATACACACACCGAAACTAACTTGTATGGCAAGTCGAAATCTCTAGGTGAAATTAACAACGATAAAGACGTTACTTTTAGAATGAGTATCATCGGACCTGAAATAAAATCAAATGGCACAGGACTCTTTAATTGGATTGTCAATAATTCTGCAAGTGAATTGCAAGGATGGAACAATGCTTGGTGGAACGGCATCACTACCTTACAGTTGGCAAAATGCATTGATCAATACATGCAAACTCCGGTAATTACGGGAGTGTATCATCTTGTTAACAATGATAATAAGATTAACAAATATGACTTGTTGTGTAAAATAAACGATATATTTGCTCTTAACAAAACCATTATACAAACACAAGGTCCAAAGCCCGTAAACAAAATCTTAATTGACACACGTAAATTATTAGAGTTTAATATTTCCGATTACGATCAAATGCTTATTGAATTAAAAAATCTATGATTCTTCCTTCTTTGAATATACCGGCTCGATTAACGGGTAACTTTTTTTATTTTGCGGCAGATTCAAAATATTTTGATCTATATGGTAAAGCACTGGCCTTAAGTTTACTACAACATGCGCCGTGGGCAAAAGTTCATGTTCACTTGTATAATCCAACAGACAAACAACTAGAATGGTGTTCTCAAAAAAATATAAGTTACACCAACGAATTACTAGATGTTGATGATAAAGAATTTAATACCCTATGTGCCTGCATTCGATTTATACGAATTCCGGAAATATTTGATCCAGCTGCAAAAATTATAAGTTTTGATTGTGATGTGATTGCCAATAAAACAATTCCATTAATTAAATTTTTAGAGGCAACTAACATTAGTAAAATTACTATTAGAAAAGGTGGCAAATCGTTAGCCAGTGCAATATCGTTTGGAGATGATGATTTTAGAAATACTTATAGCACTAGATTACAAGAAAGTTTCAAACAAGGAAACATTTATTGGTTTTTAGATCAAGATATATTAGATGCTATGATGATAGAAAAATCAATACCTCGATTAAGTTCTGAATGGACCGGTACAAAAATGACCCCCGAACGAATGATATGGACTGCTAAAGGATCTAGAAAACATGAAAACGAACAGTATGTAAACTTATTAAATTTTTATAATTCGCAGGTATAAAAAGGTTAGCAGGGTTCGAAATTTGTGTTAAAATTTATAGATTAGGAAATAAAATGGGAAAATTAACACCAAGTGCTACATATATCTACGAACGCAACGGCGAAGAAATCTATGCCAGAGAAGTTGGTAAATTAGAACGAACGATGATTGGAAAATATATCGACCCATTTAACGAAAATATAACCATCAATTATGAGTTAGAAAATACTTGGAAAGATATTTTAAGAGAATCTCGGACGAATCCCACTTTACAAGAAGCCCTAGAACGTGTTAAAATATTGTATCACTTGAGCAAAGACCATGGCCAAAAATAAACACGTAGATCTATTCAAAGATATCATACCCTGTGTTGATCAGGGAATCAAAGAACTCTGGGACGCTGCCACAGAAGAAGGCCGAAAAGAAATCAAAGGAGATCTGTGGAATCTCAACAGATATATCAGCAGTGTATCGGGCTCTGATAGAGAAATACAAGAACACTATCTGCTCACTGTAAATCAATACTACAACAAAAACTGGGCCAACATTAGCCAACACCCTAAACTGCAATGGCTGACATTAGTGGCTTGCAGTCACGAATCTAAAGCCAAACAGTTTCATGAATGGATTCCTCTGAAAAAAGAAAAGAACAGGAAAGAAGAATTTCTTGCCACGATATTTCCAACTATGAAAAGGGCAGACATTGCTACACTTGCAGCCATCACTACAGATCGAGAAATCAAAGACTATTGTCAAACCCTTGGATGGGACAAAAAAGAAGTCAATGCAATTAAATTTTAAGTGCGAACATTGCAATAAATTATTTGCCAAAGAAAAAACTTTGGTAGTGCATATTTGTGAACAAAAGCGTCGCCATCTTAGCCGCAATGAAAAACATGTGCTAATGGGATTGTTGACATTCCAAAGATTCTATCAGCTCACACAAAAAGCACAACAGCCCAAGACCTTTGAAGAGTTTGCCACTTCTAGTTTCTATACAGCCTTTGTGAAATTTGGCAGTTTCTTGGTTAATACAGCGCCTATATATCCTGAGCGATTTGTAGACTACGTGGTCAAGAGCGGAGTTAAACTAGATCATTGGTGCAGAGATGAATTGTATCAAAGCTATATCGCAGATTTAATCAAAGTAGAGCCTGCTGATGGTGCCATACAACGCAGTATCATGACCATGATGTCATGGGCGGAATCAAACTCTGCAGCATGGGAACATTATTTTGCCTATGTAAATCTAAACAGAGCCACTCATGATATCAAAGAAGGATTAGTAAGTCCTTGGATGATATTGAATACTCGATCAGGCAAAGAAATGTTGACCCGCATGAACGATGAACAATTAGAAATCATCGGGCCTATGATAGATCCTCAGTTTTGGTTGCGTAGATTTAAAGCTCTGCCAGCAGATCATGAATTAGTAAAAGATGTCATCAAGGAGGCCAAAATACTGTGACTGAAGAAAACAAACAAGAATTAATTTCTAGTGATGACATAGATATAGAAGTAATGACTACAGAAGAAGATAGTGAACACTGTGTATATGTTAAATTTTCAAACTTTGCAGATGAAGAATCTGCAGAAGAATATGCAGCATTTTTAGCAGAGACACTTCCGTTGTTGCTATTCGAAACAACAAGGATGCAGTAATGTCAAGACAACTCATAGACGGAACCACAGTTCAAGAATACAATACGGCAGTAGAATTAACAATTACAACTAAATGCCCAGAGAAATGGTTGTTGGTTGATAGAGAGACTGGCGAGATATATACTCCTTACACCACACCCGGGCCTAGACAGTGGAAGAAGATAGACTATGCTACATGGACTCCACCCGCAGAGATCAAAAACAATGCCTGATATCGACATAGACTTTGTAGACAGAGCCCATGCTCTAAAGTTATTCAAGCATGTGCCAGCCAGCCGTGTTGACAACGAAACTCTGACCAAACACAACACCGGTGTGTATTTACATAGTGTTCCAATGAATGCTGAGAAAGCTGTGTGCAGTATACCATACGATCATGCAGCAGCCGAAGAATATTTCAAGATTGATTTTTTAAATGTTGGCATTTACAAAGGTGTTCGAGATGAGGCGCACCTTATTCAACTCATGGAGACTGAGCCATTATGGGATCTACTACAAGACGAAGAGTTTATCCAGAATCTGTTTCATGTGAACGGTCATGGATCTATACTAAGAAAGATGGAACCAAAATCTATCGAACAACTAGCAGCCGTTTTAGCGATGATCCGACCAGCGAAACGTTATCTGATTGGGAAAGAATGGACCACGGTGATGACGGAAGTTTGGACGAAACCCGACAATGAAGAATATTTCTTCAAACAATCGCATGCCACTGCCTATGCTGTAGCTATTGTGGTGCAGATGAATTTGATCTGTGAGCAGATCAGTTACGGGTATAGTTAATGTTTTTTCAAGATGTAGAATTAATTTCTAGACCAAACGGTAGAGAAAAAGTAATTTTTCAATGTGATGAGAATTATTTTATAAATTATGGAATTTATAATTTATTTTCTTGCGACAATCACGGTCACGACGTTCATTTACATTTAATAAATCCTTCCGATTTACTACTTGAGCAAATTAAAAATTTAAAATTATCAATCGATCTTTCAATTAGTAAAGAGAAGTTAACAACTACAAATATTAATTTTTATAAACTAAAAAGTTATTATTTTTGTTCGAGATATTTTATTTCTAATCTATTGTTCGAACAAAATTTAATTTCTAAAGCATACATAGTAGACGCAGATATTATTTTTAATGAAAGAATAAATTTTGACAATAGCGTAGAGTTGGGTATTCTATATTATCCACAGTATGATACTTTGTGGAAGAAAACCGGAGCTAATTTTCTTTATGTTACTGACAAAAGAAAAAACTTTATAAAAAATATTGTAAATTTATACAACGAAAAAATTCAACATATTCCGTTTGAAACTATTACCGAAAATATGGAAAAACTGCAAAGAGCGAATATGTATGGATTAGATCAGGTCTGCATGTCGGAACTAATAACTCAAGAACACGATTTTTTTAATTTGTGCAATTTAGAAAATTTTGTAACTAAAAAGCAAGATTCTAAGATTTGGTCTCTAACAGGTCCTTGGAAAAAGAATCCCGATATAAAAAAATTATTAGAAAAACAAGTTAACCGATCTTTCTAACTAGAGTAATCGACTTACGCTTGATTCGTTTGACAATAATGTCATTTAAACTAGTGCAGGGACCGTGCATGAGTTTGACATCTTTAGTTGAAAAATTTCTAATTACGTATCGAAATTCAATGATTTCTCTGGCCAAGAAAATGTTGATAGGAATTTGCCTGTTCGACTCCCACCACCAGGCTTCGCCTAGTTCTAGAAATCGCTGTTTTTCCTCGTCTGTTTTTATCATAGAATAGTCATACATACTAGTGACTTGAGCATCTTGGTTAATAATGATGCCCACATATTCATGGTTAACATGCACTATAACACTGATAAAGGGAAAATTTTCTTGTAGGTTAGTTGTTATTCTCATTCGATAAATACTGCTAAAGGTCCGTTAGTGTATGCAATTTAATCCTGTTTATTTATATGTCAACAAACTCGATGTATTTACCACCCCGGCGGACACTTGGTCAACTGAGAGGTATCGCAGAGTGTATAACAGAAATCTAAAAATATTTCGAGGTGTTGATAATCGCATTGACATCCAAGTTCGTAATAGTGATCAAAAGGCCAGCAACATTGCGGGCAGCACTTTGGTATTTAATCTCGTCAGTCAAGACACTAAAGATTTAGTGCTACAAAAAGACTTCACTGCTATGGATCTTGCTACCGGCAAGGTCACTGTGATTGTTACTGCCGACGAACTGCTGGATCTTAATACAGGATTCTATAACTACAGCATAGTCAAAGAAGTTCGATCTACAGTAGACAGCACAGACTATATAGTAAATTCTAAAATGCCTTTATATATGGACAGCCAATATGATACTATAGGCACCTTAGAAATCACTGGCGATGTATACGGCGGGGTAGCAGACAGTGTAATAGTAGACACATTTAATTATACCAATCCTTTCACTCAAGGTGCCACTGATCCTCAACCATTTTACACCAGTGCTATTATAGATGCTCGTCCTAAAACATCGCCAGCCTATCCTATTCACACATTTCAATTTTACTCTACTAATTACAAAGGCACAGTAGAGATACAGGCCAGTTTAGACGATCAAGGAGCCACACCAAGAGAGACTAAATGGATCACAGTGTCTACCGTGGATCTTGATACCGAACAGTATAAAAACGTCACAGGCAAGTATAATTGGTTTAGAATCAAACACACTCCAGGCGAAATTTCCAGCGTCGCAAGATTTACCATAGCTCAAACTCTTCTACTAACATATAATGTTACTATTGGTGAGATTGGCAAAGGTTATGATGTAGGTGATATTATTGTCATCACAGGTAATAAATTGGGTGGAGAATTGGGAACCAATGATCTCACTATCACGGTTTCTGCTGTTAATGCAGACGGCGGCATTACTGGATTTACATATACCGGCCTTTCATATAATGGAGTCAAAACATTTGTGTTAAATGACTCTAATATTCCTGTTGGAACCATTGACAAGATACTGTATAGATAGTATACTTGTAGTATGACTCTTGTCGTTGATAAATTTCGAACACTGCTCCCACCTCGTGCTAAATCGAGCCCATCAGGATGGACATCATTCAATGCACCCTGCTGTCAACATCGAGGGCATAGTCCTGATACTCGCAAACGTGCCGGCATAAGATTTGACGGTGATGGTGTAATCTATAACTGTTTCAATTGCAAATTTACCACAGGGTGGCAACCTGGTAGCACCATAGGCGAAAAGATGAAAACGCTGTGCAGATGGTTAGGCGCCAGCGAAGACACTATTAAAGAACTAGTGTTCGAAGCCATGAGAACAGAAGGCGATGATTACCGCCCAGAACACCAGGAAATCAAGCTAGAATTCACAGACAAACAATTACCAGAGGGTGCAATGCCTTTGTTAGAATGGCTAGATGCTAAATTAACTACTGAAGAAGAGCAAAAGTTAGTAGAAGTTGTTGAATATGTAGTTAGTAGAGGATACGATCCCACTAGCGAAAACTTCTACTGGAGTCCCGCACCAGGATATGTTGATAGAGTAATTATTCCCTTTAGGTGGCAAGGACGTATTGTAGGTAATACTGCAAGAAAAGTAACTGCCGGAAAACCTAAATATCTATCAGATCAGCATCCTCATTTTGTTTTCAATTTTGATCAACAAAAAGAAAATCAGAAGTATATATTTGTGTGTGAAGGCCCGTTTGATGCCTTGGCCATTGACGGTGTAGCCCTTCTTACCAACGAGATTGCCGAACAACAAAGTAGAATAATTAACAGTCTAGGTGCAGAAGTTATTGTGATCCCAGACCAAGATCGAGCAGGATTGGTGTTGTATGATCGTGCAGCAGAACTTGGTTGGTCAGTGGCTATACCAAATTGGGATGCCGATGTCAAAGATGTAGCAGATGCAGTATATCGTTATGGGAAGTTATTTGTGCTTGTAGATGCAATAAAAACAGCACAACAAGGACAGATTAAAATTAACATGGCCAAGAAACAACAAGAACATAAATTAGAAAGGTTAGAAAATGTTTAAAAAAATTATAGATTTTCTGCTCTACCCTTGGAACAGATATCAAGAACACCGAAGATTCAAACGTAGATTAAAAGAGCTACGTAAACGTGATCCTTTTATCTACAAATGATTACCTGGGGAATTTCTGCCGCTAGTCACAACGCTGCATTAGCAGTGTTTGAAGACGACAAATTGATTTTCGCTAGTGAAAGCGAAAGATTCAGCGGAATAAAAAACGATGCCGATCTAGATCAAAAACTAGTAGATCATGCACGAACGTTTGGCGAGCCTGATCTTGTGTGTTGGTATGAACGTCCTTGGTTAAAAACCCTAAGACAGCTCACTGCCGGGCAAGGATGGCAGAATAATAATGTAAAAGATTATCTTAGAAAGTTTAACATTCGAGCACCAATCAAAACTTTTGGACATCATCAAACACATGCCGCCGCAGGATATTATACCAGCGAATTTGACAATGCCTGTGTGCTAGTAATCGATGCCATTGGTGAATTTGAATGCCTAACACAATGGGATGCTGTTGGTAATAACTTACATAAACGGTATAGTCTAGAATATCCAAATAGTCTAGGATTGTTTTATTCCGCAATGACACAACGCTGCGGACTAAAACCCAACGAAGAAGAATATATCTTAATGGGCATGGCAGCATTGGGAAATCCAAAAAGATTTCTCAGAGATCTACTAGATGATTTTGTTAGTTTACCCAATGACGATTATGAGCATGTTTACAGGATCAAACAAAATCTACATCGTGGATGCACATGGTGGCGACCTGAATTAACAACACAGCAAGATTTTTACGATATAGCAGCAGCCACACAAGCTGTGTATGAAATGGCATTTGAGAGAGCGTTGCAGCAGGCCGTAAGATCTAGTTCAAGTAGAAATCTAGTGTTGATGGGCGGTTGCGCTCTAAACTGTGCAGCTAATCCCATAGCCTACAAATATTTTGATCGAGTTTGGATCATGCCTGCACCCGGCGACAGTGGCAGCAGTATTGGTGCAGTATTGGCACATAAGAAAAAACACATAGAATGGACTGGTCCGTATTTGGGATATGACATGGGGTATATCTCCAGCAACGAAGATATCGTGACACATTTACTCGAATACAAGATGTGTGGTCTTGCTCGAGGCCCTGCAGAGTTTGGGCCCAGAGCGTTGGGTAACCGCAGTTTGATAGCCGATCCACGTGGTTCGGAAATCAAGGTCGCAATTAACCAGATAAAGCATCGTGAGCAGTTCAGACCCTTCGCTCCTGCAATATTAGAAGAATTCGCAAATCAGTACTTTAAAATGCCAACAGAATCAACGACTTACATGCAATATATTTCGCCTTGTTTGAAATCTGAGTCTTTTCCGGCCATAGTGCATCTAGACAATACCAGCCGTGTGCAGACGGTTAATAAGACTGATAATCCTCAGTTCCGCGCCTTGTTAGAGCTTTGGTATGCAAAGACTGGTTGTCCTATGTTGTTGAATACCAGCCTAAACATCAAAGGCAAGCCTATGGTTAATGATGCTGCTGATGCAGAAAGCTGGACCCAACTGCATGGTTTACCTGTGTTCAACTAGAGTGTATAATATAATATATGATAAAAACATACGATTACGAAGTGCAAAAATTATATCTTGAACTCATGCTGGCAGATGCAGAAGTATTTGTTCGATGTCAAGGTATTTT